TTTAGAAGCTTGGCTGCGGATTGTCCAATTTTAAGAACTTACTTACTATATCTCCAACATTACTTTTTGCCCTTACTACATTGCTGTAATAAGTTAGTATTCTTAAACTCTAAGGAGTTTCCCGACAATTCACCCAGTTTAACGAACGCATTTTAAGCAGACATACGCTCAAAAATTAGGTCATACTCAATGGGGTCCACTTTAGTTATATCTGTTGCATAACAAACTAAAGAACCTGCACCCGAATTATGAACCACTAAATTATCAATATTGTAAGAATGACTATCTTCAACAGTTAAATCATAAACCTTACCTTTATACTGTTGATATTTCTTTCTTACAATTCTTGTAAATTTCATTTGTTCTTTCACACTCCTTTTTTGTATATTTGCCTTTATATATAAAGAAAAAATATTTTTTTTAATTTTTTGCAATAAAAAAAGGTAGATTTTACTCTACCTTAACTTGCAAATCATTAAATATTTTTTTAATATATGAGAATTTTCTTCATAAACACAATTATAATTATCAATTACATAATGAATCTTTTCCAGTGTAAATGTCTTTTTATATTTAAGAAGCAATTCTATAAGTTTCTTTTCTCTTTCTAACGATATGTTGTCTTGAAGTAATAAATATTTTACAAGCAAATCAACTTTTCCTGTTCGTATATGCTTTTTAAGTTCTTTTTCTTCAATAGGAAGCTTATTTATATCTTCTTTATACTTTATAATCAAATCATTTGTTTCTTTAACTAATTTACAAAAAATTGCTGTCTGGCAATGTTTATTTGAAAATATCTCATACATTTCATCATTAGCCTTTATTATTTCTGCAAAAGAAAATATATTAAATTTATCTGGGCTATATCTTATGTATTTGCCAAAGCTGTCATTATTGTTTTTTAAATAAGGGATAAAATATTCAGGATAGTTTTTTAAATATTCTATAATATTAATAACCAAGAAATCTTCAAACAATGTATAGCCACTTTCTTTATATTTTGTAAACTTACTATCTGCATCTACAACCATCATTCTTTCAAACAATCTTATTATGTTCTCTTTTGATATGTATGTAGGTCCGATTTTAGCAAGTAAATAATATACTAGCATATTTGTCGTGCCGTTTAATGGCATATTAGCAATACAATCATTTAAAATCTGTGTAAATGTTCTACCTACTTTTTCCAAACATTTTTCATCAAATTTTTTGAACCATTTCTCAGCCTTTTCTCTTTGTAAAACGTTACGATAAAAGCTATGGTCTGTTTCGTGCATATAAACAAGTGTTATCTTTTTTTGAATACTATTAAAGAAATCATTAACATAATAATAATCAATTCCCCAATTGCGTGACCAACTCAGATTATTAAAAGAGGAGTGTATCAAAAAATCATAAACATCTTCTAATGGAATTGGAGAATAATTTATAAGAGTAAATATATCTATACATTTATTTTTAAAATAACTCAAATTATTAACAACATTATTACTTGTTTCTAAATTGCTTTCCATAAAATTGCCCAAACCTAAACAAGTTCTAAGATACATATAATCACCTCAACTATATTATATTATAATTTTTATTATTTGTCAATAAACAATTTGACAATATAAGCAATATATGATATAATAAAAATGGGAGATGAGATAATGAAAAAGTATTTAGCAGGTAGTTTTGACTATATGAAAAAAGAAAACTATTATACTGATGATTTTAAAAATTTCTATTATGAAAACGAAGAAAAATTATCAGAAGAAGATATGCAACAATGGGCTTTATTTATTAATTCACCTTGGTCGCAGGCAGATGAAGAATACAAAATATCAGTTAATTGTAAAAACGCATATACAGAAATAGAAAATTATATTTGGAAGTGTGAGTACATTATAACGACAGTTGACAATGCAAAAATAAATATATATGGATATGGAAATACAGAATTAGAAGCATTAACTAAATGTATAGAACATCTAACTTATTTACAAAACACATATAATATAGAAAATGATTCAGTTTAAGAAAAGGGTGGATATTTAAATCCACCCTACTTTTTATTCTGATATATGATTAAATAATTGTACATTATCTAATGCAAAAACTTTACTACTCCAATCACCATTCGCCGTCTTATCTATTACATTTTTTGCCGCATCTGCTTTAGCACTTAAATTATCATATATATTTAACAACATAGCTTCATATGTTTTAGGTTTAACAGGACTTCCATATTCTTCTTTACCGTGATGTGAAAGCATCAAATGATTTAATAACATAATTTCTTTTGAATACTTATCAATGCCTAATTTATCACAACATTCATTTATCATAGTCACACCAATGTTTATATGTCCTTGTGTTTTTCCTATTGTTGTATACTCATCAATTATTCCAAAGCAATTTGCGTGAAGTTCTTTTAATTTACCTATATCGTGTAATATACAACCAGCATATAATAAATCTGTGTTTATTATATTGTAAACCTCAGACCTATCTCTTTCAATTATAGATTTAGCAGCACTTAATACTTGATAAGTGTGTTCCGCTAAACCACCCCTTCTGTTATGATGACAAGAAAGTGCAGCACCCATTTCAAAAAACTCATCTACTAATAATTCATTTATTATTGCTTGATAACTTTCTGTCTGCATTTTGCTAACAACACTATGAAAATACTTCTTTAAGTTTTCAGCAGATATTTTACTCTGTGGAATAAGACCATCAATATCACAAGCTTCATTTGTTATATCTTCATATTGAAAAACATTCAAATATTTTTCTCCATTAAATTCATCACAGCGATATTTAATTCTTATAGCACCTATCTTTTTAAATACCTCATTAAACATAGTTTCTGTAATTTCATCCCAACACTTAAATCTAACTTGTGGAATATTTGTATTAGAGCCATAACCATCTATAAATAAACCACCATTGTTTTTTCTTTCCTTCAACTCAACTTTACCTATAATAAGGTCAACAATTCCTGTATCACCTTTTTGTAATTTAGATATTTCAAACGTATTTAATTTTGCCATAATTTAAACTTCCTTTCTGAAATTTTTTATTTTTTTATTTTTTCTATTATATAAGAAAGGATAAGTTTTATTAAATAATATTTATAAAAAATATATTTGTTGACAAAAGTTAAAAAATGTAGTATAATGTGAAAGGATAGAAAAAAATGACAAATTACGAAAGCATACAGAATATGAGCGTTACAGAAATGGCAACAACACTAACCAAGTTAATTTGTGAACATTGTGCTTGCTATGATATAATAACAAAAGACTGTACAATAAACACAACTACTTGTTTAGATAAGATTCTGTTATATTTGAACACGGAGGTAGAAACATGAAAAAATACGAAGCAGGAGATGCAATAACAATGATTATTGCAGGTACAATAGGAAGTTTTAGTTCTTTTTTGTTTTTGGCTATTGCCAGTTGTTATGGATTTTTAGAACTAGGAATATCAATGTCTTTAATAGTATTTGCTGCAAGCGTTATATGTTTTATTTTTGCTTGTAAGATAATAGCTTATACTAACAAAGAAGAAAAAATAGAGCAGGTAGAAAAAATACCAACTTTTTTCGAAATGATGGATGAATTACATAATAATATTGATGATGAATAAGAGAGGGATTAACCCTCTCTTTTTTAATTTACATCTGAAATTGAAGTTTCCATTTTACAAAAACTTTCTACAAGATAGACTATTTGTCTGAAGAACTGTACATCTTTTAAATTGGCAGGCTTTCCATTATTATTACTTACAATTAAAGATATTAATGAAATTATATCTTCTGATTTTATATCTATATCTAACTTATTACAAGTTTCTATAATTTTCATTAAAGATAAAATAGGTATTGTTAATAATTTCCCCGTCTTTGTTAAATCTTCTGCAATTAAATATTCATCATATTTTTGTGCTTCAAGACTACCAATATTACAAAGTAATAAAGCAGTTAATACTGCTTCTTTGTTTATATTTGAATACAATTCAGAACTATTATTTAACAATGCGTATGCTGTGTTAAGTAAATCATATATGTATTCAAAGTTACCATTATGTTTATTATACTTAAAAATTGAACAAGATAATTTATAATATTCCTTTGTTATTAGTTCGGATAAAAGTTTTTTATAGTTTTCTGTTTCTATACTATCAATAACATCAGAAACAAATTGTTTTTTATCCTCTGTTATTTTATATGTAGGGATAAAATCACTTAATTGATAATCTTTTATTTTTTTATATTTTGAAACTATAAGACTTTTTGCTCCCAAATAAACACTTACTGTTCCTAACAAAGAAATGAATTTTATATCTTTTAATATATTGAGGGTAGCTTCATCAGTATTCCAAATTTTTATAGGTATACTCATATTACTATTTGAAGCTGTTCCTGAAATAAATAAACTATTATTTTTTGCTTTTACTAAATTTAAGTTTGTTAAAATGGCATCTATAACAACTACTTGTCCGTCCGTAACTTCATCAATGTTAATTGTATTCATTTTCATCGCTCCTGTTTTTATAAAATTAGTTTTTATCATCCTTTTTAATAATAAAGTAAATTGATAGTTTAATTTAATTATGATATTATTATACAACAAAACATAGCTATTTGTCAAGAAAATAGAAAAATATTTCATAAAAAAAGGGATTTTTTATAATCCCTTTTTCTTGATTTATTCTTAATAACAATTACCTTTTGCATACAAAGGATAAGTACAATAATCTTGTACAATAGAAATAAACTGTTCTGCATCTTCCTTATTTTCAAATCTTAATCTTTCCCACAAACGATAGTAATAATCAGGATAGTATTTTTCAACTGCTTCATAAATTCTTGTTATATCTTCAAGAGTTAAACAATTAGATTTATACAGCTTAACAAAATCTTCTTCTCCATTTATTCTAAGGTTCATATTATTTATGTCAATATTAAGAGTGTTACCAATTATCAACATATCCAGTAAATCTTTTCTCATTTTACGCTTATCAACCTTACCTTGTTTAAAAACATCTGCATAAAATGATATAGAATAGAATACAAAACCATTTGTCTTTTCCATAACATAATTGTAAAGGTTTTTAGGTTTAGCTGCGTTTAAATATGTTTTAAGTGTCCTATAATTAAGTTCTTCGCCATCTTCATTCTTTAAAAAAATACCATACATATAAAATCCTCCTTTATTATTTAATATTGTGTAATGTGTACTTTTTTATTTCTGTGATTATATTATACTACTTTTTTTATGTTTTGTCAATACTTTTTTTGAAAAAGTTGTAACTGTAAAATTATAATTATAACTCTTTTTGTGTTACAAATTTAAAAATATTTCATTTTTTTAGAAAAAAAGCTTGACAAATTATAAAAAACATAGTATAATATAAACATAAAATAAAGAAAACACAAACACACTTTTAAGGAGGATATAAATATGTTGAACTTTAAGAAAATAGTAAGTAATTTTAAGAGCCTTGTAAATCACAACACAGCTTATAATGATTATGACGAAACTACTACTAATGTAGTAGAACCAAAAAACTCTTATTCAGTAATTAGTGAATATGATGTAACCATTCTTAATAAAATAAATTCAGCAACAACTAATAATGAACTTTCAAGTGCTTTGAATGAATTGTTCACAAATAACGAATATATCATTGCAAACACACTTGAAAAAGTTCAAGTTATTACTGGCACTCAGGTTTATAACTTAATTGCAAATAAGCTTAGTTATACAGAACTTAATAATATTTTAAGGAATAATGGTATCGCTTTTATTGAAGCACTTGAAAGAATTGTAAATCAGGACACAGAACAAGTTTGGAAAGCTATATATAGTTTCATAGTTTTCTATTGCAAAAAAGAAAATCAGGTAGAAAACCTTTGCGATACAATTACTTACTGCAATGAATATATGAGCAGAAATATATTAATACAGGTTATTGACTTGTTCCTTGCAGAATGTACACAAAATGGTATAGATACTAATAGCGAAGCAAAGATAAAGAATTTCATATTACTTCTTGATGATAAGGATGTTAATTACATTTTTCATAATATGCCAAGACTTGTTAATATGGTTTTAAGAAACCCTGCTGATGTAAATGATAATTTCTTAGCAAAGATGCCAAGTACATCAATTTTACTTCCAACTACTGATATCAATTTAATTATAAGATATCTTTCTTGTACGCCTTTTAGAAAAGCAGATGCTTCTCATCTTACTTCACAAGAAAAAAGTCTTATTTATAAGGCATTGGAACGTAGTGGTTGTCTTAATAACTGTAATTACATTATGTGCATTAACTTGATTGTAAACTTAGGTGATAGAGTTCCTAGATACGCTTTTAACCTTTACCTTAAAAGGATTCTTGATAAAGCTATTCTTTGTAATAATGTTGCAGAATTACAATACATTGAATCTTTCACAAAAAGAAGATGTGATATAACACTTGTTGATATGAAGCATATAAGAAATGTTGTTGCTTCAAAAATAGGTTAAACTAAATAATGGCTGTATTTTCAATTATAAGACGTTTTTATTTTTAGGCAAAGAATTATACCACAAATCAAACAAACCCTTATATGATAAAAATACAGCCTTTTAACTGTTATTATGAAGGGTGTTTGTAATGGATGATAAAAATAACTTAAAAAAAATATATACTAAGGAAGAATTAAATAATATTATTCAAGATAATATGAATTTTCATAAAAAACGCTATTTATTATCATTGGTGGAAAAATTGCCAGAAGAAGAATTTTGTAAATTACTAAACAAATATATAAGTGGAAAAGATTTACTTAAACTCTTTGAACAAATGGAAGTTTATTATCAACTCTATTTTGATGTAGAATTATTTGGAAAAAATCATATTATTTCAGAAAATTCTTTTTTTGACTTTTTATTAAATAAGATTAATGAATTAAGTATCTATGAGTGTAATTTTTGTATGTCTGCATTATCGGCTTGGTATATGAAAAAAGAGCTGTTTGAAAATTTTGTACAAAAACTTGCTTATCTTATTATAAATAAAATAAAAGTATTAACACTTGAAGAAAAAATAAAAAGTAGAACAAATATATTAAATTTCTTTTCAACTTATGGTATAAAAAAGAATAATAACACACCGCATATTATAAAAGAATATGATTTATATGATATGTTTTTAAAATATACTGAGTTTAAAAATGATGAAATATTTATTTGTAATATATTTTGTGGTATGAAAAATTCAGAAATAAAAGAATGTTTAATTAATTGGAATGTTCCTGATAAATTCAGAAAAAGAATTTTAAACATTTATTTTAAAAGAATAAATTTATACTTGTTTCATACAAGGGAATATGAGAATGTAGATTTTTCTGATTGTGTAAAAGATATTATTGTAGAAAAACATAATGATTACTTTTATTATATAAGTATGATTTTATTTTTTGAAAATATTCTTACAGACCGACAAAAAAATATTTGTATTGATAGATTACTTAATGAAACAAATAATAGTTTTGAAAATATAAGGACACATAGAAAAAAACAATTATTATCATTGGCAAAAAAAAATAACAATAAGACATTAAAAAATCTTGCTATGTTAATAAAACTAACATAAAAAGGTACTCCCCAAGGAGTACCTTATTCTAATTCGGCTATATAGTCATTTTCGTTTAATTCATCAGCTCCATACCACTGAGGAGTTCTTATCCCTTTATCAAAATCCTCTTTTTTGATAGCAAATAATTTATGGTCTTTTGTTAGTGTAAGTGATTTACCATCTTCTGAAAATATTTGCAAGACTTCTTCATCACAATCATAATTTAAAGTATTTATTACTTTATGAGTTTTTTCATCATGACCTTTTATCAAATCATTTACAATTACATCTGCAATTTTTACTAACCCTCTATTTTCAGTATTAACTAAATTATCAGGAGTAAAGCAACCTCTACCAGGACCTACGCCCATTTTAGCAACTTTATCTGCATAGTTAATATAATCTGCAACTATTAAGAAGTAAGATGGGAAACCCATTGTTTCAATTACTTCTAATTCGTGATTTAATCTATCTAAATAGATTTTTCTTTTTTCAAGGTTTGTGTCAAGGTCTGGCAATTTCCTTTTTAATCCTTGCAAACATAAATATCTTAAATATGAAGCATCATCACTTTTAAAATTTTTATCTCTTTTTAATTTTTTTTCTACTTGCTTATTATAATTGTCATCATCTTTAGGTGGTTCTATTTTAGGCAAATAATGTTTACCAAAATCAATATGAACATTACATTGTTTAGCTACATCAACTGTATTATGAATTGCTTCTAATACAGCATCTTGGTCTAATTCTTCATGACCATTCTTTTTAAAAGCGTCTATTATTTCCTCATAAGACATTATATAATAGCTGTTACCTTCAAAAGTCCATCTATTAGGATTACTTAATAAATCTTTAGTCTGCAAGCAAAGCAACACATCGTGAGTTTCTTTATCCTCTTTATTTAAATAATGTGCATCCGTACTTGCTATTAAAGGTATGCCCAATTTTTTACTTAGTTCAATCAACCCTTTATTTACTTTTACCTGTGAGGGTATCTCAGTAGGTTGTATTTCCAAATAAAAGCTATTTTTAAACATTTGAGCGTAATGCTTACACCAGTATTCAGCCTTTTCTATATCGTCTTTTAGCAAGCACCTAGGTATTCTACCTGCAAGACAATTATGTGTAACTACATTATTAGCTACAAAAGAAGAATCTTCATCTACTTCCAAACAATATACGTTTAATTCTGCCCAATTTGCAGTTATTGATTGGATTTTATTCTTTATATATTTTACTCCATCAACTTCAAAAAAATGCTTTAATCTAAAACTTTCACCATTGTATAAAAAGTTTATAAAATCTTCGTCCTCAATAGTTACAGTAAAAGTAGCATTATGTAAAAACTCTAAGTCATCAATATATCTATTTTGACTTTCAACCGTATGTGATACGTTACATCTAGCAAGCATATGAGATATATCATAATATAACTGTTTAGAATATAATACCACACTTACTTTACCATCTTCAAAAGAACTATTATTTATTATAAACCCTTTTAAAAAAAACAATTGTTTATCAAAAGATAACCATTTAATAATATCTGGGAGCATTTTAGAATTAGAATTACTAATAACATTACTTCCCATCAAATACCTTAATAAACTACTTACTTCTTCACTACAAATAGTTATTGCTACTTGTTTTTTTTCTAAGTTGTTTACTATTGTAAATGGAATATTTACTAAATTTTCTAATTCCGTTGTAATTTTATTTATTAATAAAATATTTTCACAATCAACAATAAAAGATACGGCAGCACTTGAATCTATTCCCATTACACAATATATTGCCAAAAACTCTAAAAATTCATTAGTGAGTTTTATTGTATAACTTTTTAACTTTCCTTGTTTTTTAAGAAAAGATACATCTAATTCTTCAAACTTATCAACAGTATCTTCTACAACTTGAAGCAAATAATCATTTTCAGTTAATTCTTGTGCTTCCTTCCATTCAACATTATTATCTTTAACGACTAAGAATTTATGGTCTTTGGTGCAATTGATAGGAAAACTATTTGAACGTATATTATAAATATCATCGCTGTACAACATACTGAATGATTTATTAACTTTTTTATATCTTCCTAAGTGCGTAAGAACATAATCTTCTTCTGTGACATTTTGTATAGGTTTTATACCACGTTTTGTTATTACATCGGTATTCATAAGAAAACAAGCAGAACTGGCAATAAGATTCTCAGTGCCAACTTCTTGCATTATTTTGTCATCAATACGTGGTCTGTAATACATACCTTGCGTAGCACCAATGCTACATATTTTAGACATTTGTTTATAGCCATCATTATTCTTAGCTAATAATACTAAATGCTCTCTTTTTTCGTCTTTATTTTTTACCGTTAAATCATTTACAACATAAGCTTCAAAGCCTGCTATTGGTTTTTGACCATTTTCTTCTGCATATTTAAAATGATTTACAAAAGAATACATATTTCCGTGGTCTGTTATACAAGAAGCAGGCAATTCAAGCTTAAGTGTTTTATCCACCATATCTTCTACTTTTGTTAATCCATCTAATAATGAAAACACAGAATGTGTATGCAAATGTACAAAATTCTTCATAATGAATCCTCCTATCTTTTTTCTTATACAAAAAAATAAAGGATTTTTAAACATTCGCATCTACATTTAATTTAAGTAAAAAAACTTGTGTTCTCAAATACTTTGTTGAAGCAGCATGACTAAACTTACAATTTTTATATAATTCTTTTATTTCATAATTGTCATAACCCCAGTATTTGTATCTTAAAGATTTAAGTATTTTAAGTTCATCTTTTTCTGATAAAAATTCACTCATAATATTTAAAAATCTATAAAAACACGTTCTTTTTTCATTTCTTCTTTTGGAACTATAACATTCATTATTCAAGAAAAAATTATTTTTAAAAAACATTATATCTCCCATTCTTTGATACTCTAATGACAAAGATATTACTTGCCCAATTTTCTTAAATACTTCTTTATGATTCTTCTTCAAAATTTCAGCATCTTGTGCATACATAACTCTGTCTAACAAATAAAGATATACATCTTTATTGGAAGAAACAGAATAATGTTTCTTTGAATACTCAAAAAGTCTAAATATTGTCCTCACATTTATATCTCTATATGTTTCACCATAATGCAAACCTTTTGAAATTGATTTTAATATTTCAAAAAATGCTACATCATTACAAAACGATTGCAACCGTGCGTTATGTTTTAATAGAAAATCAAAATCTTCGTCTTTTAAAATAAGTATAAATTTAAGATATTTATAATCTGTAAATTCGCTAAAGTTTATCAAAATTTTTTTGACAATTTTATTTAAATACTCAGCAGATAAAAAATCATAGAAGTCTATGATAAAATTCATTGCTGTGTACTTGTCATACAGATTTATATTATTATCCACCATACACTCTACAAGCTCTTTAAAATCAATATTAGTATTATATCTATATTTAAATTTCTCCACAAATGTTTGCATAGCATACGAAAAATTATTATCATCATCTTCTAAATGAGCATGAACAATTCTCAACTCCAACTGTCTTGAATTTAAATTGCTTACTATAAATTTTAATTCTTCTTCACTAAAAGAACATTTTGGAATATGAATATTTAATTCATTAAAAAAATCATAATTCGCTGTAAAATATTTTATTTCTTCCAAAGAGTGTATTTTTTTATTTATAATATTACGTACATCCATTTTTTAACCCCTTTTCTATTAAGTTATTTTCTTAGCCATAAGAATATGTTTATAAAATTTTTGCGTTTTAATACTTTTCCAAGTGTAATTTTTACCGATATGAGTAAAGATTTTAAGGTCATAATACGAATCACTTAATTCATCAAGAATTTTATTTTCCATTTTTTCATCAATTGCACAATTAAACAAACTTAATAATGCGATAAGCATATTTGAAATATGAATTTTACGCCAACCATCATTAGATTTTTTCTTATTGTATTTTAAGAATCTCAATATTCCAAAATCCTTTAATAATCCTTTCACAATATCCACTTCTTCTTTTGAATTTATCCTTTCCATTTGCAACATAAATTGATTAAAGTATTTCAAAGAATTATTATGAGCAATTTCATTAATAATATTAGAAGGACTTATAACCGAATATTCTTCAAGATACATTTTCATATAGCTATACTTTTTATCAACTTCTATTTTTTCTCTTAAAGATTTTTCCATTTTTACTAATTTTAAATACCCTCTGGCTGAAAAGAATTGAGGATATTCTTTGTAAAAAGCCAATCTTTGCTCATTTTTTAAAAATGAAAATAAAACATAATCATTCTCTAATTGTTTTAGTAATTTATCTTCTTCATAAATCATTAACATTATAGATATATAATCTTCTATACCTGAACTTTTACACGCAGGAAATGCCTTTTTAATATTATTACAACATTTATTGAAAAGATTGATTATATAATTCTTGTTTTCGTCATTAGCCACAAAGTATTTATTAAAAATAAAAACAAAATTTTTAAGTTCAAGTTCGTCTATTTGAATATTATTGTTATTTTTTAATACATACGTAACAATTTCATCAGCGGACATTTGAAAAAGCCACTGCATTTTATTGATGATAATAGTTAATAATTCTTGCGTTTTTTTGTCAAAACACAACTCATTATACTCATTATTCCATAATCTTGTTATTTTCAAACAACAAAAATCCATCATACCATCATAAAACACTCTCCGTATATCTTTTAAATCGAACATTCTACAAACTGGTAAAAAAATATATGGAGAAAAGTGCATATTCTTTAAAATATGTTTAGAAAGTTTTTTATTAAAAGGTTCTGCAAATAAAAACATATAGCTAAAGAAATCATTGTTTAACAACTTATCTATATTAGCATATTTATTATTATTTACCATTTCTATATCATTTAACATATAAGTTATTGGTGGCATATCTTTTAAATAGAAACCTTTTTCATCATCACAACATATTATAGTATAATTAGAATTATTTAAATCTATTGTTATAATGTTATAACCATCACTTATAGGAATAGTTAAATCAAGCATTATTCTTCTTCCTTTCTAAAAGTTTTAAACAGTATTTATAGTTCTTTTCAAAAGTAAAAACATAATCATTTAATACTCTTTCTAACTGTTCACTACTAACACTCTTTGCTTTTAATTTTTTTACAAACATCTTTTCCATTTCGATGTCAGTAAAAATAGGTTTGAAAAGCTTAAGTGCATTTAGAACTAATTTTTCTTGTGCATCTTGTGTTAAAAACTTTTTACTAAAATAATTATTAAATTCCAACTCATTGAAATTTTCATAAAGTTTTTTTAACATCTTTAAAGATGGTTCATCATATTTCTTTAAAAAATAGCTATCATTTATTAATTTTGTAAAAGCACTTTTATCTACCGCTAAATTTATAATACGCATAGGATTGTTGAAGTTAAATGCTATGTTATATATCTTAACTTTCATATATTGCATTATATGATGTGTACTTTCAGTGTCCATAACCAAATACATATTTGCATAGATACTTAATACTGTTAAATATCCATCTATTGAAAAAAACATATTGTAGTTATAGAATACCCCATCAAATTTTTTGTTTTCACAAAAGAAATTAAATGCAAACATCCTATTCTTTAACGCTCTTAAAAAAACACGTTCTTCATCAATAACTAATAAAGATAATAAAAGACTAATAATTTGACACTCCATATTATCGTAAGGAAAGTTTTTATTAAAATTAGAATAAAACTTATTAAAGTAATCTAAAACATAGTCCTTTAATATTGTATTATAGTCTTCAAACAACTTTACAAAAAGAAATAATTGTCTTGTATCTTTTTGTATATTTTTATTATTTTTAAAAATATATTCTATTATTTTTTCAACTTCCCAATTATTACAAATATTAATTAAAGAAGTTAAAGTCTGTTTTCTGATAATATCATTTTCAGGTAATGAATTATAAATATTAGAGATGCTATGAAAATATACTTTATTTTTTTTAAAACCTTTTATATATTCTCCATCATACTCATTTATTTTATTATCACTTACAGAACAAAAAACACCATCTTCAAATTTTAAATTTTCAAGAACATATTTTACTCTCTGTTCGGAAAAAACAGTTTTCATTAAAGGTAAATAAAGAAAAAATGATTTATTTAATAATTGTAATAATTCATTATTTATTATTTTATCCTTATTTATTTTATCTACCATAAAAAAATTGTATGGTAGCATATTTGCCTTTTCATCATATTTTATATCATATCCTAGTTGCAAAATCATTTTATCACTCTTTTCAAACTAATTTTTTGTACATATAGTATGATTTGAAAATTTTCTTAGAACTTTGAAATTTCCAAGTATAGTAGTTATTTACATTTGAAAAAAATCTTACATTATAAGCTTTTTTATTCATTTCTTTCATATAATTGTTTTCTATTTTTTCTGTAAAAACAGGTTTAAAGAAGTTTAAAAAACTTACAAAAGAAATAGGACAATTCTCATATATATTTTTTCTAATTTTCTCCAAAAAATCAGTAATATCAAAATCATTGTAAATCTTATTTAATATCTTAACCTCTTTTTCAGAAGTAATATTACTTATTTTATTTATAAAATCAAAATAATAGTTGCTATTTGAAGCTTCAAAACTTAAAATAATATTTAAAGGTGTAAATTTAAATTCTATTTGACGTTTTTTTGTTTTCATATAATTATGAACTTCATCATTACACATAACTACATTCTCTTTTAATTTTTCAACAAGGTCTAACAATGTCAAATATCCATCTGCTGAATAAAATTTTTTATAATTACCAATAATGCGATGTTGCTCTACTAAAAAAGAAAACAAAATCTTATCGTTTTTAAAACTATTTAAAACTCTATCTTCTTCTGATAACATAAGTAATATCTGTACAAAATGAACTAATCCAGATTTTACGCAAGCAGGAAATTCATTGTTTATTTCTTTACAACAAGTTTCAAACATTTTTAATATACAGGTTTTTACTTTAGAATTTTTAATATACGGAACTAACATATATACAAAATTAAAAAGTTCTTCTGATATCGTTTTTATATTAGTATTGTTTTTTAACATATATTCAACAATTTCATTAATTGGCATTTGAAAAAGTTGTTCCATCTGTTGTACAAATAAATCTGACAACATTTTTTGATATATGTCTTTGTCTAATTCCTTCATTCTTGAGGAATCTTCAAAATATAAAGAATTTATTCCTGACAAATATTCCCTGTTATCTATAAAATAATCTTTTACATTTTTTATTCCAAGATACTCTGATTTTAATGGTAAGAAAAAAGAACAACTAAAATGAATTTTTTTTAAAATATGTTTTCTTTTATTTTCCTTAAACGGTTCAGAAAACATAAAAATATAACTAATAAAAGAATTATTTATTAAATAATCTAAATTAGTATAATCTAAATTATTTATTTCTTGCACTTCGTTAATACCGTTATATATATTTGGAATATCAATAAAAGTTTCTGCTTCTGTGATAGTTGCATCTAAAGTAGCAAAATTAGTAAAATTATTTTCATATCTTGATTTTTGCAAGAACTCATCATATAATGCCTTTTTCATTTTAATCTCACCTCTTTTTACATTCTAAAATCTTTAAGCATCTTTCTCGGTTTTTCTTATATAAGAATTTATAATTATTTATAATATATTCTACATCTTTTCGCTTAAAAGAAGAATTTTTTAATTTTGCAATAGCTTTACTTTCTTCTTTCTCGTCAAAGATAATATGAAATATTTTCAAAAAGTTAAGAAAAGATTTATGAGCAAAGCTTTCATTTTGTCTTTTTCTTATTTCAAGTAAAAAATCTGAAATATCAAATTCTCTATAAATACTTCTTACTTCAAAAACAAAATCCTCTATATAAAACCTACTAGAATACATATTATTGATTTTCTCAGTAAGAACATTTTCTGTTTCAGAAGCAGTAATAATAAACTTAATCATATCATTGTATGGAAAACGAAGGTGATATACTAACCGCTTATTAAAAAACGGATTATTCCCTGTATCAACGCCAAGAAAAATTGGCTTTATCTTTTTGTAAATACTTCTCAACTTTACATATCCTTCAAAAGAGAAGAACAAATTATAAAGATAAAAATAACTTACATAATTAAATTCACAAAAAAACTCAACTGCAAAATCAATATTTTTTTCTAATGAGTCTAAGAAAATATTTTCTTCGTCTATCGCCAATAACGCAAAGCAATAATCAACAATATCTTCTTCAGATTTACAAGGATATCTTTTGTTAAATTTTTTAATATACTTATCTAAGCTCTTAACAAGATAATCTTTTAATATTTCTTTATATTCTCTAAACAACAACACAAAGAAAAGCATTTGCTTGTATTTGTATTTTACATTATCATTATTCTTAATGATATATTTTATTATTTGTTCAACGCTCCACTTGTTACAAACTTTCAATAAAGATGTTAGTACTTTTTCGTGAGTATCTTTCAACTCTGAAAAAGATTTTGTATCATACATATTATTGTTTTTATAAAAAGATATTTCTTGTTTTATAAAACCCTCAATAAGAGAATCATCATATTCTTTTTTAGAAATAAAGACACTATCATTAAATTCCAAATTACTAAGAACATACTTTATATCTTTATCTTCAAATTCTCTTTTTATCAAAGGTAAATATGTAAAAAAATTATTCTTTAAGAGCCAAGTAAGTTCTTTTCTCTTTTCTTTATTTGAATTTATTTTATCTACAATGCTAAAATTATAAGGTAATACACTCATACAATCATATTTATATTCAAAACATTCTTCCAATTGTAATCACCTCTTTAAATTATTTAAGTATATTATACCACATTTTTTATATTTTGTCAATAAAAAAGAGGGAAAACACCCTCTTTATTTTAGTTTGCACATCAATAATGCACCATTTAAATATTTTTGATTACTTTCATATTTACATACATAATCAGTTGTAATACGTTTTAAAACTGGTCTAGTTATTTTTTCGTTAATTACTCTATCTATAACTTTCTTTAACATTCTTTTTTCCATCTTTTCATCAAAAATATTTTTAAATAGATTAAGAAAATTAGCGTATCTATTGCCATAGAATTTATCTTTTTCTAAAAAACTTCTTGTTATTTTTTTTAAATCTAAAGATTTCCATAATAAAGATAAATAATCATTATATTCTTCTGAAACATCTTTTAAACCTTCTTTCCCTATTATTTCTCCTACTATGTATTGTGCATCTAAATTATTTATTTCTTCTTGATTATCTATACATCCTTCTAAAAGATAAAGTATTTCATTTATATTGTATTTTTGAATAAACATATCATCATTTATACAATCATAATAAACATATCGTTCTTTAGATATAAAATCTTTTATTTCAGGACGTTCTTTACAGCAAGTAACTAAATTAAAATCATTCTTTTTAGGTGTGTTTTCTAAAAGTTTTTTTATGTCTTTAAAAAGAATAATATCATAAAGTTTGTTTTTATTATCTTCTGTTAAAATAGAATAAAACATCGTGAAAAAATCAATAGCATAAGCAGCCTTATATATAGCAAGGTTTTCTTTTATATAAAGATTTACAAAATCAACCAATTCTATACCCAAAATATTTAAAATGTAATCTATTGAATTTTCTACTTGTTGATTTTTAATCAATGAAATTTTATTATTTATTCTACGATATATTCCTCTAAACAACAAATCCTGCGGATAGTTTTCTTCTGTATTAGGATAATTAGTTAAAATAAAGTGTAATGCTTCTTCGCTTAATTCTACTCTCAAATTTGAAAATATTTTCGCTAAAGAATAATTATATATTAAATAATTAATGTCAACAATGGAATAAGATTTATTATTATTTATGTTTTCTATAATTCTTTTCATAGCAACTTCCCTCCTTTATATGTTATATTGTATCATATTTTTTATCATTTGTCAACATATTTGTAAGTAATAAAAAAGAGAGAATTAATCTCTCTTTTTTATTACAACATCTGCTTGTGTTCTTCTAAAATATAATCATCAAAATCATTACTTTCAACATTTAACTTGGCAAGAACAGCAATTAAAGACTTCCAATACTTATTTGTGATACTATCTAACTTACTCTTTAAATCTTCTACATTTATAAGGCTTCCCTGTACTCTTGTTAAGAGTTCAATATCAAAAATAGTAGTAAACTCATCAATATCATAAAAAGTAAAATCTTCAATTTTTTCATCACTCGTGTAAACTAATTCTTCGTCTATTTTACACTTGTTTGTAAGAGTTGTTAAAATATTACAATTGAAATTTATCTTTCCTACTTTGATTTTTAACTGAGCTGCCATAACTGCAAGTAAGTTTGATAAAATAAATGATAAATATGGGAATCTTGTATAAAAATCAAGATTAAGTATATTTACACTCATATTTAACTTATTATCATCAATATAAAAAAGAAGATTTGAAATGTTAGCAGGGTGAATTGTATTTATATCAAACGTGGGATTATAAATACATATATTAAATGATTTAGTAGTATTAATCTTTTCTACACACTTTTCAAATTGATTAATTACGATATGGTCACAAATATATTCTTTTATTGTATCTCCATCTTCATTTACTTTTTCTTTCTCATAAAAATCAAATAAAGAATCATAATAGAAAATTCTTGCACCAAGCATACCATTGATTGTTGTTGTATCATCAGATAACTTTTCATAGCTTGAATTATAAGCTCTTATACTATCAACATCATCTTTACCCTGTAAGTGATAAAACAACTCACCTAACAACATTTTATAATTTATATTTCTTGTAGAATTTTTAATTAAATTCAAACGTGGTTTCTTAATATCAAAATTTAAATTATAGATTTTCTTTGTAGGAATACTCACATAATCATTATAATCTTCGTCTTTTTGCTTAGATAAAAGATTTAATACCCCATAATAAGCTTCTTCGGAAGATTTAAAACTCTTAAACATATTTATTCCCCTTTCGTATTATTCTTCAAAGTCATCCATAGACTTTTCGAACAAAGGTACATCAACACCCATATAATCTGAAATTATTTTAATAACACCTGTGAGATAAATCGTAATTGACATATCAAAAATATTATCTTCTGTTAAATAAGTTTCTTCATTGTTTTTCTCAATTTCTCTTAATACTTTAGAAATTGAATTGTACTTTGATTCAAGCTCTAATAAAGAGTTCATTAATTCTTTTTCTTTATCTGAAAGTTCTGCGATGCTTTTCTTTAATACTAGCTTATTTTTATTATTTTTTTCCATAAAATTACGTTTACTCCTTTAAATTTATTTATTTAATTATACAATAAATTTATCTTATTATTAAGTTTGTTAATAATAAAATTATTTTTTAATATAAAAAACTAAAAGGCGGTGAAAAATGTATGCAATTATACGAAGATATTTATAATTTACTTATTAAAAATGTTGATAAAGAAGATGTATTGCAAGAACTGGGTAAACTTTATAATTATATCGAAAATAAATATTTTAAATATTTTGAATTTGATTATTCTACTATTTATTTATTAAAAGACACGCTTTGGTTTAACATTGAACATACAGGTGATAGAATAGGATTAACAAATTTAAAAGATGTAGGCAGCAAATTTAAAATAATAAATCAATTTGAAAATAATTTAATTTTAAATAAAGAAGATATAGAAAAATTAAAAGAAGAAATAAATTATTTAATAGATAACTGGAATAATGATTGGATAATGGCTGAAATATATTCTGACAATGACACTAATGTATGGAATAAGCATAGTAATGTAATAATTCATAATGAAAATGAAAGCCCAAGAAAGTATAATTATTTTAAAAGGACAAGTATTATAAATGATGAAAATAAATATTTATTTATGAATAAAGATGTTGTTCTGTGTAAGCTCAAAGGAAAAATAGGAGATAACTTTATAAACAATATTTTATATGATAATATTTTAAAATTAAAAGAATTATGCAAAACCTGCTTAGAAGAAAATAAATATTTAATATTAAAGGGAGTATAAAAATACTCCCTTTTTAATATTATAAGATTTTTAGAATTTAAGTTATTTTAAATTTGTAACGTAAAATAAGTTACAATTGTAATTTTAATGTATTAATATCAAACTCAAATTGCTTATTTACTTCCCAACATATCAGTATCAATACTAACATTGAGTGTACTCTTAACATTACCTGACAACATTTACTTTCCAATATATCAATATTAATACTCACATTCACCAACATATTTTATATATTTCATTGAATTTACTTTCCAATATATCAATATTAATACTACAGATTCTTTAGAGTTTGGTCAAATTAGAGGTAATTTACTTTCCAATATATCAATATTAATACGTAATGCAGAGATTAGAAATATCTTTAGTTCTCAGACATTTACTTTCCAATATATCAATATTAATACCAAAGATTGAATCAAAAACAAAAAAGGTTTTATCTGATTTACTTTCCAATATATCAATATTAATACTAACAAAAAGCATCAGCACTTATCAAAGTGGCATTATTTACTTTCCAATATATCAATATTAATACTGAAAACTGGGCAACTATTGTTGCAGCTCAGGAAGAATTTACTTTCCAACATATCAGTATCAATACGTAAGGAACACGCATTTGTTGTTACATTCCCAAAATTTACTTTCCAACATATCAGTATCAATACCGTTCGGTGTATAGTAGTATGTTTTATTAGTATTTGAAATACTAAATCTGTCGAACTCATTGAAAAGTTAAATTCAAACATTATTTTTTATTCATCATTTACTTTATTCTCACAAAAAACACAAGTAAATAAAGTGTTTTTAAAGCTTCTGTCTATCTCTTAGCAATTTTACATTACCACACATCGACAGAAATTAGAAACTAAAAAAATAAAAAGTATTTATACCATATATTGAATTTGGTGAGTGGTGGGCTTCTTAGGTCAAAGCGGTGCAAGTCTTAAAACTCTACAGCAGTGTTGAACTGTATGTGAAATGAGTTACCCTCACCTTTCGGACGGTAAATCGCCCGAAGCACCAGACACATAACTTTAGAAAAATCTAAAGCAAGGGTGCTTGTTATATATTTCTAAAAATCTTATGACATTATAATACTATATTTGACTTTATTTGTCAAGTATTTTCTTTCAATTTATCTAATTTTTCTATAAATGTTTTATTAAACCCTGTTATTTCCCTTACGCTTGTATCTTTTATAATTATCTGCTCTTTACAATTACTACATTTAATTAAAGAAGTATTATTTTTATGTATTAAATCTTTTGTTACGTGTTTACATTTTGAGCATCTAATAGCAGCATATATTATATCAGCTTGTCTACTAAACTTACCATTCGTTTCATCTTTATTTTCTTGGTTATCAAAATAATATATTAAAGTATTTGTTTCAGCTCGAACCATATTTTTTAAAGAAGTATTAAACATTGTTTTTAATCTCCCTGTATACTTTACAGGCTTTTGTATTAGTTCTATTTCATCTTTATTATTAAGCCACAATAAGCCATATTCTTTAGGTATGTCATTAACTGTTATTATGTTGGCAGGACTTAATATATAAAAATAATGACAATGCTTATAGTAAGATTTATCTATATCCATCAATTTTTTATCTCTTAAAAAATCCTGTCTACTTGCTTTACATTCAATGATTCTAACTTCTTTTCTTTTTAAATTTATACCACCAACATCAGCAATAGAATACATATTACGATACTTTATTTCTGTTGCTACAATATCAGTAACTTTGGTTTTTATCCATTTCATACCCTGTTGTTTTAAATGTTTATGTACTATTCCTTCTGCCATTATTTTTCACCTATTTTTTACATTCATTCTATTTTTTAATTTACGAATCGTTACTTCTGCAACTTTATATTCTTTTGCTAAATCTCTTACTTTTTCACCGTTTTTTATTCTTTGTAAAACAATTGTTACTTCTTCATCATTTATTTTACAATGACTCGCTTTACCTTTATTTGCTGCTCTTATTTTCTCTTTGGTGGTTGCCGAACACGGTATTCCTTTATTCCAAGATGTCTTTCCTAATGATTTACCTTTTTTAGATTTACTTATTTTTTCTCTTGTACTATCAGAACAAATTATATTACCGCCACCACCACTTATATTATAACCAAATTCTTCATTATTTGAATTGTAAATTTTTATCCAATATATTTCTCGATTATTTAATTCTTTTCTATCTTTAACTATTTCTATAATTGAGAAACAAAAACATTCTTCTCCATATTTATACCAAGCATTTTGTAAATGTTGAGAATCTTTTCCTGTTCTTAGTAAATATTTATGTTTCTTTATTCGATTTTCTATATCTATACTTTGTCCTATATATAGTTTGTTATTTTTCATATTAACTATTTTATAAATTCCTTGCATTATAAAATCTCCCTCTTTTGTTGTTTATTAAAAGATATAAAATAATTTATTCTTCGTTAATTAAATTTAAACCTTTTATTTTTTCTATCAATTCAATTTTTTGATTATTTAAATCATTTAAATTAGTTTTATATTTTTCATCATTAGTTTTTGAATACAATCTTTCTTCTAACTCTATTTCTATTTGTATTTTTGCTAATTCATTATTATAATTTCTTAACATACCACTTACTATGTTTTTTTTATTTCTCATTGAATTATTTATTATTTCATTATTTTGTTCTGTTATTGATTTTTCTTTTTTCTCTTGTTTTATCCCCAACATAGTAGGAGTATTTACTTCTACTTTACCTGTCGTGTTGTTTCTGTCAAATACATATACGGGCTTTTTCAGTGGCTCAGGTTTTTCTTCTTCTTTTTTTTCTTCAACTGTTTCTATACCGCCTAATAATTTAAAATATTCTTCCTCGGTCATACTTACTCACCACCATTGTAAAGTTTATCTATATTATTTATATAAGAACTAAATTCTAAATCATTAAATTTAGGTATTGCGTTATACCAATCAATATTTAATTCGCAATCTTCAAATTCCAATTCAATAGGAACTTTTTTATATATTGTTACTAATTTTAATATTGTATTTGCCTTATCTTTCCATTTTTTAATATTTTCTATTACAGTTTTACTTACGCCCTTACATTCAATATTTTCAGTATTTAATATATTTTGTAAATTACCATATTTTCTTAATAATTTAGAAGCTGTTTTTTCACCACAGCCTTCAATGCCTCGTATATTGTCTGATACATCACCTGTCATTGCTTTTAAATATATAAATTGTCTTACATTATCTAAATCATATTTTTCTTTTAATGTTTCTTCATCAATAACATTAAATTTCTTATCGCCTGTTTTTAGATAAACAACATTTGTATAATTATCTATTAATTGAAATATATCTCTATCTCCCGAAACAATTAAATTTTTGTCAGCAGTAGATATATTAGCAAAAGTACCACATAAATCATCGCCCTCATAACCTAAATATTCTACATTTAAAACGCCAATTAAACTTAATATTTCTTTTATATCCTGAAACATTATTGCTGTATTTTCATCATTTATATCATCCACGTTATTTCTATTTCCTTTATAATCCGTATATATTTCTTTTCTAAAAGTTTTTGTATGACTATCCCAAACAACTACGATGTGTGTTGGCTTAAATTCTTTTAATAATTTTGTAAATATATTTAAAAATCTATATGTACCACCTGTTATTTTACCTGATGAATTTTTTAATTCTTTTTGATAATCACTTACTGCATAACAAGCCCTACAAGCCATGCTATTGCCGTCTATTATTAAAAATGTTGACATTATATTACCTCTTTCTTTTTTATAAAAATAAAATTGTTTATACTTTTTATAAAAAAATATTGACAAACAGTAAAAAATATGGTATAATTACGATTGAAAAAATACTTGAAAGGAGAAATAAAAATGAATAAACGTGATAGTCTATTTTTTAAACATATGGCAGCAAGTTATCCTTTACTATGGTTAAATACTTTTGAATATGAAAGATGTATCAATCAGTGTATAAAAGATTGTCAAGAATTAGGTAAACAATATCGTATTTGGGATATAAGTAAAGGTGTTTATACTCTTGATGAAGTATATGCTGATGCAACAATGGATGCACTTCAACCTATTGAAACATTAGAAAAAGAAAACAATACGGTTATATTTGTATTAGACTACAATAACTATATTAAAAATAATGCAATTTGGAGAAAATTATTAAACAATATTTGTAAATTCAAAAATAATAGTTGTATTTTTGCAATTATATCTCCAATTGTTGAATTACCAGAAGAATTATCAAGATATATTACAATACTTGATTTTAATTTGCCTACTTATAAAGAAGTTGAAGATTTTATTACTAACTTTTGCAACGAATATGAATTTAACATCAATAAAAACGAAAAAGAAGCACTTGTTCAAGCAGGGTTAGGTTTGACATTTTTTGAACTTGAAAACGCTTTAAGTTTAAGTCTTAGTATAGAAATGAAGCCTTTACCTGAATTTATAAGCGAACAAAAAAAGCAATTACTTAAAACACAAAGTTCATTAACAATTAATAATAAAAAACTTAATTTTGATACTTTGTATGGATTAGAGAAACTTAAATATTTTGCAAAAAAAATGGTTGGGAAAGGAAAGGGTATTCTTCTTGTTGGTGTCCCAGGTGGTGGTAAATCACATTTTGCAAATACATTAGGTACTGAAACCAATAGAATTACAATTAATATGGATTTTAGCACCATGATGGGTAAGTTTGTAGGCGAAACAGAACGTAAAACAAGAGAAGCTTTAAAAACTGTTGATGCAATGAGTCCTTGTATTCTATTTATTGATGAGATAGAAAAAGGGCTTGCAGGAGTAAATGGTTATAATGGGGATAGTGGTACTTCTCAAAGACAAGGTGGTCAATTTCTTAAATGGTTATCAGACCACGAAAGTGATGTATATGTTATTGCTACAAGTAATGATATATCAAAGCTTCCACCAGAATATTTAAGAGCTGAAAGATGGGATGCCATATTCTTTGTTGATTTACCTAATCAAGAAGAAAGAAAAGGTATTTGTGAAATCTATAAAAATAAATATAAAATTGAAGATACGCAATTACCAAATATTGAAAATTGGACTGGTGCAGAAATAAAAACAATGTATCGTCTTGCTTCTTGCCTTAATACTTCATTATTTGAAGCAAGTGAATATGTAACGCCAATTTATAAGACAATGAAAGAAAAAATAGAAACTCTTAGAGATTGGGCAAAAAATAGAACTATTTATGCTTCAAATAAAATTGTTACAACTCAGCAGAATAATAGACGAAACATTACTTATATACAAAAAACTAATCATTAAATAATGAAAATATTTAAAAGTGAGGTTTAATAAAATGTTAGAAATGAAACAATATCAGTGTGAGTTTTGTAAAACAGTATATAAAGAAAGAGATAAAGCTGTTTCTTGTGAAAAGAATCATAAAACTCCTAAAACAGTTTTTGCTAAAAATTACTTATCACAAAAGAGTGAGAAAACAGGTTATCCTATTGAAATTGAAGTTCACATGGATAATGGAGATACTGTTATTTATACCTATTTGAAGAAAGAAAAGTAGAGGTGAGTTAATTATGTCACATTGCACAACTATTGACGTAAAAATGAAAGATATTGATGTACTTAAAAATGCTTGTAAAACTTTAGGTATTAATTGTTTAGAAAAATCTTATGTGGATTTTTTCGATGGCAAAAGAGTACATGGAACTAAAGTAATATTACCAAATTGGAGATATCCAGTTTGTGTAACAAACAATGGCGAAATCATTTATGATAATTACGAAGGTAATTGGGGTGATATAAAGGAACTTAACGCCCTTAAACAAAGATATGCTGTTGAAAAAACTAAACTTGTTGCCAAGAGGAATGGATATACATTCACAGAAAAGAAAGTCGGCAACGATATTAAGTTATTTGTAAATGTCTAAAGGAGTGAATATACAATGAAACTTAGTACAAAAATTTTATGTGGTTTTTTGGGTTGGCATAAACCTGATAATACACAAATTTATATGGACGAAGTAAATGTTCATTCAATTTGTAAATATTGTAGGAGAGAAATAATGTTAGATAGCCAAGGTAATTGGTTTGAAAGGATTGATATAGCATGAGCCAAATCGTCTTTACTTTTGATGAAGAAGGTAATACTAATATGGAAGTTAAAGAAGTAACAGGTATGTCTTGTAAAGACTTAACAAAACCATTTGAAAAAAATTTAGGTGTTGTTACAAGTTCAAAAGTTACACCAGAATTTTATAAGAATGATAATGTTACTACTGTAAAAATACATTAACAATATATTTAAAAGAGTAGCTAAAAACTACTCTTTTTTTAATAAAAATATTGACAAATCATAAGAAATATGGTATAATTTATGCAAATAAAACTTGTGAAAGGAATGGTAGCGTTGAAATTAAGAATGCAAGTAAGTAGTTTTTATCAAACACGTAGTATTATACAAAAAGCATTAGAAATACTTAGAAATAAATTTAAAAATATAAACATTGATGTAATATTTACCTTAGATGAAATATTACCTAAAATATTAAATCTTCAATCTGACGGAAGTGTTATTTACGGAGATATTATTTATTGCTTTTGGGTAAGCGTAGAAATAAACATTGATAAGATAAACAATAATTTTATTGAATCCTTTGTTGAACAAACAAAAAATTTTATTGAAAACGATAAAGACATAGACTTAATTACTTTAATGGAATATAAAGATGTATATGTAAAATATAAAGAAAACATTCCTAATGGAAATATTTCTGAGGAAAAAGATATTTTTAATGTAGAAAGTAATTCAGAACGTGTTTTAAAGGTTCTAAATAAAAAATCAAGAAAAATAGTTATCTTAAAAAAAGATGGTGAAGAAAATGATAATTGAAGTTGAATTTAAATATAAAAAAATAGATAGACGTTTTTATCTTTTAGTTGAACAAAAGATAAAAAGATTTGGTGTTGTAAATATAACCCAAATAAATCATAATATGAAAGATAAAACATTTATATTAAATATTATTTTAAAATACGAATGTAATGCAGAAGAACTTGTAACAATATTAAATGAAATCCCTAATGTTGAAGTAATAAATTATCAAATAATTGAAGATAATAAACAAACTCCTAATAAAAGAAGAAGAATTTTTTCTGTAAAAACACTACAAGAGTTGTAGAAAGGAATGATGAAATAAATTATGAGGACATTAACTATTGAATTTAACTATTGTTTAAAAATGGAAAATAGATATACTTTCTGTCTATTAGAAATAATAGACGAGTTTTCTTATATATTAAAAAAATTTGCAATTTCAAAACATACCATATCACATCAAGATTTTCTTAATAAAATGATTTCAGTAGAATTTATTTTAAATAATAACTCTGATTATACCGTTGATAATATATGTAGTGCACTTCAATATTATTCACAAAATAAATATATGGCAATAATTATTACAAATGTATCATTATCACCTAAAGAAAATGATGTTCTTACTAATGATGAAAACAATAAAGAAGAAATAGCAGATATATCAATTATAAAGAAAAATAAAAGAAGAAAAATTATTTCTATAAAAACATTAAAAGAATTATAGGAAGGATTAAATAGATTGTGAGAATATTAACTATTGAATTTAATTACGATTTAAGAATAGATAATAAATGTAATCTTGGTACATTAGGAATAATAGAAGAATTTTCTCGTATATTGAAAAAATTTAATGTTGTGCATTATAATATAGTAAATCAAGATTTAATTAATAGAATAACAACAATAGAATTTTTTCTAAATAATAATGCTGATTATACAGTTAATGATATATGTGATACGTTTCAATATTTTTCAGAAAATCAATATATGTTTATAGTAGTTACAAATGTAACACTAACACCTAGAGAAGATAAATTCTATATTACTGGTACTAATGAACACGGAATAATTAAAAATACAACAACCGAAAAAAGACATAGAAGAAGAAAAATTATTTCTATAAAAACGCTAGAAGAATTATAGAAAGGAAGAATTTTAATGAAAAAAGTAATTATTGAATTTTTTTATTGTTCTGAAACAAAACATAATGGTGGTAATTTCAGTATAAATGATATAATTGAATTAATTATTTCTCGCTTGCAGATATATGAAATCATAGATGCTAATACAACTTCTACTCTTGATGGGGTATTAACATTAGAACTGATTTTAAATAAATATCCTAATTATAAGCTCGATGATATATTTCAAAACATATATTATCTGGAAAATAAATTTAACGCAATAAATATTATAGATATACAAGTAAAACGTATAGATGATATTCAGGCGATGGAAATTCAAGAAAAAACAAAAAAAGAAAAAGCAGTTAAAAAAATAAACAATGATAAAACTGAAAGTAATATATTTATTAAAAAGAAAAAAAGAAGAAGAACTATTATTTCTATAAAAACATTAAAAGAATTGTAAAAAGGAGAAAGTTTATGGAATTAGTATTATCATTTAATGATAATGGTGAAGTACAAAGCATCTATAATGAAGAACTAGAACTTGAAGAATTAGGAACTAGTACAATCAAACGTGCAAGTCATGTAGAACCTTGTGAGGGCGGTTGGACTGCCGACCTATCACCAATAGGCGGACCTATTTTAGGACCATTCAAAAAGCGTTCAATAGCATTGCAAGAGGAACATAAATACATCAACAACATATTAAGTAAAGAAAGAGTTGTTATTTAGAAACTAAGCCTATGTAAAATAATACATAGGCTCATTATTTATGTTTATTTTTCCTCAAACAAATATTTATCTTCTGCTGCTTCTGATACTTCAATATCAACTATTTTTAAATCATCATAGCTTACATTTCTACCTTTATCTGACATACATAAATCTTTATATCTTAATTCAGATAGTATATCTTCATCAAACATAGAGTGACTTACAATTTTATTGTATTCTCTACGATTAAACTTTTGCATCATCAATATCAGTCCTTATTTTTTTAAATAATTTACCAAATAATCTATTAAAAATCATTTATCAACAATATCTTAGTGAATCGATATTAGCAGCTATAATATTATTTTTAGCCAGACGTTTCAATTTTGCGTGTACCGCAGGAGCTGAAATATTACCTAATTTTTCTCCAATTTCTTTTAATGTATAACCCTGCATAACTAATTTAATAGCTCTTATTTCATCAGGTTTCAATAATTTCATTATTGTATGTAATACAGATTTAAGTTCTATTTTATGAAAACTTTCAGAAGCAGCTAAATCTTCCAAAACATTTTCTAATGTTAATTCTTCACCTTTTTCAGTAACAATGTTATTAGATTGCATTGAAATACAACCTTTCATACATTTCCTTTTTTGAGCATTTAAACTCAAATTAATGACATTAACTTGATTTTTCGCACATTTAATAAAATAAGTTTTAAATGTTGCATTAGTTTTATTTTCAGTATTATAATTTAATACCGCATTATATAGGGCAAAGTTCAATTCCGATTGATAATTTATATTTACTTCGTCCTTGCCTTTAGACATATTTATAATAATAGGTTCATAAATTTTATAAATTTCATTGAAAGTATCTTCACTTCTTGTTTTTTGATATTCTTTAATTAAACCATTAATTTTTTCTTCTTCTGACTTATTTTCTTTACTATTAAAAATTTTCTTAAAAATATCAATTAATTTTACTTTTTTCTTTTTATTATTTACAATCTTTAATCCGCTAAAACCAATGCTAATCATTTTTATCCTTCCTTTACTTTAAACCTATGTTCAAAAAGTTGTCTACACCTTTAAAAGGATTTTCCTTTTTTTCTGTATCTTTATTTGCATTTTTAAAAAAATCATCCATCCAATCAGGTGCTTTATCCTTTACACCCTCATTATAATCTTTTGTTAATCCATAGTTTTTATCCATAAAACCACCTACTTTACTCAATGCTCATAATATCATCAACGATATCATCATTTTGATTTTCTTCATCATTATTTTCTAATTCATCTATACTCTGTTGTAAATCTTCTATTTGAGGAGTTTCCTCAGTTGTATTAGAATTATCCTCTTGTGTGTTGTTATCTACTGTTTCTGTTTCATTCATAGCATCACTAAGCATTTGCAATGATTCATCAACAGGAGATTCAAATGGTGTTTTATCGCCTTCTTCATTTTCAGATAATTCTAAAATTTCTTCATTATTTTCAGGCAGTTCTAAAATTTCAAAATCCATTGGATTTGTTTCTTCTGTCTTTTCATTTATGGCTGTATCTAACTTATCATCAATATATAAATTGATAATTCTATCTAATCTATATGAACGAATAGCAGAATTTTCTTTATAACAATACACTAATATATTATTGTCTTTAGAAACATACCAACCATAAGGTAATATATTTCTCCAACCACTATTTTCATAATTTATTTTTACGACAGAATTTTGTATCATAGCATCAGTTAATATAATGGTAATATCATTAGTCCTAACATCAACATCTTTCCAATCAGCTGTTTTGGTAAGATGTGCCACTCTAAATAACTTCTGCTTATTATATTGTAATCGTTTTTGCTTTTTAACTTTTTTAATCAATCTTTTCATACCAATTCCCCTATATTAGTTATAGTTTATTTACTAAAGATATAAAGAAAAGATATTATTTTATATTTTAGAAAACTCTATAAGTTATTATGTTTTTTTAAATACTTTATTATAGATAATTTTTTAACAAATTTAAAATGTTTTAATTAATATGAATTTTACCATTCATGGGACAAAAAAATACTCTTAATTCATTTTTATTAAAAATTAAAACATATATAGTAATTTACTTAGATATAACTTCCCGTCCCATGGCTTGGGAATAAAATAAGTTAATACTTCAATGTAATTCTTTATAAAAATGATTTTAAAAGTATTTTTTCTTAACATAAGAATACATAAAAATTCATATAATATTTTTATAATTATAGAGTTTAATGTATATTTTTGTTCAGAACTAAAATTAGTATAGCACACACGAATTCTGTTGTCAAGTACTATTTTTACAAAAATATACAAAAAAAATAATATTTTCTAAAAATTATTGTAAATATTTAAATATTTTTTTTAAATTCACTAATAACTCTATTAGAAATATTGTAAACATTATTGCCATATATAACAGCTCCTGCTGCTCCTATATGACCACCACCGTTAAATACATTCATAACTTTTGCAACGTCTTTTGTATCTGACCTTGCTTTTATTTTTACATTATTGTTATCTTCAAGAAAAAGTAAATATGTATCAACACCATTAATATTTCTAATATAATCTATTAAATTGCTTGCTTCTTCATAAGTAGAACCTGCCTTTTTTATATCTTCTTTATGAACTATAAGATATAATAATTTATAATTATAATCAACATAAATTGATTGAAAACATATTCCCATAAGTTTTAATAATGAGAAATCTCTATTTTTATAAATTTGATTTACTGTTGTAATATCAGCATTATATTCTAACAACTTACTTGAAATATAGTGGGATTCAAAATTAGTACTATTATTTTGATAATTACCAGTATCACTTCTAATAGTTAAATATAAACAAGTAGCAATAAATGAATCTAATAAATTTTTATCTGTTTTATTTTCAAGTATTTTTATAATTTCATATAAAATCATACCTGTTGAGCTTACGTCATCAATATATATTATGTCAAAAATATTTTTAATAACGTAATTGGATATATGATGGTCTATTACAATCTTTCTATCTGCACAATTTAATGCTTCTTCGTAAATTCTATCTATATCTGAACAATCTAAAACAATTAAAACATCATAATATTTTTTTGGAACTATTACTTTATTAACTCTTTTCTTACCTACAATACTTGCATAATGATTTGGTACTTTATTTTGCAAAACAACAAACACATCTTTATTTAATTTCTTAAATACTTCTTCTAGTGCTATTAACGAACCTAACGCATCTCCATCAGGACTGTTATGTGCCATTAATAAAAAACTATTGTTATCCAAGATAATATTTATTATTTCTTCCATATCCTTGGTTTTTTGAAAATTACCCTCGCTACACATACATCCTTTACTTTCTCCTTCTAAATTTATTTACTAAATAAATAAATTTTTAAACAATTAAAATAATTAAAAAATATGGATAATAAATATATCCGTATTTTAACAATAAAAAACAATTAGTTTTTAATGTAAATATAATGAAAAATAATATCTGCTTTTCTATGATTTTTAAATATTTGTTTTAATAAAGTACGATAAGGATGATTTGTTATATCAATTAATATAAATAAATACTCCATTACATCTAAAAATTCAACTAATTCTTTTGAAAATTGAGTATATGCCAATTCATATTGAATTTGTTTCATTTGATGAACATTAAATTTATCTACAATAATAAGATTAAGTGCCATATTATACTCTATGACATCATTTAGAATAGAAATATTACTTGTTAAATTCTTTCTTAAATAAGTACAATCTGGTATTTCTTGTTTGATTGTTTCATATTTTCTTAATGTATGTTTTATGCTTTCTCTTACTGTTTCATATTCTTCTGTTCTTTTTTTATTATATTGAACAGCTTTATACATAAAAGCACATACTATAATTACAATTATAAAAAACCCCAAAATATATACTCCCACAACCACTCCCCCATTAATAAGAACTAATTTAATAAAAATTTTATTCTTATTATTTAGTTATTCTTTTTAATAATATAGCCGTCAATAAAATTTATACGTCAATTCTATCAATAAAAAAGCAAAAAGAAGATAAAATACCTTCTTTTTGCTAAGAGATTTAAATATAATTATTTATAAATTACTCTTTATCATACAAAGCTTGTCTAATATCAATAAGTAGATTTAAAATATGTTTCATCCACTCTAAAATTACAACAATAAGCAAAATAACTAATGCTGCTATTGCAAAGCAAAGAACCTGACCATTTATATCTAAATTTAGGAATTTTGTTCCCCAAAAAGCAATAATACAGAAAATACCTGCAAGAATTTCAAAAAAATCAAGTTTCCTTGCAAATCTTCTCATTTGAGAGATTCTATTCTTCTTAACTCTTTTATCCTTTTTGATTTTCTTATTTTGTGCTGGTGGTACTTTAATAGGTGGTTGCATAAAAAACACTCCTTCTTCTTAATTAAGCTTCTTCTTTAATATCATTAACTAAATTTTCTCTCACAAAATCTTCTGTAATGGTAATTGTATAAACTTCTTCTGATGGGGATGTAAACATTACATCTTCCATAATTTCTTCCATAATACTTCTAAGACCTCTTGCACCTAAATCACGCTTAATTGCAATGTTAGCAATAAGTTTAAGTGCTTCGTCTGTAAAGCTAAGTTCAATATCATCAAGTGCAAATAACTTCTGATATTGAGATACAAGTGAATCTTTAGGTTCTGTCAATATTCTAACAAGTGCATCTTCTGTCAACTTATCAAGAGTACTAACAATAGGAAGTCTACCAACAAACTCAGGAATCAATCCATATTGAATTAAATCTTCTGGTTGTAAATACTTCAAATATTCTTCATCATTGGTTATAATACTCTCCTTATTAAAGCCAATAGTTTTCTTACCCAATCTCTGTTTAATAATCTTTTCAATACCTTGGAAAGCACCGCCACAAATAAATAGGATATTACTTGTATCAATCTTTATAAATTCCTGATTAGGATGTTTTCTGCCACCCTGAGGTGGAACATTCGCAACTGTACCTTCTATGATTTTAAGTAAAGCGTTCTGAACGCCCTCTCCACTTACATCTCTTGTGATAGATACATTCTGCGTTTTCCTAGCAAGTTTATCTATTTCATCAACAAAGATAATTCCTCTTTCTGCAAGCTGTACGTTACCATCTGCTGCTTGAATGAGTTTTAATAATATATTTTCTACGTCCTCACCTACATCAATTTTTGTTATCTTAAAGGCTTTTTATCCCTTAATTCTGGAACATTACATTCTTCAATACTAATAGAGAACGCTTGTGTATTAGTATCTATCGTATGTCAATTCATACTCAGTTCAGCATAGCTTTTCACCCTCGTTTTTACGTTAGGTCAAATAGTGAAGCTACTTCTATTTGAGAATACCCTTTATGTATTCGTGGTGCGACCTCGTGGAATATTATATTCATCATTCATAATTTATAAATGATGGTTCAATTCTATGCGTTGTACGTGTATAACCTTTTAAAATTATACTTCCGTTCTGATTGAAATAACCAAATTTTCCCAGATTCTTGTCACACTTTGCCTATTATATTTCTATAATAGCGAGCTAATTCTTGCTTTATGTATATTTTTTATACATAGGTTAGTTTTTTTAAGCAAGAACAGTCAACCCTGCTTCTGTTAATGAAGTTGCATCAGCAATTGCAAAAGGTAAATCTAACATTTTTGCTATTGTTCTAGCAATTAATGTCTTGCCACTGCCCGTTGGACCAAGAAGTAATACATTACTCTTTTGAATCTCATCGCCCATTATACTACTTGTAATTCTCTTGTAGTGATTGTATGTAGCAACAGATATTGTTTTCTTAGCTTTATCCTGACCAACAATATAATCGTCAAGAAAAGCCTTTATTTCAATAGGCTTTGGAAGTGCTTTTGCAATTTTAATAGCTTCCTTAGCTTTATTGTCACCATTTTCTTCAATCATTTGAGTTTCATTTATTAAAAGCTGATGTGCTTCGTTTAAACAACCAGAACAAATACATACATTTTCATCAAGAGGACTTTGAATTAAAAATCCATCTGTAAGCTGTTCGTCTGTCTTACCACAAAATACACATTTTGATAAATCTTCTGTATCTTTTGTTTTCTTCGCCATCGTCACATACCCCCTTATTACTTAGGTTCAATAATTTCATCAATCAAACCATACTCTTTAGCTTCTTCTGCTGTCATAAAGTTATCTCTTTCACAATCTTTATGAATTTTATTAAGTGTTTGACCTGTAAAACTAGATAAATGTTTTTCTAATCTATCTCTACACTTCTTTATATTTTCAGCTCTAATCATGATATCAGTTGCTTGACCTTGTGCACCGCCCAATGGTTGATGTATCATAATTTCAGCATTAGATAAAGCATATCTCTTTCCCTTTGTACCACCTGCAAGTAAAAATGCACCCATACTTGCAGCCATACCCATACAAATAGTGGAAACATCACAACTTAATGTTTTCATTGTATCAAATATAGCCAATCCAGCAGTTACTGAACCACCTGGTGACATAATATATATATTTATATCTTTTTTCGGGTCTTCTGATTGTAAGAATAATAATTGAGCAACTACAACAGAAGCCAAATTATCTGTAATTTCTTCTGTAATCAATATTATTCTATCTTTTAAAAGTCTACTGTAAATGTCATAAGACCTCTCACCAGCACCTTCTTTTTCAACTACAATAGGTACTAACATTATTAGTTCCTCCTTTGTTTTTTTGTTTTGCTTAATTATACCATATTTTTTATAAATAATCAACTTTTTTTTACAAAAAATACGGTATTTTTTCTAAATTCTATAAAAAATTTATTTTTATATCTTTTTATATACAAAAAAGAGAGTTTTATTAAACTCTCCTTAATTTATATCTTTGGACAATTCTTCTTTAGATAATCTTTCTTCGATTATTTCACAATACTCTTTATTTATTTCACATAATATATAATTTCTATTTAATTCAGAAGCACCTACTCCTGTTGTACCACTACCTGCAAAGAAATCTAATACTATATCATCTTCATTACTATGTTTCTTTATTAAATCTTTTATTAAAGATAATGGCTTTTGAGTAGGATGTTTAGTTCTTTCCTTACCGTGTACTATTGGAAAATAATATGTATCTGCTACTTCTGAATTTTCAGATAAATAATATTCTGCATTATCATAATAAGAATTAAAAGTTGGTTTTGACTTCTTTACGAAAGTAACAAAAAACTCTTTCGCATTAGATAAATAATTAATTTTAGCATTTACAGGTACAGGATTAGTTTTATTAAATATACCTAACCTTGGTTGCTTAAATTTTATTTGTTCAGCAGTTTCTTTTACTTCTTGCATTTTCCAAAAATCATAAAACATTATTAAAGTGCCATTATCTTTTAATATTCTATAACTTTCAGATAATATATTTTGAAGATTTAATTCTCCTTTATCCCAATCACCAAAATCTATTTTATGTTTTCCATATTTATTTTTCATTTCATCATTTTTAGCACCTTGGGTAAAATGACTATCACGACTAATTAAATATGGTGGGTCTATAAGAATTAAATCTATTGAATTTTTATCTATTGTTTTTAATAACTCTAAACAATCCATATTATAAACTTTATTTATTTCCATTATTTTTCCTCACGTTAAACTTTTATGTATGAATATATTTTCAGTTACACTAAATTTGTTATTAACATTAATACTTCTATTTACATCTTTTTCCCATATAGAAACAAAATCATCAGGTGCTTCTTGTTCGCTAACTAAAACAATATGGTCTTTACTCCATTCTCTTATCTTATTCCAAAAAGCATCATAATCAAAATTCTTATCTATGTAAAACTTTTTAGTATTTTTATACGGTGGGTCACAATATACTAAACAATCATCAGGAAGAATTATATCTTTATAATCTTTATTTATAAATTTAATATCTTTCAAATCAGGAGCTTGATTAAGTAAATTATCTTTACTTTCTCTATAATAATCTCTATACCTTTGACCTTTTTTAGTCTTTTCATAACCTGACTTTGCATATCCACCATCATAAAAACGACCATTATAAGAAGCAAGAAAACCAATATTGCCAATTTGCCAATCAGTAAATGTAGAATTGTCATTATTATAAAAAGCTGTTCTTGCTTTATCATATAAATCTTTATCTACTGATGAATATAATTCTCCACCGTCTTTTACATAATTTAATAGTGCAATTAAATATTTGTTTAAATCATAACCAATTTTATTTTTACAATTTATTTTATCTATTACATTTGCACCGCCACAAAAAGGCTCAATATATGTATCAAAATTACCTTTATCAATATATTCCTGAATAATTGGTATTATTTGTTTTGCTATTCTACTTTTACTACCAAAATATTTCATAAAACAAGCTCCTCAATTCTTTTTTTAGCTATATTAAAATATTCATCATTTTTCTCAATGCCTATAAACTTTCTATTAGTATTTAAACAGGCAACTCCTGTGCTACCTGAACCCATACAACTATCTAATACAATTGCATTTTCATTAGAGAAAGTTTTTATTAAATCTTCTAATAACTTAATTGGTTTCTGAGTAGGATGTAAATTAGAAGTTAGACAATCTCTTTGATATTTCCAAACTTGTGTAGGATATCTCCACCCTGTATCTTTATATTCAAATACTTTCTTTTCATTATCATCAGTTAATTTTCCTAATTTACCATTCTTTACTTTATTGCTTCTCGGTTTACCATCATATTTAATCATTTGAGGATTGTAAATACATTGTTTTTTATAAAAGATAGAAATAGTTTCAACAGTTTTTCCTACTCTTTTTTTAACTTGATTTATATTAGTTAATCTTTCTTTTTCCCAATAAATATCATACTTGTAATTTTCTAAATTACTTGTTCTTAATAAAGAGCTAAAAGGTTCTTGCCCAAATAAAACAATAGGTGTATTATCTTCTGTTAATTTATTATATCTATCCCATAAATCTTCAAAAGGAATTAAAATATCCCATTTACATTTTGTTGTTTCATAAGGTAAATCTGTTAAGATTAAATCAACTTTTATATTATTATTTATTAAATTATTCATTACCTCTAAACAATCACCGTGAAATAATTCATAATTACAATTTTCAAACATCTTTTAATCTGTCCTTTGCAATATCAAAATATTTTTTCTCTTTCTCTATCCCTATGAAATTCCTATTTATATTTAAACAAGCAACACCCGTACTACCACTACCCATACAATTATCTAATACAGTCATATTCTCTTTAGTAAATGTTTTAATTAGATATTCTAATAAATCAATAGGTTTTTGAGTTGGATGAACTCTATGCTCTACTGCGTTAAATTTTAAAACAGAAATAGGGTGTTTTTCTTCATAGGTTTTGAAATTATCTTCTGTTTTGTAATTATGTAATAAGTCTGCTTTACCATTATTATAAATTTTAGCATTAGCTTTTCTTACTTTTTCTCTTTTTTCCATTATTGGAAAATAATTTATTTTAGCACCATTTTTAGTATAACAAGCCTTTGCTTTGCTAAAAATCATTATGTTTTCGTGAACTCTACCACATTGATAATTCATCAATTGAAAATTACTTGGTTTTTGTTTTTGCCATACATAATCATATCTATATAAATTTAAATTACTCATTCTACACATACTTGAAAATGGTTCTTGTCCGAATAAACAAATTACACCTGTATTCGTTATTATCCTTTCATACTGTTCCCATAACTTATCAAATGGGATAATTACATCCCATTTACAAGCTGTTGTTCCATAAGGCAAATCACAAAGAATCATATCTATACTTTCATCAGAAATATCTTTCATTTTTTCTAAACAATCATCATTGTAAATTTCATAATTACTCAATGTTTTTCTCCTTTAAAAAAATCATCAATTCTTTTTTTAGTTATATTAAAATATTCTATATCTTTTTCAATTCCTATGAATTTTCTATTAGTATTTAAACAAGCTATTCCTGTAGTTCCACTCCCCATACAGCTATCCAAGACTATATCATTTTCATTAGAATATGTTTTAATTAAATATTCACATAAAGCAACAGGCTTTTGTGTAGGGTGTAAACAACAAGTTTGTTTATCAGAAGCAAATATTATTACAGAACGAGGATATCTATCTGTATTACCACCTTCATAAACAGAATCTTCTTTCACCTTTCCATATACTTGTGTTTTATTACAAACTGTTGCTTTTCTTACAGCTCCGTGTGCAGGATTACACCCTTGGATTTTTTGAGGATTGTATGTAGGCAATTTTTTATAAAATACTAATATATTTTCGTGGGCTTTCATAGGCATTTTCTTAGCATTTAAATGTCCTGTTGCTTGTGTCTTTTCCCATATCCATTCATATCTCAACATTTTTAAGTTAGAACAACCCAATATCTTATCAAATGGTGTTTGTGCAAATAAAAGAATAGCCCCATTATCTTTAATAATTCTATTATATTGTTCCCATAATAAATCTAATGGTATAATTGAATCCCACTTACAATTAGTAGTACCGTATGGCAAATCAGTTAATATCAAATCAATAGATTTATCATCAATATTTTTCATTCGTTCTAAACAATCATCATTATACAATTCATACTCATTCATCATTTTTCCCTTAGAAAGTTATTCACATTATCAACATAGTTATCAACATTGTATGTTAATAGGTGTTAATAAGTCTATTTTTATCAACATAAGAAATTATTTTATTTTTCAAACTATGTTAATGAATGTTGATAATGTTTATAACTAGCATATTTATCAACACGTTATTAACATACTTATTCGAGTACATAGTACTCATTTGAGGCACTTATCAACATTTTGGGGTATCCCCTACTACTACTATATATTAATCATTAATAATCATGTATATATATATTAAATTATACTATAGTGATTCATATTAGTATATCTATATATATTAAATTAATATATAAAATAATTAATATATACATGTATGATTATTCTTTAATATATTAATAATTAATTATATATTAAAGGTTATATATATACTAATCTATAATAATATATATAAATAATTATTAATAATTAAATATAAAAAATTAAAACACAAAGATTTATAAAATAAAAATTATAGAATGACGGACAGATATAGTATAAAATCAATAGCTCTTATTAATTTTCAAAATGTATAGCTGTATTTTACACATAAATGCCCTTATTTTTGATTTTAACATACGTAAACAATAAATTCTACAAGCGTATACATATATCGTCTAAAAACGCCATTTAAACGCAAAATAAGATAGATAGTATATGTATTATAACCCTAATAATCTTGATATTATAATAATTAAAAAGAGAGTAGTTTTATCTACCCTCTTTTTTTTATTAACTAAAAATTTTATATTTAATATTATTTGCAATACAATATTCAATTTCTTTAGTGCAACCTGTACTATTTGTATAATCACCAAACACCCACATTTGTTCACAGCAATCTAACAAATCAAGACAGAAGTCTAAACCTCTATCATAAGAAACGGTTGTATACATAAATCCGAAACAATGAACAGGAGAAACAAATGTATATTCATCATATTTCTTTGCCAAACTATTGATGATTTTTTCTATATCCTCAATATTTTCTTTTTTATCTTGATAAGGGTGACTTATATAAATTAAATTCTTTTTACAATTTCTAACCTTAAATTTATTTGTTAAACTAAATAATTGACTTCTTTGCTTACCTGTTAAATTTAAATCGTCATCAGCAGCAATAGCATTAACAATAAAATTATAAATCCATAATTTTAATTTTTTCATCATTCATTTCCTTTCTTTTTATAAATTTATGTAAGTAATCCACAGTATAATAATTTGTAATAAATGAATTAACTGGTCTTGAATAAGATTTATTTTATATAAATTGGCTTTTGCATTATCAGTAAGGCAATGTATAATTATCGTTAATATAAACATAAACGAAAAATCAGAAACATCTACTGAAATATTAAATAAATACATATAAATTAAAATTGGTATATGTATCATAACAGTCCATGAAAACGAATGTACAAGTAATATTACAACATAATCATATTTATACGTTTCATTAGAATTGTTTTTTATCCACCAAGTCTTTTGTTTGGCAGAAGCTAACCACCCTTGTAAATGAAAATCTTCTATTACGTGAAAAAATAAAATACTTATTAAAAAAATAATTTCTCTCATATATTAAACCTCTTATTTATATCTTGCTATTTCTATGTTTCCAATATATTCAATAGAAATATGCAATCTTACAAAATCTTCTCTACATTCTTGATTTTTACTTAATTCGTAAAGTTCATAAGCATCTTTAAAATTATCAAATCTTCTTTCATCATAACAAGCTCCGTTATAATCGTCAGAATGAAAAGTAATAATATAACTATCCACTTTAAAATCTTTACTTAGTAAAATATTTTTATCTACATTAAACAATGCTTTAGTAAAATAACATATTATATAATATAATCTTTTTATATCTTTTTTTATCCAAGTTATATATTCTTTAGTTGTTAGTTTGTATTTCATTATTTATATTCCTCTCAAAATTTATTTTTAGAATTTATTTAACCATTCCTCAACAGGCTTTTTGATTACATTACCACTAATATTACCTTTAGTCCTACCTTTCGAAAGTAAATAAGTATTTTTGGCATTATCTAACTCAACACCTTCTGATATATAAATAGCAAAATCATTTATGTTTTTTAACTTATCAATCAATTCATAAATATCAAAACTATCTTTATATTTTGTCGTGTTTGAGTACGGTGGGTCAATGTAAATAATCGCATTGTTATCTAAATTAGAAAAAATATTTAATATATTAAAAATATCATCATTGTATGCAACAATCTTACCACTTAAATTATTTACAATATTTTCTACCCTTTCAAATAATGTATCAACCATTGGCATCATAGGGTTGACAGGACTTTTCCTATTACTATTTTTAGTAGGTTGCCAATAATTTCTAAATGTGTTATTCTTCCATTTATCGTCCTTTATATAAATTTGTTTGCTACCAAAGCTACCTGCTTGCAATAATAAATATTGATATACTAATTTTTCTTTATCGATAGGTAAATTACTTAATTGTTTTAAGTAAAGTTGTATGTATTCTTTATCAGGTAATTTATCTATTTCTTCTTTAAAAATATTTAAATCAAATTTATTTTTAGAAACATATTCATAGAAAAGTCCAAAAATATTTATATCAATCATTGTAATGTTATTAGGATTAAAGTTATTATTTATTAATTCTAAACTAACAGCTCCGCTACCACAACAAATATCAAAAAACTTTGTATTTTTATCAATATTATTTTCTTTATATATAATATCTACAATTTGTTTTGCAAGTCTTTGTTTACCGCCTTGATAAGAACAAGGTGGAATTAAATTATTCATTAAATCACACTCATTTCTTAAAATTTATTTTTCTAATAAAAAATACTTGACAAACAGAAAATAATATGTTATTATAATATTGTAAGTTTTTAAGAGCTATTTTTTATAAGCACCTTTAGTTGGTGACTTCGGGCGATTTACCGTCCGAAAGGTGAGGGTAGTTCACTTCACATATCGTTCAATACTTGCGATAGAACTTTAAGACTTGCACCGCTTTGACCTAAGAAGCCCACCACTCACCAAATTCAATATTATAGTATAAATACTTTTTATTTTTTAGTTTTTTAAATTCTGTCGATGTATAATAATGTAAAATTACTAAGAGATAGACAGAAAGTTTGAAAACACTTTATTTACTTATGTTTTTGTGAGAATAAAGTAAATGATGAATAAAAAATAATGTTTGAAAATAACTTTTCAATGGAGGTAGACAGATTTGATACTTGAAATATCAATAAAATATACTACTGTATACTAAACGGGTATTGATACTAACATATTGGAAAGTAAATATTCTTATTACAAATCGATTTATGATATTCAAAAATAGTATTGATACTAACATATTGGAAAGTAAATACTTTAAAAGAATACATAACTTGGATAAAAGAAGGTATTGATGTTAATATATTTGAAAGTAAATGGTTACAACTTGTGATTGTAGGCATACAGTACTTTTGTATCAATATTACTGTATTAAAAAATAACAACAATTGTTAAGCATTAACATTTAAAAACTTACATATAAAAAGAGGCATTTAAGCCTCTTATTTTATTTCAGGTATATTATTTTTTAAAACATCTATAATATGAAACTGCTGTATCTTTCTCGCAGCAATACAATTTAAATAACTTTTCCAATCAAAATTACTTAAAGTATTTATTATTTCTTTTTTTAATTTATCATTATTTATTTTTATTTTATACTCCGCAGAATAATGTTCGTTATCTTTTAGTATCTTACCTGCACAACCATTTCCCCAATAACACATTCTTATATCGAAATCTAAATCTTCATAACCTTTTTTATCTTGTCTATAAATAGTTATATCTTTTAATTTACTACTTTTCTTTTTATTTAAACCATTTTCAGGTCTTTTGTAAACATTAAAGCAACAATGTAAATCAATATTTGAATATGTTCTTATTCCCAAATCCTCACTATAAATCAAATCAAATTCATATAAAGAATTAGTATTGTTTAATTGTGAAATAGGTAATATAAAGGCTATATAATCTGCAAGCTCTATTGATTTCTTATAGAATTTTTGAGCTAAAGACATATTTCTACCATACGGAGGATTGCCTATTATCATTCTACCTTTCTTGTAAGAAAAATTTAAAATTAAAAAATCTTGTTCAATAACTCTTTCGTGTTCAGGAAGAATATCTATTGCTAAATAATCTTTATTAAAATATTTAATAAACGCTCCTGCACCTGCTGACGGTTCTATATAACTAATTATATTATCAACACCTATTATTTCATTTGCTTTTTCTACACAGTATTTTGCTAAATCATCAGGTGTATAATATTTATCGTTCTCTATCTTAGCCATATATTACCTCTACTTTTTCCTTTCTACTGTTACAATCGTATCATTATGCCAACCGCCATGTGGTACTAACAAAATTTCTTCTATTTCAAAACCATATTTTTTACCAATGCCGCCAGAGTTCCAACAACAAGTTATCACTATACCATTTTGTTTTACTATTCTTCCTATTTGCTCTTTTTGAAGTGACCAGTAAGAAGCTTGTGTTGTTTGCATATTTACTGTTTGTCCTAATTTTTTATAACATTCAGAAACCTGCCGTGGAGAATAAGGTGTGTCATATAATACTGTATCAATAGAATTATCTTCAAATATCTTTAAAAAATCAGTAGCATCTAAATGATAATCAGTATCGTGAGATATATCTAAATCATTAGTAATAGTTGCAATTTTACTATCATTAGCGAAAGGGTCTATAATTTTACCAAATGCGTATTTATCTATAATCTCTTTAATAGGCTTTATTGAAAAAGTTTTGCTGTTAGGCATTGACCAAACTCTATTTATAATCATTTTTATGTATACCACCTTTCTTTTTTATATTTTTTATATCTTAAAAATTTTATTCTTTCTCATTTTCTTCATTTTTCTTCTTTACAAACTCTTTATATTTTCTTGTATAATCATAAGCGTCTTTAAAGATATTATTTACAGCTTTATATAGTTTAGGTTCATATTTTTGAATTATTTCTAATTCAGCTTCAAAATCTTTTGCATAACTACAACCACAACAACCTGTTCTTCGTAATCCATATTTCAAATAACAATCACTAAGTGTAATTTCAAAAAAATCATTGTATTCTTCTTTATCTTTATTGGTATACCAAAATACAGGTCGGTAGTTATCACAACCATCAGGATTTTCATCAAAACAATTTTTATATGCAACAGCTCTCGCTCCACCTTCTGCTTTTCTTACACCTATAATACTTAAATCATAATTTAAATCCTTTATTAATTTATGAATTACATTTTTCTTAGCGTGAGTACAACAAAGATTTGATATTTGAAATGTTGGTGGATTTTCTATTAAAAATTCTTTTAAATATTTATTCCAAGAAATGTTGAATGATTTATATTGTTTCATATTGCACCACCACATTAGTGCCATTTTACAATTTGGATATTCTTCATATAATTCATCAAATGATTTATCTTCCCATTTAAATCCGTGTTTTTGCAATCTCTGCATATATTCACTAACTTGTTTGCTTATAAATGGTTGTCCGTATTTTTTACAAGCAAGTGGAATAGATTTTTTAGGTTTATGAATTTTTATTTCTATATTATATTTATCTTCTAAATATTTAAAATGGTCTTTTGTCGCTTGATATTCTAGCCCAGTATCAAACCACACATAAGTTATTTTATTATCTATATCACATCTATAACAAATATCTAAAACAATATCGCTGTCACTACCACCTGATATAGAACAAACAATATTTTTATAATTAGGATTGTTTATAATTGAATATGCTCTTATATAATTATCTAAAATGGTTTGATTCTTAGGACAATTATTTAAAATATCATCAATTGTTTTATATTTTTCTATCATAACAAATAACACCTTCCTTCTTATGAAAAAATATATATAAAATGTTGCTTATATAATAAAAAGGCTCACAAAATCTTAATTCGTGAGTCTAAAAAATATTAATAACATCGTTTATAATATTTGTTTTCAAAATATTCCTTTCCACTTTGCGTTAATGGAGTTATACCACTTACCCTAATTAATACTTCATAATTTTCTAAAAACTTTTCTTCTCTAGGAAATAATGGTTCAAAGTAAGAATAATTTTCACTTTCTTTCCAATAAAAAAATGTTCTATATTCTTGATACTCCATTGATTTTACAACATCATAACTATGAAGTCCACAAAATTCAGCACACTTTTTTAAAGAATCGAAAATCATATATTCTTTCTTTTTTCCATTTATATACAAAAGCAACTTACATGGTATGGAAACGCTATTGTTGAACTTTGATTTTTTCTTATAAAAATATCCATTAGGATTGTTGTAATCTTTCTTTGTGTTATTATTACTTTTATTCTTTTTAGAAATATTTTTATAAAAAGTTTTATTTAAAATAAAGTCAGGAACATATCCTTTTTCCTTATACTTTGTAAACGTATAATCCTGTTGAGTTGTTGGTTCTTGTATAACTTCTTTTATTTGATTTTCTTTTAATTTCAAACAAGTATTTTCTCTTTTTAATTCCTCTAATTCTTTCATCAATTTCATATTTAAATCAAATGTATTTTTTAATGTATTATTCTCTTTTGTTAATTGTTCTAATTTCTTTTGCAAAATTATATTTGTTTGTTTTAAAGTTATTATTTCTTCTTGTTTCTTAAAATCATATAACTGCCAGTCATCTCTAATTGGGATAAAACTACTAATTCCCCAATTTGCTTTTTTAATATTGAAATATTCATAAGTTTTATATAAAGAAATATAATGAGCTTCCATATATTCAGCATCTGTTCTTGTTTTTATTCCTTCTTCAAGATACTCTATTTTCCATTTTTTACCAACGCACCATTTTTCATTGTTATGTTCTTTTATTCTTTGATATAAGCTTCTATTTTCAGACCATACAATCCCCACGTATTTGATTATATTATCTTCTAAGTCTGTATAGCGATATACATATCCCAAAACTACCCATCTCCTATGTTTTTCTTATAACATAATAAAAAAGAGAAAAGCGGTTAAACTTTTCTCTTAGATAATTATTTTATATATAAAACATCATAATCTATATTTTCACCCTTGGTTGCTTTAGTGTTTTCTTTTATACTATTTAATTTTATTTCTTGTAATATCCCCTTATTATTTATGATTGAAAAATCTTTATCAGTAATAAATATTTTATATATCTCGCCAGGACTTTTTGTAGTAAAGTTTATAGATTTAACGCCTTTTGCTATCCTACCTTTAACTAAAAACTCTTTTAAAGGTATTTTCTTAATCATATAATTATTTTCATTTATAGCATAAATAATTAATTGATTATTCTCATCATTACTTTTATCAGAAATAATAAAATCAACTATATTACTATCTTGTAATGACATACTACTTAATCCTTTACCGCCTGCTGATGTTTCTTTAAATGAATTAACAAAGAATCTATGTATTAAACCATCTTGTGAAGCAACAGTAATAACATTATTTTCATTATTATCTATTAAATCAACCTTTATTACATTATCTTCTTCGTCAATTTCCATAAGAGGAGCTGACTTCTTCTTATATTTAATCTTTTCAACAAAGCATTTTTTAATTAAGCCTTTCTTCGTCATAACAAAGATAATTTTTTTCATATTATTCTCTGTTAAAGGAATAATGGTTTTAATTGTCTGCTTATCTATTAATGAACTTATATTACCTAATAAATCGTTAAATTCTAAACAAATATATTTACAATTATTTAAAATCAATAATACTTTATCATTAGTATTTATTTTAACAGACTGTAAGAATATTTCAGATTTCTCCTTATAACCTTTTAATATCATTTCTTCATAAGTATCTACTTCATAATGTTTGATATTATTCTTATTAGTTAAGACTAACATTACATCTTTTTCAACACTCTGAACTATTTGAGTAGCAACATCATGGACTATTTCTGTTTTTCTGTTATCACCAAGGCGTTTCTTTAAATCTTTTAAATCATTTATTAAAACATTATTTAAAGAATTATCATTTGAAATAATATCTGTATAAGTAGCAATTTTATCTTTATACTCTTGAATAGTCGTATCAATATCTTTAGAAGCTAACTTAGTAATATTTCTTAATTTCATATCAAGAATTACTTCTGCCTGCTCATCCGTTAAATCAAATTCATCTTTTAATTTAACTTTAGCGACCTTATCATCATCAGATTTTCTAATAATATCAATTGCTTTATCAATATTAGTTAAAATCTTTTTATAACCCTCTTGAATATGAAGTTTCTTGTTTACTTTAGCTAACATATTAGTATATTTACTAATATATACTTCTTTGTGAAATTCAATGTACTTTTCAATTATTTCTTTTAAAGATAAAACCTTTGGTATTTTATCATCAATACATCTTAAAATATATGAATTAGATTTCTTTAAGTCTGTTCTTTTAAATAATTCAGATAAAACAATATCTACTATTGCTGTTTTATGTAATTCAACTACAATTCTAATACCTGCTTCGCCATTTGATTCATCTCTTATATCAACAACTCTCGGTACTTGTTTTTTATCTATACAGACTTCATATATTTTTTCAACAAGTTTAGGCTTATTAACAGTAGGTGGTATTTCGTGAAAAATTATTTGTGGATTCTTGTTTTCAGAATTTTCTTCAATAGTATACTTAGATAAGAATGTTAAACTTGCCTTACCTTCTGTATATAATTTTTCAATATTACCATCATCTACTAAAAGACTACCTAAAGGAAAATCAGGTGCTTTTATATATTTCATTATATCTTTTAATGTAGCATCAGGGTTCTGTATAACCTTTATAATACCGTCTATAACCTCTGAAAGGTTGTGTGACGGGAAATTGGTTGTATAGCCAACTGCAATGCCGTATGAGCCGTTTACAAGCAAATTAGGTAATAAACCAGGTAATACCTCTGGTTCTTCTGTTGTTTCGCTAAAATTGGGGTGAAATGGAACACATTTTTCTTCAAGACCACTTAATAATTCCATTGCATTTTTATGTAATCTGCCTTCTGTATATCTATAAGCAGCATATTGGTCTCCATCAAAATTTCCTGAGTTCTATCTGTTTTTATCATATAGCTTTTTATCTATATCTCTGGAGATTTCTCTCATTTTCATCAATATGTCAATTCATATTCAGTATAGCATAACTTTTTAACACGAATAAGCTCTGTTATTGTACTGTCCGTTAGTGCGACCTCTTGGAGAAATTATATTCTTAAACTCGCATTTAAGGTTCATTCTCTATGCGTTGCCTTTGACCATACTTTTAAATATAGCCTTCAAAATTTCTGATTAGGATGACTAAACCCTCCCAGCTTCATTTCGCACTCATAGTTCTAACCTACCTGACAGCTTCAGTTAGAACGGCATAATTTTTAACTAAGTCAAATTTTTCAAGATATAATTACATCTTTTATTAAAAATCATTGTCTACCATGAAAATCTATTAATGGATATTTTGTATTCCAAGGTTGAGCTAAATTTACTAAAGCTCCATAAGTACTCGTATCACCGTGAGGACTGTACTTACCTATTACTTCACCTACGATTTCAGCATTTTTTGTAAACTTTGAATTAGGAAATATCTTCTTTACATAAGTTGCATACAAGACTTTTCTTTGTATAGGTTTGCAACCATCTCTTACATCAGGTAAAGCTCTATCTGTAATAACTGACATAGCATAATTCAATGTTGAGTTCCTTATTGTTTTTGCTATAGGTACGTCATAAACTACCTCATTGGCTAACATTTTGTCAATATCGACTTTTTTTTCTTTTTTCTTAGCCATCTATTTTTACTCCTTCTAAAAATTCTATTTTAATTATTATTGCTTTTTGATTTTTATATTTTTCTTTTATATCAAAAATCTCTATTTCTTTAATATTGTTTTTATTATTTTTTATTAAAGCAGTTTTTGAAAAAGGAATATGACCTATAAAAAATCTTTTATTAACAATAATAGTTCTTTTTTGTTTGCGATATTCCAATCTATTTACAAAACAGCTTATTCCTTTTTTTGCATATTCAAATTCAACTTCTTGTTCAACGAATAATCCTCCAACAATATCACGTACTCTTTTTTCATTAGTACATACTAACTTTGTAAAAAAATCTTTTCTCAATTTATCCTTTGGTTGTCTTTTATTGTTTTTAGGGAATTTAGCTAATACATAATTATTGTATTCAATATCATAAGCAGTTTCCCAATTATTAGTATAATCAAATTCACCGTGATACCACGAATCAATTACTGGTAAATAAAAATCATTTTTTGCCAATTTTATTCCTCCTCTTTATAGTGCTTTTTATTTGTATTATACCATATTTTTTATTTTTTGTCAATAAAAAAGCACCTGTTAAAAGGTGCTAATGTTCTTACTTAATATAAATACTTTCATAAACAATACTATCTTTTGAATTGCCAATAACTCTTTTAAACGAAGAATTACCATTTTTTATGTATTCTTGTTTAGAATATACATCATTAGGAATACTTACTGTACTATTTTTATCTCCACTTATACCATCAAAACTTAATATATAATTACAAGGTATATTTCTTAAATAATCAAAAAATTCATCATAATCAATTCTTCCATAATACATACCTTTAGTATTATAATATGGTGGGTCTAAATAAAGAAAATCATTTTTATTAGGCTTTATTTTTTCATAAGAACAATTTATAAATTCAACATTATTATCATTTAACAAATGACTCCATTCATAAATAATATTTTTTAATGTATCAGGATTTATTCCATCTCTTGTTATATGAAAAGAATTATTAAATTCACCCTTTGCATTATATCTCGGCATACCATTTGTCGTAGTTCTCATAATAAACATAAAATCTAATGGATTATGTTCTTTATTTAATTTATCTCTTATTTCATTAAAGAAATTCTTTTTTCTTTCTTTATCATCGTCAATATTTAATTTATTCCATAACTCTCTATAATGTTCAGATACTTGATATGGTTGAGTTTTTATTAAATTAAATAAATCTATTAAATCTTTATTTAAATCACTACAAACATATTTATTTACTTTTATATCTGCATCTAATAATCTCCTCAACATAGAAGCTCCACCGCAGAATGGTTCATAATATGTATCTATTTCTTTAGGAAAATACTTTAATATTTCTTCTGCTTGACTTCTTTTACTACCCGACCATTTTATAACAGGTTCATACATACACTTAACTCCTTTTAATAGTTAGTTATTAATACTTCCATATCTTTAGTTTTATTAGTAGTTTTCTTATGATATGAACAATTATTATAATTAACATTAATATCGTGAACATTATATTTATCTTTCCATTCTTTTAATAATTCATTTTCATATTTCAAATTGTTTGATAATGCCCAACGAAAGCCTTTATTATCTAAATCATCCAATAAATCTAATAATTGTTCTTCGGATTGTTCAGTCCAACCATCACGTTCATTATATGTTGCGACAGAACCTAAATATGGTGGGTCACAATATATAAATGTATCATTTTCTAGTTCATCAAAATTAAATTCTTCAAAAGATTTGTTATCAAAAGCTATATTTTGTTTATGTAGTTCATTGCAAAACTTAATAAAATTTTCCTTTTGTGTTTCATTAAAATAGCTCCTATTCATTCCAAAAGCTATATTATATTCACCTTTTTTATTGAATCTTATTTGTGAATTAAAAGCAAAAGAAATCAATGTAAAAAGAATAATAGGATGACGATTTTCTTTATTATAATAATCTCTTAATTTTAAATATCCATCTTTATTATCTATTGTTAATTTATATTTCTTTATTAAAGAGTTTATATAATCAAGAGAATCTTCTGTTGTATTATTTGCTAAAAACTCTAACAATTCTACAACAGGAGTGTTTATATCATTGTATATATAATTGTTTGCATTAACATTAATACCTACGTTATATCCCCCCCGAATAAATCTACAAAGGTATTTATGTTTTGAGGTAATAATGGAATTATATCTTTTAAAATCTTATATTTACCACCCGTATATTTAAGTGGTGACTTTATATAATTATTCATAATTATTTACTCCTTATATTTTTAATATTTTTCATCACTGCAAATGTAAGAATTATCATATTGAGATTTATATAAATGTTCTGCCAATAAAGCACAGCAATTAGTTGTAATACCATTACCTGCTTGTTTATATAAATGAGAATCAACAATACCTATATTTATTGCCTTATCACAATCTTCAAAAGTAAACCCCTGTAATGCAAAACATTCTCTTGGCGTAAGTTTTCTTACTCTTGGTTCTCTATATACTTTTGGCATTCTATTTCCTCCACTGCAAGTATCTAAAGTAGGACAAATATAATCCTCATTATAAACTCTACCTGCTTGTGGATTAGGTTCTTTATCTGTACCATACATTTGAGCTATTTGTTTTAATTGAAATGTATCGTTTTTATCATTAGTAGTTATAAATTTTAATTTTTTCTGTGCTGCTTCACTTATGTAATATTTTTCATCAACTTCATTTTCCAAAACATCTTTTAATCTCATTCCATTATCAAATGGTTTTGGAAATGTAAACAATTTAGTATCAATATCTTTTCTAATGCAAATAACAAAAACTCTTTCTCTATTTTGTGGTACTCCACAACATTTAGAGTTTAATACATTATAATAAATATTAAAACCTAAATCGTCTAATATATCAATTAAATCTTTAAAATCATTTTCAAACCTTTTACTAAGTAAATTTTTTACGTTTTCGAACATAAGATACTTAGGTGTTTTATTCTTTTCTTTAGCAATTTTTAATAATCTTATATTTTCCCATAATAAACTACTTCTTGTATTAGAACCCTCTGTAAAACCTTTTAATTTTCCACATATTGAAATTGATTGACAAGGAAAAGAAATAGTCCAAAAATCAGCATAAGGTAAATCTTCAATTTTTGAAATATCACCTAAATTATTTGTTAATTTACAAGCAAGGTAATATTTCTTTAAATCATTATCTTTTACCTTATTCCAATTAAATGGTTTATTTTTATCTGCATCATATCCTAAATTTATTTTAGTTAAATGTTCAATCATTTCTTCTTTTGTTGGATAATCATAACTATCTACCATTTCATTAGTCATATCACAATGTATAGCAGCATAAGATAATACAGCTTCTTTGTATATATCAGAAGTATTTAATACTTCTATATCAAATAAATTACTCTTTCTCCATCCATATTCTTGACAGCCAATACCACTAAAAAGAATATTTGCAGTTAATTTAATTTTTTTCATATTACTCCCCTTTATTTATCCTATCTTTGGCAATATTAAAATAATGTTCATCTAATTCAACGCCTATAAAATCTCTATTTAAATTTTTGCAAGCAACTCCTGTTGCACCAATCCCCATAAATGGGTCAATAACTGTATCATTTTCTTTACTTGAATTACCAACTAATATTTCCATAAGCTCAACTGGTTTTTCTGTATCGTGCAAGTTCTTTCCATTCTCATCTTTTTTCTTTTTATTAGGAATAGATAAAATATCAGATGTACCACAATTATTTATTTTTACGCCTTTGCCTTTTCTAAAAAAGAGTATGTATTCAAATTGTGACATATAATACTGACCCATAATCTTATTGCCTTTATTCCAAATTAAGCATTTAATAAAATGAAAACCACAATTAGTAAAAGTATTAAGCATATTAATTAAATTAACGTGATTAGTCATTACATAACAATGGCTACCGTCTTTTAATATTCTAAAAAATTCAGGTGCATAATCTTCACATTTAATATCATTAAATTGAAAAACCTTACCTTTTTTATTTACATCTTTCTGCATCATACCACCACTATTACCTGCTGAACCTCTTGAAGTTACGGGATAGGGGGGGTCAGTAATCAATAAATCTATTGAATTATCTTCTAATCTATTTAAAACTTCTAAACAATCTTTGTTATATAATTTCATGTTTTATTTCCCTTCTAATTATTTTCTTTCTAAAGGCTTTTCTTCATAAAACCTTTCCTTTTCAAAAATATTTTCAAATCTTTCAGAATTAAATGGTTCTGAATACTCATCGTAAGGTTTTTTAAAAGAAATAAATTCTACCTTATCTAATTGCTCAGGTTTTCTAAAAAAATAATTATTTCCTAATTGTATTTCATCATTTTTAATATCTTCTGAAATATCTTCAATATCACGTTTAGGTAATTCAAAACAATTTATTTCAAAATCTTGAACACTATCTTCAATGTTTTCTTCTTCATCATAATTTTCATCATATTCTTCATAATCTTCGTTAATATAATCAACTGTTACATTCACTGCCTGAGTTAATAAAATACTATTTTTATAGTCTTCAATTCTATTACTTGCTTTTATGTAATAATTCTTATCCTTTTCTATTCCTATAAAATTTCTATTAGTATTAATACAAGCAATGCCTGTACTTCCACTGCCCATACAGTTGTCTAACACTAAATCGTTTTTATCAGTAAATGTTTTTATTAAATATTCTAATAAATCAATTGGTTTTTCTTGTGGATGTATTTTTTTACTTGGTTTAACAGTATCATAAAATAAAGTATTGTAAGGGTATATTTTTGAATTATTTTCTATTGTGAATTGAGGATTGTATTTTATTATATTATCTGATTTACAAGCTGTAGCTTTAGAAAATACAGATATATATTCTAAGTTGTTTAATGGCTGATAGTTACAATTCATAAAATTAGTTTTTGTATCTTTCACCCATACAAAATCGTATTTATACATTTTTAAGTTGCTAATTCTTAATAATGAACTATATGGTTCTTGACTGAATAAAACAATTACACCATTATCTTTAATTATTCTGTTGTATTGCTTCCATAACTTATTAAGTGGAATGGTCTTATCCGTACTATAAATATTATTATTTTTTATATCAGGTAAATCACATAAAATTAAATCTATTGATTTACTTGGTATATTCTTCATTTTTTTTATGCAATCACCATTTATTAATTCAACCATCTTTAATTTCTCCTGTTTTGTTGATATAATCTTTAAAGAAAAAAAGAACATTAACTTCACAATCAGCAAGGTATGTATCGTACAAATATTGTAACGGTGTATCTTTATCCATTAAATTGTTTAATATTTTAATATTAAAAGAAAACAAATCAAAACAATCAACTATACACTTTTTTACAAAATATTCATAATTATTATTTTCAATAGTTTTTTTACTCTTGCAAAATATAGAGTTTTTAAAAATATTTAGCTCCTTCTCCATTCTATTAAAAATAATACCTTGTTTTGTTTCAGCTGTCATTTCTTCACTTCCTTTTATACAAACATCTTATTATTTAATATTAAGAATCTTACTTTTTGTTAATTTTTGCAATAAAAAAAGGTATGTATAAAACATACCCTTAAAAATTTATTTTTTTTAATACATCCACTCTGCAACTATATCATCATACTTAACATTAGCATAATCTCTTGCACCTTCGGTTGCTTCGTATTCAATTTCTTCACCTTCTAATGCGTGAAGCAAATCAATATATTCATCAAAGTAGTCCTCAACTGCTTCTATATAAGAACAATCATTTTCTTTTACATATTCTTCAATTTCTGCAAAATCTTCTTCTGACAAACTATCTTTTAATTCCGCTTTAAAATCTTTATCGCTAATTACAAGTTCATAATTAACATTTTCAATATTACACAAATCTATTACATCTTCTCTACTATTGAAAGAAGTTCCACCTTGTGGCTGTGTCCATACTTCTACATTACCTTCGTCATCGATACTAACAGTTGCTTTGAGGTCTGAACGTCTTATTGTTATAGCATAAGCTTCTGCTATTGCATCAATAATTTTATTTTCATTTGCTTCAATTATTCCTAACCAAGAACTTTCTTCATTATCTGCTAATCTTTTCATTTTTATTATCTCCTTTTTTATTAAATAAATAATACATGTTATTACTTTTTTATAATTATATTATACTACACTTTTATATTTTGTCAAGTGTTTTTTAAAAATTCCATTCATCATCACTAACATCTTCTACTGTATCTATCTTAACAATAGATTCTTTAGGTAATTCTTTATAATATTGATTAGTTTTTCTATTGCCTATTTCAATATCAGATTGAGTTTTTAATAACACATTCATTGTTTGCTTAATAACAGATGGAGATAATTCTTTTACATTTAAAGTAACTAATGTTTTTGCCCAGTCAATAGTTTCTGAAATAGACGGAGCTTTTTTTAATTTATCATTTCTTATTTTATCTACAAACGTAACTATCTGTGATACTAATAAATTATTTATATTAGGAACGTGAGCTAACACTATTTTTATTTCTTCTTCTACAGATGGATAATCGATATATAGAAATAAACATCTTCTTTTAAATGCCTCTGAAAGTTCTCTTTTATCGTTACAAGTAATAAAAACCAATGGTTTATTCTTAGCTTTTATTGTTTTATTCTCAGCTATTGATATTTGTTGTTCTGCAAGAAACTCTAATAAAAAAGATTCAAAATCTTCATCGGCTTTATCTATTTCATCAATTAACAATACTTCTTTCTTATCAGATGTAATTGCTTTATATAATGGACGTGGAGAAATAAATTTTTCTGAATATAAATCATTCTCCATAGCTTCCCAATCTTGATTATTCTTATTAGCTTCAATATATAATAATTGTTTTTGATAATTCCAAGAATATAATGCTTCTTCTGCACTAAGTCCATCATAGCATTGTAATCTAATGGGGTCTGTACCATTCATTAAAAATGCTACCTGTTTAGCTATCTCTGTTTTACCACAACCAGGTAAACCTGCAAGATTTATAGGTCTATCTAACTTATATGCTAAATAAACAATTAAAGCTAACTCTTTCGTACATATATACCCATTCTCATTTAATTTTTCATATAATCTCTTAGGAGAGCTAAATATATCTAAATTTTGTTTATCACTCATTATCTTACACCTCAATTATTTAAATCTATATATAAATATATATTAAGAAAGTTTATTAAAATAAATATTATTAAAAGAAAGGAAGTGTTTTTAAATGCTTAAAATATATTTTGGAAGTCATAAAGACGAAATATATAATACAGATTTATATTTTAATAATTCTTATAAAGATAAATGGTTTTCTGATAATTTTGTAAAAAGAATGATTAAAGAAATAGATAATTCAGAAGTTATAGATAATAATATTATAAAAAACGATATTTTAGGTACATTTTCTCCTATAAATCTTTCTATGGGAGTAAAAACATTAATACTTATTTACTCTAAACCTAAAATGATTTTTAATATTTCTAATTGTGGAGATAATTGTATTCCTTTACTTTTTAAAATAGCTAATAATAAAGATATAACTGTTTGTTTACATCATTTTTTAAGTTTACCTAAAAATAAATCTGTAAAAGTAATTAATGATAATAAGAGGAAAATCATTTCTGACCCTATGGAGTTTTTATTATTAGCCAATGAGTATTTAAGAAAATAAAAAAGAGAGGAAATTATCCTCTCTTTAAATTATTCAATAGGTCTTATTATTACACTACCTTCTCCAAAACCAATTTCTTCTGTACTATTATCTGATTTAATAGCAACAATAGAATTATTCTTTATCTGACAGCTTCTCCATCTTTCTGTTATTGTGGATAAATAATTATTATCTTCGTCAAATACTTCAATAGCAAAAGTTTTTGAGCTATATACATAAACAGTAGAAGCACAAGCAATAGCACCGCCAATTAGAAAGACAAGAACATAAAGAACTATCTTTGTAAAAATACTACTCTTTTTATTTTCCATTATTATTCCCCCTATATTTTTTAATTAATAAATAATTTAATATAATTATTCAATACTTTCTTCTAATTTCTTTTTCAACTCATTTCTATAATAATCATACAATTTTAAATGTACACCTTCATAAGTAGCTTTTTTACCATTATCTTTTACTCTATTAGCTAATTCTAAAACGGCTTTTTCATCACTACTTAATGTTTGCTTAACAGCATCTTCTATCTTATATTCTATATTATTTCTTTGGCATTTATTAAAGTATCTAATAAATATATTTAAATAAATTTTCAACATTCCTTCTTCTTCAATATCTACCCAAGACCTATCTGTTAAATGAAATGTACCACCGTCTTTATCTGTATGAGAAGTAGAAACAACATAAGGATAATATTTAATACAATCTTTTTCTGATTTTAAAAATACTTCTTCGTCACCAACAAAAACTCTGCTATTCAATATTTTGTCTATACCGTGAATTTCAATCATATCACAGAAATCACATTTTCCACTATACTTACTCATTCTTTTTCACCTCGCTTTTTTCTTATATAATTGAAATATTTATTTTTTTTAATAAAAAAAATTTTTAACATACTTGACTAATGATAAAAAATATAGTATAATATACTCAATAAATTCAAAAAGGGGATGTTTAAAATGTACTATGATTTTGTATCAAAAGAAATATTCATATCAAAAGAAATAATAAAAAAAAGCACTAAATTATTTAAAACTATAAAGCCTATATTAAATAAAAAACAAATAAAAGATATTGAAAATCAAAGAGTGGATTGTTTATTAGATTTTGGTTCAAAACCAGAAGATTTTAAAATATATTCTAACTATGATTTTAAGTACTGGTATCATGTAAGATTTTTCAAGAACAATAATATTTTTGATACAACAAGTATTACTAAGTTTTTAGAACTTGTAGAGGAATTTGGAGAAACATCAATATTTGTCTGTCTTGTTAAAAGAGTTGTTGAATGTAATATAAAACTTAATTATTTAGGATTAAGCAACTATATATATTTTGATGATTTAATTTCATTCCTTGTAGAAAACAAGAATGATATAATTAGATTGACAGAAAATTCTAATTCTTCTCACGCACCGTCAAAGTTATTATATGATGAAAATTGCGTTTTAAATTGGCTTACAAGTTACATAAAAAAGAGCATCTAATGATATATGAAAATATAGTAGCACCATATTTTCCGAGTTATGAAATGAAAAGAAGTATTTAAAGAGTGGATATAATCCACTCTTTTTTATAAAAAAATATTGACAAATAATAAAAAATATAGTATAATACACTTAGAAAACAATAAAGGAGGATTTATAATGGAAAAATCAAAAACAAACGAAAATAATGAAAAATTATTGGTATTAAAATTGTTTGAATCAATTAAACCTATGTTAAACGAAAAACAAATAAAAGACATTAAAAGTATGGGAACGGATTGTTTGACTATTTATGGTAATAAGCCTGAGCATTTTGAAATATATGCTAAATATGATGTTAAATATTGGAGAAGTCTTAGATTTTTAAGAATTAACAATCTTATAGAAGATACTGAAACTATTAATACGTTTTTAAATATTATAAATACTTATGGTAAGGATTCTATATTTGTTTCTCTTATTCAAAGAGTAGTTGAATGTAACACAAAACTTAATGAGTTAGGAATGAGTCCATATATCTACTTTGAAGATTTTATGGCTTTTATCAATCTCAATAGAGTAAAAATAAACAGATTAAAAAACAATATATGCAATTCTAAATCAATTTCAAAAGAAGCTTATGATGAAAATTGCGTTTTAAGTTGGCTTGCAGACACTTTAAAAAAAGAACACCTTATGGTATATGAAAATATGGTAGCACCATACTTTGCAAGTTATACTGAAACAAAACTTTAAAAATAAAAGGGTGGAATAAAATCCACCCTTTCTTAAATTCACCTAATAAATACAACGCATAATTATCATTAATTAATTCTTCATCATAAAGCAGTTAAAATATCTTCAATAAAATTATTAACAATAATTTTTACATTACCAACAGCTTTGTATATACTAATATTAGCAGACTTTTCCAACCAATTTTTTCATTTCAATTGCTCCTTATATTTTTTATTTAAATCACAAAATTACTAAAAATACTTGACAAATGATAAAAAGTATGGTATAATATACTTACAGTAAAACAAAAACATTAAAACTTTTTTAAGGAGATAATAATTATGACAGATTTAATGATTAAAGTAGAAGAAGAAAAGGCTAATATATTCACACCATATAATGCAGATTTTGTAAAAAAGATTAAAGGTATTGGCGGTGCAAGATGGAACGCTTCAAAAAAGTGTTGGTCAATTCCTAAAGAATTTGTAGAACGGTGCAGGAACATAATGTTTGACGTATATGGTAAAACTGATGAAGTTGATTGTAATAAGTTGAAACTCAGACTTACATTTTTGGAAGATGCTTGGGAAGAACGTGGAGATATTACAATGTTTGGTAAGATACTTTGCCACGCTACAAGTAGAGATAGTGGTGGATATATTACAGATGATGATGTAGCTCTTATCTCAGGTAACATTGATAGTGGCGGTAGTGCTAAATATTGGGGTTCTTCTATTGACAAAGGAACAGTGATGGAGCTTATAAATGTTTCTGAGCATCTTTATAAGAAGTATCTTGAAAATCCTGATGAAAATGTAAAAGTTGAAGTTATTGAAGATAAAACTGATAGAGATAAACTCATCGAAGAAAAAAACAAGTTACTTGCAAGATTAGAAGAAATAAATAAACTTTTAGGAGAATAAAAAGAAAGAGGGTAGTTTTCTACTCTCTTTCTTCATATTTATCACCGAACACTTGTTTTGTATATTGTTTTAAATATCCAATAAAAGCTTTTTCTTCTACATAAAAAGAATCTACATAGTGATATTTAGTTATATAATTATTAACAACCTCAACAAGTTGTGTAAATCTTAAGTCAGGAAAATATTTTATATGTATATCTCTTAATTCATCATAAAAGTCATACAATCTATTTTTATCTCTCATTTTTATCCCTTTCTTATATTTGGCAAACTTACTACCCAATCATATAATTCATTATTTACTTTTAATAATTGTTCATTAGTAAAATGCTTACTTAATTTATCTTTTTGTCGTATTATGTAAGATTTATAAATATCCTTTTTATTTGTTAAATCTTCTAATATCCAACTCTCAGGTAATGTTGTAAATATCTCTTTATTTTTCATACTACTTTCGAATTGAATATATCCTGCTGAATCATCCTCATATTCATGACCACCACAGGAATATCTTGTAGTATAACCTTTTTTATTAAGCAAAGCAATACTATCAATAATATTTTCATCAACTTCAAAAACATTACCTTCTGATTCACAATTAGTACAATACATTGAAACAAATATATAAGGATATTCTAAATTATGATTTTTTACGTTCAAATCAATAAAATAAGTATTAAAACAATTATCACAAAAGAAACATATTTTATTTTGTTTGTTTATTTGCATAACATCAATTCCTTATATATTTCTCCATACCATAGGAGTAAAATATTTAGCAGAAACATATTTCCATTCATTATTATCAAATATTAAGAAAAATGGAAAACCATTTTTATCTCTTACATTATATACAGTAAATAATTTTCCTGTTTCCTTATGAACAACTTGTTTATATTGAAATTCTAATTCAGGTGTTTGCATAAATATTACTCCTTTCTTTCTATTTATTATATCCCTCGTCAATAAATAGTTCACCACTCATAGCCTGTACAGCTAATTCATCACATCTATTATTGAAAACATTGTCACTATGACCTTTTACCCATACAAACTTTACTGTATGTTCTCCTAAAAGAGGTAAAAGTTTTTTCCATAAATCAATATTTTTAACCGTGCCATTTTTCCAATTATTATTTATCCAACTTTGCAACCAATTCTTATTTATTGCATTTACTACATACTGACTATCACAATAAACAGTTACCTCACAAGGATATTTTAATCTTGATAAAGCATCTATAACACCTAATAGTTCCATTCTATTATTAGTTGTCATTTGATAGCCTTTACTAAAAGATTTTTCGTGTATTTTATCTTCAATCTTAGTTCTTAAAATAAAAGCATATCCACCTTTGCCAGGATTTCCTGAACAAGCTCCATCTGTATAAATAGCTACTTTTCTCAACACTCATTCTCCTTTCTCAAATACATAATTATAATCTTCATCTTTTATGTTTTCTAAAAACTCTTTATATTCTTTTCCTTTGATAGTATTCTTTCCATATATAACTTCAATAGAAGTTGCTTTTGCAGTATTCAAAACAATCAATCTATTAGGAATCTTTGAATAGTCTGCTATTATTTCATTTTGAATATTAAAAACTTTATAACCATATAAAGATACCATAGGAGTTTGATTGTATTCCTCAGTAACACCCATATAGCCTATATATTTATATCCATCAGACATTTTTATTTCTAACTTCATTGTATTTTTCATATCAATTAAATCCGTCCAAATTATAGGATTACTTGTCCTTCTTATTTTTAAAATCTCTATAATTTTATTGACAACCCGTGTATCAATTAAACGAGCAACTAAGTATGAAAATATAATACTACTTAAAGCAATTACAAAATAATTAAAGGTTATTGGAATGGTTTGTATTAAATAATAATATAAATATCCAATAACAAAAGACGAAAAAATAGTAGCAACTTTATTTTCTAAAGGTTTATTATAACGAACAAGTTTATACGTTGATAATATTAAAAAACCTAATACTATACTAAATATTGTATTAAATATTATAATTTTATACATTTAAAATTTACCCTTTCTTTTTTATAAAATTGTATATTAAATAAATTGCAAAACAAAAGAGAAAGATAACTAGTATTGCAAATTCTAATACACTATAAAAAATCGCCACTATTAGTATTATTAAAAAATAAACAAGTGAAATAATTATTTCTTTTGTTTTATTCATCAATCATTATCACCTTACTTCATTATACCATATTTTTTATTCTTTGTCAATGCCTCTATTAATAATATTAACACCGTTATTAACAAAAATATTTTTATTATTAAATATCTTAGCATTATAAAAATCATCATAAGAATACATTCCTACTGCCGAATAATTTACAATTTGTAATCTTCCATTTGTAAGTATAACAGGATTGTAATTATTACCCTTTATATCAAAAAAATAAATAAGAAATGCAATATAATCACAATTTTTGTAACAATCTTCATTTAACCAATCTAATAATTTAGGGTGTAATTCATTATCAAACTTTACTTCATTAATATCATATACAACATAAAGTTTCTTATCATTAGGTATAACATTAAGTTCTACTGCTTCTGTTAAAATATTTGCCAAACTCATAAAATTATCTCCTTTTTTAAATTATTTGATTTATTATATTATTTTTAAATAAAAAAATAAAGCCTTACTAAAAAAGTAAGACTTTATTAAAATAATTAATCATCAAGTTGGTCAAAAGAATGATAACCTTGTGTTGCATAAAGAACATCTTCAAGTACATCCAATCTATAACCATTTATGTCTGTTACTACCTGTAATGTTTCTTCACTTACACCTAAATCTAACAACTTATCCCAAGCTGTTTCAACTGTCCATTCTTCATCAGCTGCAAATTTATTTAATCTATTTTTGATTTTATTCATCATCCAACACTCCTTGTTTTATTTATAGTAAAAATACGATATAAAACAATTTTAATTATCTAAATTTACTGACTGAGCGTTTTCTTCAATAAATTTTCTTCTTATCTCTACATTACTTCCCATACATACATTAAATGCTTCTACCATTTCTTCAACATCATCAATAGCAATCTTTTCTAACACTCTTGTTGCTGGGTCCATTGTAGTGACTTTGAGTTCTTCGTAATCCATTTCTCCTATGCGTTTAATTTATATTTCTATAAACCGCCGACTATATCTTTATTTATATTATTTTAACAGTATTTAAAGATTTATAAAAACAATACCAACATAATATAACTATTCACTGTTTCGGAATTTAATTTATTCCTACAAGGTTTCCTACCTTTAGTCTGTACAGGCTATATTTAAAAAATAATTATTTAAAAACACTTTCTAAAAAACACTTTCTAAAAAAATATTTTCTAAATATCTTCCCACGGGATTACCTTATATTGCAAAAATATTTTAAATTATTACAAAAATATTTTTCTAAACATACTTAGGCTCTTTCCGTTTGCAAGTATTAAACTTACTTAATAAAATGAATAGGGGTCAGGACAAAGAGTTAGCCCCTTAAATCTTTGTACTTCTAAATTTTCTCTTGGGTGTTTCTTTTTATATTCTTTTAACTCAATATCATCTCTTATATAAAGACTTTCCTTTTTAGTAATAACTTTATAAAGAGGTGGTACTGTTAAATATATATAACCATTTTCAATTAAAGGTCGCATATAATTATATATAAAAGTTAAAATTAAGTTTGAGATATGATAACCGTCAACGTCCGCATCACAGTTATGAACAAACACACCACTATTTAAAGCAAAGTTATGATATTCCTCTACTGTTATATCATAGACAGGAATTAAATGGTCAAGAGTAACAATTTGTTTATTAATAATCCTATTACATTCTTCCTGCATACTCATTAAACAATCTTCTGTCGTTAATAATTGAGCTTCTTTATATGTACCATCATTAAGCATAAATAAATGATTTCTTGTACATTTAACAACCTCATTATTATTTAATGTCAACTCAACTAATTCGTGAATATAACTTGTAATTCTTGGGTTATGTGCTTTACCGTGTACAATTTTTCCATTACTATTTTTTGAATAAACTTCATAAGTTTGATTGGGATTTTTTTCTTCCATTTCAACTAATTCTTTAAAAGTTGGATTTGTACCATTTAAAAGTTTTACTTGCGTATCTTCTGTAAAACACATCATAATTATTTTATCATATCTACATTTATCTATATTAAAATTCTTTCCTATACCTGTTCCTATTGCAGCAATAAATGATTTAATAACATCTGAATTTAATGCTTTTTCAAAACTGGCTTTTTCAGTATTAAGGATTTTCATTATAATCTATTATTTCTAATAGCACTGACTATTTCTTAGCCTATAAGTTTGTCAAACTTTTTAAAACGGTCATTCCATTTCCAAGTTTTATAAAACCTGTACTCCTAATCTAACTTAGGATAGTCGATACACGAACAGCGATTATTAAATCGCTATATTTCGCACGAGATTGACTTCACCTGAACATATTTTGACTTATATGTATAATGTTAAGCTTTCCTCGTTAGCAAGCCTTAAAACGAATTTAAATCGTTTTTAAGCATACCCTGTTATATCAAACAGTTAGAAATGTAGAGGCAAATTCCTTACCTCTTAATGGTAATATAGCTTGAAATTCTCTATATCTTGCGTTCTTTGCTGAACCACCAGCAGAATCTAATTACATTAACCATAGTTTGTTAAACTATAATAAAAACATTTAGTTTTTCACTAACTTTCATTAGTGCATAGACTATATCATATACTTAAACATTTAAGTATTTTCCCATTTCAGATAAACTTTTATCCTACTGCTTTTTAAAGCATAGTCGTTGAACATATATATTTTTTATTTATATATTTTGTTGCTGATTATCCATTGTTAGAAATTATTATTTCTTATAATACTTAGGTTTACTATCACCATATATCATTTAATTATTTTTTTCTACTTTCGCAACCTTTTATAAGGTATAATTAATTTTAGGAACTTCCAGCAATTAAAGAAATTTTCTATTAAATATTACTACTTAATAGGGAGTTTCTGCCTTAGGCTACTCCTTCAACTAAGAATAACTCACTATATCCTTTATTGCTACTACAATCAGCAAGTTTACCAGGTAATGCTATTTTCTTTATTTTATTAGCAGTCCTTGTGTTTATTCTTGCTCTCCTTGCAGCTTCTTCTGCTTCTTTTACTTTATTAGCTCTTTCAACTATTGTTTGTATTACTACTTGTTGTTCTTTACTTAATTTATTAAAGTATTCTTTAACAACATTAGCAACACCATCTTTAGCTATTAAATTACCTAATTTATTTTTTGTTTGTCCATCAAGCTCACATTCTCTTAACTTAACAGATACAATTAAACAAATATTATCCATTAGATATTTAATCTCAATGGGTTCGGTTATCCATTTTTTACTTATTGAATATTGATTAATAGCTTCTTTGTAACCCTCTTTAAAACCTACTAAATGTGTACCGTGTTCTTTTGTTGATACATTATTAGCAAATGTTTTAATAATTTCATTACTTTCCACATCATCAACATACATTAAAGAAAATTCAACTTTAATAGTTTCATCATTATCCACGTATTCACTTGAATAATAAATTGGTTCTTCGAACAAAAGTTTTTTATCTTTTAACAACTTCTTATTTATATAATCAGCGATACCATTAGGATAATAAAATGTTGTATCTACATTAGCCAATTCATTTTTATAATTAACTTTTAAATTAGTATTTAAAGAAGTTATTTCATCAAGTCTGTTTTGTAATTTTTTATCATTTGGTTGAATTGTCGTTTTAAATATTGTAGAGTCAGGATGAAACGTAATTTTAGTTCCTGTATCATTTAAATCAACAGTACCAATAATTTCAACATCAGAGGTAGGTCTACCTTTTTTAAATGTTTGCCGATAAATTCTACCATTTCTTTTCACTTTAGCGATAAAATCATCAGATAAAGCGTTAGTAAGTTTTGCTCCCAGACCATACGTGCCTATCGTACTAAAATATCCTGATTCCCCATTAGCAAATAATTTACCCAACTTATATTTTTCAATATAAATTAGACTATATCTTCACATAAAAAATGTGCCACTCGTTTCCATATATTTTCATATATGTACTCTACTCACTTGTAAAAATATTTCTTACGTTTTCGATAGTCGTTGAACCTTATTCATATATAACTTAATCATACTTAGAATTTTGGCTGCTGATTGCTCATGTATTTTAAATTTTTTTAACTTTCACACCTATCATTTCCGATTATGTTGTAGTAATTTAAATCTTAGAGGTTTCCAGCAATTTTATATTATTTTTATTTATATAAAATTCAATTAAAGTGGTTTTATACTCAAGCAATCATTCCCTTACCTGAGTGTAATCTTGTTAATACGCCTGTTAATGTATCTTGCGGTGTACCATCGGGATTTTTCCAAGTAGCATGAGGTCCAACAGGAATACCTCTACCGTGGTCTTCAATAGTTATATAATTGTCCTTATCAATAAGAACATCAACACTATTTCCATACCCTGCATTGTATTCATCAAATGAATTATCCCATACTTCATAAATTATTTGGTTTACACCATCTTGGGAGGTAGAACCTACATACATGGCTGGCTTACATTGCACGGATTTTAATCCTTCCAAAGACGATATTTGCCCAACATCATAATTATTACTCATTATTTATCACCTCTTCAAAAGTTTTTTTAAAAATATTACTTATAACAATTTGTTTGTCATAATAAATTTTTATCCATTTATAATTTGTATTTTTAAGATAATCAACACAGAAATTATATAACTTTAAAAATTCATCTTTATTTAAATCAACATCTTGACGATTAATAACCCTTATAAGTTTATATCCCAAGTTTTCCATATATTTGTTTCTGTATAATTCTTTTTTCTTAAAAACTTTTTTAGAAACTTGTTTTAAAATAACAGGTAATGTATGTCCTGAACCATCGTATTCAATATACAAATTATCATTTACTCTAATATCTAAAGAATATTTATTTACTCTATAATTTAAAGTACCATTTGTCCAATTACAAATACTTGCTTGATTATTAGAAGTTCTTGTTGAGCTATTTTTATTATTTAAAGCTCTTATCATTGTAAGTGCTTTTTCTTTATAATAATCTTCTCCATAGCGTTCAATTATTGTCTGTCTACCTTTTTCTTGAAACTCTTTTACTTGAAAAGTATTTTTTACCCCATATTTTTTCATACAGGTTGCTTCTACTTTATCGTGTATTTCTTTATTTTTTAAAGGGCTATCTACTCCATATTTTCTATTCCAAGTTTGTCGCATTTTTTCCTTTTTTTCTTCACTCTGAAATGTATTTTTTACTCCATATTTTTTCATACAAGTTTCTTCTCGTCTAATTGTACAACATTTTTTACAATAATGTATATCTTGTTTAAGAAGTTTTCTATATTCTCTTTTATCTTTTTTTTGACAATTATCACATTCATACCAAACTTCTTCATGAGAACCTTTATGTAAATGTTCTACTTTAATTTCTAACGGGTCTCCAAATTTAGTAAAGATATATCCTAATTCCTCATATTCTTTTCTATTACGCCCCGTCCATTGAATAACAACTGTTTGATTTTCTAAAATCAAAACTTTGTTCCTCCTTTACTCAATAATAAACTTTGGTTCTTTACTACTTTCATCATATTGTCTAAGTGACTTTCTTCTCATTTCATCATAAGAATTTTGTATAGCTTCATTATCGAAACTAACTTTTAAATTAGCTTGACCATCGCCATCAAATCTTACTGTAAAATCTGAACAATGACCAATATTACCACACAGCTCCATCCAAGCTAATAATTTTAATATCTCATTCATTTGAGATTTATTAAAAGTTTTAATATGTAAATCCATATCCATATTATTTCCTCCTTATAAAATAATTTAATAATATGTTTACGCACAAAAAATAAGTAGGTAAACATTTTATTTACCTACTTATATAAAAATATAATTATTTTTTTAAAGAAGAATTTTTATATGTTAAGATAACATTCAAAACTGCAAATTTCCTCTTATTTAAATTCGTCTGCGTATTCATTACCTATTTCAATTATGTTTCTTTCTACTTGACCATATTTTTCTGCAAAAATCCAAGATTCAACAAGACAATTCAATACAGCCTTTTTTAATTTTTCTGCATTAAAACCACTAATTTGTTTAATTTCTTCAATAGCTTCTTCATCATTTAAATAATCAAAGATATCACAATTTTTTAAATATGTATTTTTAAGTTCAGATAAATTATTGTCTTTAAATAAGTCTAAACATTCTTGAATATTACTAGGAAAAACAATATTTTCTTCTAAAAACTCTTTAACAATTCTTAATACTGAATTTTCACTAATTGTAATATCATAAGTATCTACTGAATTTTCGTCATATTCATATTCTACGTAGTCTGAGCAAAAATCGTACCAATTGAAATTATCTTCAATATAATCAAAGCAATCTTCACTATTGCAAAGATTAAAAACAGCATTCAAATCTAAATTCAAAGATTTAGATGCTTTCTTTAATAATCTTTTCATTATATTACCCACCTTTTTATTAAAAAAATAAATCTATTAAAAAAGAATATATTTTATATACAAAAAAAGCAGATAACTGTTACATTACCTGCCTTACAACATTTAAATTATATTAATAATATTTTTCTGAATAATACTTTTCTTTAAAATCATTTACATAATCTTCACCAATATTAACTATTATAGTATTTATAGCATCTTCATTAGTTGTATAAATGTGAACTACCCGTTGTCTAAAGCCAACGGGCTTCCTGTTTCTCAGACCTCGCAACCTACTATCTCCACAGGCGTAAATTCGGACAGTTCCTGCCCTATATATTTGTTTTATGCTATTTGTCTTAGTCCTTCCGCTAATATATTTTTTGCTGCATTTGTATCTCTGTTATGCTCTTTTCCGCATTTCGGACATATCCATTTTTCTAACAGACAAATCCTTTACTTCTGCGTTCTTATATCCACATTCGGAACAAATTTGACTGCTTGCATAAAAAGTATCTACTTTAACGTATTCTCTGCCATTCCATTTTGCTTTATATTCCAACTGCCTTGTCAAATCATACCATGATACATCAGCTATATTTTTTGAAAGATTATCGTTTTTCATCATATTTTTTATTTGCAAATCTTCTGAAACTATAACTTGGTTTTCGCTTATAATCTCTTTTGAAATTTTATGCAAATAATCTTTTCTTGTATTTTTTATTCTTTCATAACACAATGCAGCCCGTTTCCTTGCTTTATAATAATTATTACTTCCTCTTTTTTTGTGTGCAAGTTGTCTTTGCAACTTTGTCAACATTTTCTCATACCTTTTTATTACTTTAGGATTTTTATAAATTTTACCATTAGATGTTATACACAAATCCTTAATTCCTAAATCTAACCCAATATTCGTTTGTTTATGTGGAAGTTCTTTATGCTCGGTTTCCACCAGAACAGATACAAAAAATTTTCCGCTCGGTACTTGTGAAACTGTGGCTGATTTTATTTGTCCGTCAAAAACTCTGTGTAGTTTTGCCTTTACTTGTTTAAGTTTTGGGAGTTTTATTCTTCCGTTCTCAAAATCTACGTCAATATTACCATTGGTATAATTGGTTGTATATGATTTGTTATTGTCGTGCTTACTTTTAAATTTAGGATAGCCTGTATGTTCCTTAAAAAATTTTTGATAAGCATTATCCATATTGTAAACAGCATTGGTAAGGGCAAATTTATCCACTTCTTTCAGCCATTCATATGCTGTCTTTAATTCTCTGTTGCAGTAATTATTACAATCTGTTTTACTAACAGACTTTCTTTCACTATCATATTTTTCTTTACGGTATGCAAGTGTTTTATTATAAACAAAACGGCAACAGCCGAATGTTTTTGCTAACAATATCTTTTGTTCTTCATTGGGATAAATCCTGTATTTGTATGCCTTTAACATCGCTGTCACCGCCTTTTTAACCTTGATTTTCTATATATTCTTTTAACATTTCTTCCGAAACATTTCCTACACTGCAAGCAAAACATCCATTAGTCCAAAAAGTATTTTCTTTCCAATAGCGTTTTCTTAAATAAACCGAATAGCGTTTCCATATATGATATGTTGTATAACTTTTCATAAGATTTACTATTTTACTAACAGACATCGTTGGTTCTGTTTCTATCATATAATGGATATGGTCTTTATCAGTTTCCATATATTTAATTATTACACTGTGTTTTTGACATATCTCATACGAAAACTGTTTTATGTCATCTAATATTCTATCAAATGTAAATAATTTCTTTCTGTATTTACATACAAAGATTATATGATATTGTAATAAATACTTGTGTCTGTTCTTTGATTTCCATACTTCCATAATAAGATTATACTACAATTTTATACTTTTGGCAACCTTAACCCACCGTCTAAAGCCAGTGAGATTGCGGTTGCCTTATTTCAATAATAGTATCTACAACTGATTTCTTTAACCTCTCTACATTGAAATTACAACAATTCTTTATTGTTGCAACAATTTCCTCAACATTGTCTGTAACTCGGAAAAGACTAAGTTCTTTTAAATAATTGTCTTTAAGTTCAGAGATATTTCTAACTTTAAATAAATCCAAACACTTTTGAATATCTCCATTATTAGGAAATTCAATACAATTAGTTAAATAACTTTTCAGTATATTTAAATCTTTCTTTTCATAAATTGAAAAATCATAATCCTCTACACAATTATCATCGTCATAATAATAATCAATATGATTATAACAAAAATCATACCAATCAAAATTATCTATTAGATAATCAGAATTACAATCTATATTACATCCTATGTCAAAAACGTCCGTTAAATTCAAATACATATTATTCAACACCTCTCATTGTTTATTTAAAAGCAGTGAATAAATCTTAATATGTTCTTTGCCAATAAGAACAGAAAGTTCTGCAAATAGCATATTTAGTTGATAGTCCATACTATTATTAGTATCGTCTGAAGCATACATCTGTACATTATTTATAATTTCTTCACGTCTTTCGCTTGTCTTGAATAAAAGAAATGGTAACTGATTTACAAGTACATCAATATCACAGTATATATTATATCCTTGACAGTATAATTTTTTATTTATATTAGACAAGAAAACTATTGACTGAAAAAATATAAATTCGTCATTATCATTTAAATCAAGTAATTTCCATAATCTTGTTATTTTCTTTATTAACTCAATTTTATCTCCTCCTGACAAGAACTTGTATAAGTTCATTAAAAATTGTGGTTCATCCATATATTGAGAAACTAAATCTTTATCTATTTCTTCTGTATATAAATAAACAAAAATTTGAGCATCACTTAAATATGGATATTTGTATGGAATAGAATAATATTCGAAAACTTCTTCGTTATTAGCATATTTTCTCATAAATTCACCTTACAATCCCAAGGGATTCCATTTATATAAAATATATGTCACAATGATTAAGAATACCCAAGCTATTGTATGCAAAGATATTCTATTATTTATAATATTATCTATGCCAACTACTAAAAGATGTATCGCACAAATAACTATAGCACCAACAATAATATATTCCATAAATCAAATCCCCTTTCATAATTTTTTAAATTCAATTGTTTTGTTCAGCTTGCAAGTTCATACTTGTTGTAATTAATTGTCTTTTAAAAATATCTATTACTTGTTTATAAGAACTAAAAGTTTTATAATATTCGCTTTCTTTACCCTCACTATTTAAAATACTTTCCATAGCGACTACTGGATAAGCAGAGTCAAAATGATATTTCAACCAAAAGAATATATGAGTTGGTAAATCATTTTCATTATCTAAAACTTCTTGTATTTCATATCGTATTATTTCTTTTGCCATTAGTAACATATTTATACTATGTACATCATTATTCATTTATTTTTCTCCCTTTTATTTGATTACATATATTATACCATATTTTTTATGTTTTGTCAACTGTTTTTTAATAAAAAAGAGGAGGCAATTAATCCTCCTCTTGTAATATTAGTAATAACTTCTCATTTTTCCTATAAAACTTTCTTCCTCAACATCTTGATTTTGTTCTAACCATTTCAGTTCTTCTTTTAAACAAGCTTCGCAGCAAACATATAAATCAGAACAAAAATCCTTATACTTTGTTGTACCCCTACAAATAAAGCATCTGCCAAATCTATCTGACTTCTCGACAGACTTTTCCGTTAATTCCTCATAACTTAATTCATCAAAAGACATTTTTTATTCTCCTATACAATTTATTATTTCTTTTAAACGATTAATTTCTTCGTATTCGATAACTATATCAAAGTAATAATATTCTTTATTGAAAATAATACAATATATTTTCTTTAATTTTTCAATAAATCTTTTAAAAAATCCTAATTGATTTATATAAAACAAATCATTTACTAAAGAAATATTCAAAGTAGGAGTACATTCCTCATCATAATCAAACTTAAAACAAATGCCATTATGACAACCGCATTTACAAAAAAATACCTGCTCTTTAGAATTTTTCATTATTCTACCTTTTCTTCCTCTTCATTTTCTTCTACTTGCAAATTTTTCTTTTCATTATAATATTCAGCAAACGCTTCAAATAATTTAAGTAATTCTTCTTCGGTCATATCAGCAATATCTGTAAGTTCTTCCTTATAGAAAGAATTATTATATTCGATGGCTTTACTAATAACCTGACCTACTGTTAATTCAGGAAAAGCTCTTTTATGTAATTGCTTTAACTTCTTATAGTAATAATTAATTACCTCATCTCTTTTTTCCATATATATTCACCCCAAATTATTTTTCCAACGTCTTTAATGCTTCAACAATAGCTGATGTTAAATCATTTTTGAACTGTTCTCTTTTCTTTTCTTCTTTTAATTTTCTCTTAGCTTCCTTCTTAGCCTTTCTTGCATAATAAATTCTATCATTTTCGGCTTGTTTTTCTTCTGCCTTAATTCTATCCTTATAAGCATTTATACCCTGTTTAATTGCTCTATTATAAGCTCCTGTACCACCAAGCAACTTCTTAGTAATAGCGATAGAAATAGCCATTTCTAATGTGAATGTGTCCTGTTCATCACATACTGTCTTAATCTTAGTGCCATCTGCAAATGTAACGATAACAACCTTATTTTCACAAGGAATTTCTACATTAACAATATCGTTAGCATTATATACTTCCTTGCAACAGTTACAAAAATCATAATCTTCTTGTGTTAAACTTACTTCCTGCTGCGGTAAAGTCAAATCCCACCAATTTGATGTGGTTGTTACTCCTTGTTTTTCTTTGTAATAAATACAATTGTTGTTTACATCATACTTCTTCATTTTCAATCTTCCTTTCATTAGGTTTTTTATAATATAAAAGGAAAATTTTAAAAATTAAACCTCAAATTCATACTTTATTATAAAATTCCATATTAATACCAATATCAAACAAGTCATTATATAAAATATTTAACTTTTCATAATAACTATTTATTTTATCAGCAATTTCTTTATCCATTATATTTTCATTTAAACATAATTTACTTGTCAGTTCTAAAAGTTCTTGATGATTTTCAAATATATCTTGCAAATCTATTTTTTTCTTATTTAACTTTATAACTTTAACCATTTTTATCACCTTATTTTAAAATATAAAAATACCCACGATAAAATACCGTGGGTAAAATATTTTTATACAATTATAGGTGTTGAAAAGAACAATAATGTCAAGAAGAATAAAACAACCCAAGACAATAATTGAACAATACATCTTGTAAAAAAGCTACAATCATATTCTATAAATATATCCTGAAATTCTAAATGGAATATATTTACAATAGCAAGCAAAAAACCAGATACAAATAACTTTGCGAATATATTGGTTATAAAAAACATAGTTATAACATAAAATACAGCACATACAAAACAAAATGAAAAAACCAATATATGTTTATGCTTAACTTTTATCATTCTTCTAATATATTCAAATATTAAAGTAAAAATAAAATCATCAAAAGCAACACACATTAAAATAAAAATTATACCTAAAATTAAATCTTTCATATTAAAACCTCATTTATTTTCTAAATAAAAATATTCAAATTGACAATTTTTAAAGTTATCTTGTATTTCTACAATATTACCAAAATTTTTTACCAATACGCCTTTAAGGATTTTATCTTTAAAAACAATATCGTCTGATAAGAGAATATCTTCAACATAAAGATATTCTGAAACAGTTGTTTCTAAATCACTTACACGGTTTCGTCCATTATAAATATGTATGTCATATAAATCGTCATTATCAATTTGTTGGTAAAATAATTGATACCCCATTAGTTTAAATAAAAACTTTAAAGATTTATCTTCTGTTCTTACAAGATAACGATAAACAGGTATTATATCTTTTAAATTTAACATAAAATCACTTATTGACCTTTTCAATAGTTCTTTATTAACCTTTTTCTTTTCATAGATTTTTGAACAATAAACATAATACATTTTTATCTTCCCTTCGTACTTATAAAGTTTCACCTAATTCTATTATTCTATAATATAAGCAAATATCTTTATCTGTAATATTTTCATCAATATGATAATGACCAAAATACCATTTATCAAAAGTTATTTTATTTCTTATTAAAGCAAAATAATTAGTAATTAAATCATCAGTAAAGAAATCTGATATTTGTTTTAATATACAATCAGAAGTAGCGTGAGTAATCACATAATCTACTTTATTGTTTATTTTATTAAGATTATCAATACCACGTTTCATTTCTTCTTCATTAGGCATTTCTTCTTTCCACCAAGATTCATGGTCTATTCTATAAGGTCTGCCTGTATTCTCTGCAAACAACTTTTTATTTTTAAAATCTGGGTCATTTTTATCTAATATACCACCTTGTACATCTACTGACCTTGCACCACCGAAAGTAAATATTGTTTTACCTTCAATGTTAAAAACATATCCACGCATTAAATGAATAATATTCTTTCTTATGAATTGAACTTTACCACCATTCCAATCTTCAATAGGAAATTCTTTTAACCAATCAAAGTTAGAATGATTACCATCTACAAATAATATTTTATAAGGTAATTTAGCAAGATAATCGAAACTGACATTCTGACCTTTATGCCAAATACCAAAATCACCACATACAATTATATAATCCTTATCAGTTAAATCATATCTTATTATTCTTCTGAAATCACCGTGTGTATCTCCTGTTAAATAAATCATTTTATATTTGCCTCCTTAGTAAAGTAAAGTTTTTTATAAAACCATACTACTAATCTATTACTTACTATCGTATCTACAACAACAGGTTGCTTTGCTAAATTTAAAAGTCCTGCCCATAATGTATTAAACTTAACTATATCGTGTATCATTATATAATAATATTGGTCTGAATTCTTTTTCTTAGTCTTTACTAACGTAGTTATATTAGGAATAATAAGAAAACAATTCAACCATTTATTTGTTTCCGTAAAATTACTATCTAATTGATTTATATGACAAACAAATAGATTTTCGTAATTTTTTATTGGTTTACTATCCATTTTCAAAATTTTCACTATCAATTCTTCCTTTACATTTTATTTTTACAATTCTACTTCTCTTATTGTGTTTATTAAATAATTTTGAACAATTTCCAAATTATAACTTTTACAATATTTTATAGCTTCTTTTTTTGTTTCAAAAACTATATACTTTTCTTTTTTAGAACATTCATTAAAAACAGCATATATCTTTTTCATTTCTGCAAAACTTATTTTTTTATCGAGATAAGCTGTCATAGGTGTATATGCAATGTCATGATATTTTAATATAATATGATATTCGTTCTTAATATGTTTTTTGTCTATCTTAGTATAAATCTTTTCTATACATAATGATATACCTCTTGGAGTTAAGAAAAATAATTTTTCTTTTACTTTTCTACTTAAATGAAAAGTTGTTTCATTAAAGTCTTTATTTAATTTAAGATGTAATAATTCTGTCTTATATATATTACCATTATTTATTACAAAGTTTAAATTATCATACTCACAATGTATTTCGTCACTGAGTTTACCTAAAAAACCTGCTTTTACAAAATAAACATATTGTTTCACGAATATCAGCTCCTTATATTTTATTCATTATAACTTACAAACTCCTCTATTAATTCCTCAACTTTATTTTTTTCATTATCTATTGTATCTATTTCATCAATTTTTATATCCTGTCTAATGTTCATAATATTGTTATAAATATTATATGTAGCTTTTAAATTATCTTTTACATTAGCAAAAACAAAAAAATCTTCGTCCTTGTAAAAATTCAATTTATTTAAAAGACTATCTAAAGACAGTTTTAAATTACTAACCTTTGCAATAATTGAAATATTATTTATATTAAAATATTTCTTCAACTTAGTTAAAACGCTTAAATCATCATATTCCCCCGATTGAAAAATAATTCTTTTGGGATATTTATCTCCTATATCAACAAGTTTAAATTCAATCTTACCTGTATCAGATAAATTACAAGTATATTCTTTCCCTGCATTATATTTGAAGTTTAAATTTTTGTTGTCATTGATAAAATTAGAATATTTTTTATATCCAGTATCAGATTTAAGCATTTTATAAAAATAAATATATTCAATTTTAGGTTCAATTTTTATTTCAGAACCAAAATCAAAATATTTCTTTAAATTATCCGCAAATATTAAAGGATGTTCTTTTATTCTATCACAAAATACTTTTGCTGATTTATCACTAACAGAAACATTATAATTATTGCATTGTAGTTTAATAAGTGCTTTACCATCATTAACATTTATATCAGCAGACAGCCATTGAGATAATGACATATTTGCTTTTATTTGTTCTTTCTCTGTATTTATGTAATTAGTTGTACCATTAACAGCAAGTTCTAATATTTTATTAAAACTAAATATATTACAATCCAACATAATTGAATCTAAATTGTTAGGAAATACAACATTTCCATTATTATTATCTTCTGAAACACTTACCGTACATATAGAAGAAATAATTATTTCAGCAATATATAAAGAATAACAATAACATTTAATTCCTGTTGATGAATAATCAATTTTTAAAATACCTGGAATAATTAAATTATCATCATTAGCCGCACAATCTTTATAATTAACAAAAGGTGAAATAATTTTATCTTTACTATTTTGATTTAAAAAACTTATTAATATTTTCATTTTTAATTTCCTTGTTTATGTTTTATTATACCATATTTTTTATTGTTTGTCAATATTGTTTCATTACATTTTAATATATAAGAAAAGAGAGGAAAAATCAATTTCCTCTCTAATAATATTTATTTTTTAGTTTTATCTTCAACATCCATATCAATAGTAACATTTTTAATGTCAAGCAAGTCAATATATTCTGACCATTGATTAAATGTTGAAAATCCTACATTTGATATATATATTACATTATTCTTATCCATAACAGTAGAATCACCGTTATAATTAATTTGAGTAATGAGTATGCCTTTTTGTTCTAACTTTCTATACAAATATATTCTTAATGCAGAAACTAAAAAGTCTGCCAAAAATTCATTCATATAAGAACTTAAAGAGGCACATTCCATTGTTAAACTAAATGTATAATTACCACCATATAAGTAACCTATTACATCACCAAATTCATTATACTGTTCTTGTTTAAAATCAGCCAATCCTAGCTGTTGTACATTACCTGTCGTACCAGAAATAACAACCATAGGAAAGTCTGTTAATACATCAGGTGTACCATCATATACTTTAATAGCTTGTATATCTTCAACAGTAACCTTATCGGGCAATAGATGTGCATAGTTTTCTGAATTATATATATAACCTCTTAAAAACTCAACTATTGTTGTTTTTGTATAAAGTAAGGCTTTTTTATCAAGCATCATTTTTCACCTACTTTTTTATGTTAAAAATTTCAGAATGGTCTTTAACTGTTTCAACAGTATAACCTTTATCTCCAAAAAAATTATTTATTAAATCATTATAATACTTTGTTTTTTTGTTCTTTTGAAATGTATCATTTTTCTTATTAGGTTTGGCTTTATTAGAACCATCAAGAACACAAGCACAAATTCTAATGATGCCACCTTTTTTACAATATTTATCTAAATCTTCTAATATATTTTCAATAATAGAACATTCTTTAATTACATTTAATACATTTGAACAAACAACATAATCAGCACCATTGTTTTCTTCAACAATATTAAGAACTCTTTTATTATGTTCAGAAGTTTGATTATATGGGTCATAAACTAAAACAGTTACATCTTTTTTAGCTAAATATTCAATAGAACTGTCATATTTGCCACCACCATAATCTAAAACAAGTGAATTAGGGGTAAATTCAGTATTTTTATATATACGATTAATTATATTTGTTGAAGTTTTTGCTGAACTAAATTCTTGTATAATATCTAACAAGCCAACTTCTAATTTTTTATTATTAGAATATATTTCATAATTGAAATTATCAAATATATCTATTAAATATTCTTTTACATTAGAAAATAATTCTGTTATTTCTTCTTCATCAATATTATCTAAACAAATAATTTTATTTCCATCAAAATAAAAAACAATTCCAGTATTAAAAGTATTAATTTTATCTATACTAACTTTTTTATCATTAATACAGAAATAGAATTTTTCTTTTACGTTATCTTCTAATTCACTTTTTAACAATCTATGAAATGTATTATTAGGAATTTCTTTAATTAACCTTTCCATAATATTCCCCCGAAAAAAGTCCTTTTAAGAAAAATAAAAAAGACCTGAAATATTATCAGGTCTTTATAATATTTAGAATAATTATTCAGCAATAATGAATTTAATATCAGTTCTTCTATTCTTAGCTCTACCTTCTTCTGTGGAGTTATCTGCTATCTGATTACCAATACCATTACCAACAGTAATAAATCTTGAACTATCAATACCTTTACTAATGAAATAATTAGCAACAGTCTTAGCTCTTTGTTCTGTAAGTTTAATATCAAACTCACTATTTTCAGTAGCACCATTTGTATTAGCTGAGTTACCCTCAATCATAATAATTGCACCATCAAGCATTTTAGCAGTATCAACAAATTCGTCTAATGCTTTAGCAGCTTCTTCTTGGTCTGCAAATACTGCTGAATTTGCCTTAAAGTTAATTGTTGCTTGTGCATTTATTAAAGCATCATAATTATCTGAATTATTCTTAACTTCTTCCTTTTGTTCTGCTGTAACTGAAACAGTTTTTATATCAGCAGTTTTTAAATCTTCACAAGCACTCATATATGTAGTAGTAAATGCTTGTTCTGCCATATCAGGATAAGCTGTTTCTCCTAAATCATTCCAAATATTAGACATATCTCTATAAAGAATAACAGCTTCATCGGCTAATACTTCCATATTTTCATTCCAATTTAATAATGTTGCATCAGGTAATGTATCAGCAATTTCTTCATCACTCATACTTGAAAACATAGACATATTATTTCTTAATGCTGTATAATCAGTATCGTTGTAATCATCATAAGCCTTTAAAGTAGCTCTGATGAACTTTTCAACTGTATCTGCATTTACATCAAGATAATCCTGTCTAAATACAATACCGTCCAATACAAGACTTGTAGCATTGCTTGTATCAATAAGAATATGACTATCTGTGCTTTCTTGTGCTTGTGTTAAATATGGTTGCCAAGTAGCAGCAGCATTTATTTCACCTGCGAAATAAGCACTTGCAGTTTCGTCAGGTGTATCAAAATATACATATTCTATTTTACTCTTTTCATCGTCTGTTAAATCAGACTTAGAAACAAACCATTCAACTAAAGTTTGTGCTTCGCTAAATCTTGGAACACCAACCTTTTTACCTACTAAATCTTTAATAGAATTGATATCAGCATCAGCAATAATGCCATCACCTCCGCTACTTCTATTAATAATAATAGGCATTGCAACATCAACATTGTTCTGCTTGAATTTATCCATTAAGAAAGCATATCTATTAACAGTATAACCTGCTGCATCTAAATCTCCGCTAATTAAAGCATTAGAACTATCAGTAGCATCATTCATTACACTGATATTAACAGTAATACCTTCTTCATCATAATATCCTCTTGATTGAGCATCTAAAATCTCTTTCCACCCTGTCCATTCGTCATAAGATAAATTGATTACATTGGTCTTTTCCTGCGTTGTTTTACTCTTACTTGCCTTACTTGTTGAACCAACAGAAGAAGTAATATTTTCAATCTTTTCTTTAATATTACCTGTCTTAATCCAACCCTTTTTTACACCAAAGAATCCTGCTACGCCAATAATAATTAAAAGCAAAATTAAAATGGCAATTTTCCCTTTTGTTGTCAATCTCAACATTGTTTTGTACTGCTCCTTTCTTTTTAAAAAAGTATTATAAATAGTATATATGTAAAGAGAATTTTTCTCTAAACAACAAAATTAAGCTTTAACAGTTACTTTTTGTTTCTCTACCTCAGCACTATTTGTCTTAGTAGAATTATTACCATATTTCTTTTTTAATTCTTCTACATAATTAGAAGATATGGCTTTTTGAGCTTCTTCTTTGGCTCTTTCATACTTAGTAGACTTTTTATTATTATAAATCTCTTTAGCACCCTCAGCCTGTTCTGAAAGCTCCTTAACTCCTTCACGAACTGTATTTATCATCTGATTTGTTGTTGAAACATTTTTAAGTTCATCCATTTCATCATAGATTTCTTTCATTTGCTTCTTAGTTTCTAATTCTCTTAAAATTCTCTCTTTTTCTTTTTTCATATTAGAAAGGTTTTCTTGAAGTTTAGTATTTATCATTTTAGCTTCTTCAACCTGCGGAATTAATTCTTCAAGAATGTGTTTCCTTTGCTCTATTTCTAAAAGAATATCTTCTCTACGTTCTGATAAAGGTTCTATCTTATCAAACATTTGTTTCTTTGCTAACGCTTCACAATTCTTTTCTATACTAGATAATTCTTCCGTATAACTATCTAATTCTTTTTGAATTGTCATTTTTCTACCTGTTACTTTTTGTAAAGTATCATTTGCCTTATTATATGATTCTTGTAATTCTTGAATTTTTTTATTATATACAGCTTTAGCTCCGTCAGGGGTTTTAGTTTTATCTTCTACCCAACCACTAAAGAAACCTTCAATAAGAATAAATAATTTAGCATTAGGAAATAAAACTTTGGTTGTTGCCAATATTGCTAATACTGCACCTATTCCAAATAACGTGCCATTAATCATTTTTTATTCTCCTTCCGTAGAACTACTAATGAAATTAATTATACTATTTATCTTATTAATTTCATCTTCAATTACACTTAATTGCTTTGCAGAGAAAACTTCTTTATTATTTATATCAATTTTATTCTTTTCTATCTTAGCCTGTAATTCGGCAATTTCTTTTGAAAGAATATCTACATAATCATTTTTTTCTGCATTAAGAGATGCTATATTATGATTTAAGATATTTATTCTTGCCTTACCATCTTCAATTAAATCATTTACATCTAAGTTAGTAGGTTTTAATATACCCAAAACTGATTGCTTCATCATTTCTGTTGACATTGTTTTAGGTAATGCCTCTTTAAATTCCTGAATTTTATAAATACTATTTTCATTTTCGTATTTAGCATTTTTATAAATTTCATCAGGATAAATCAATTCCTCATTAAAATCTGTTGTTTCTATTTCTTCTTCTGTATCATCAGACGATATATCTTCAACGTCATAAGAAATAGGTTGTATAGGTTCACTTTCCACCAATCCTAATTTTTCAAATAAACTTTTTGCCATAAGTAAAAACTTCCTTTCTTTTATAATTTTGTTATTTTATCACCTAATAATTTAGCTTCATATTCACTATGCGTAACAAGAATAATTGTGTTATGTATAGAATTGTGTAAGTCTAATATTAGGTTTTGCATTTGAGTTCTTGTATTATTATCCAATGCGGATAATGGTTCGTCCATAAGTAATATTTTAGGTTGTATTAATAATGTTCTTGCTAATGCTAGTCTTTGTTGCATACCACCTGATAATTGATTGGGATAATCATTTAAATTATTTTTAAGTCCTACTTTATTTAACAAATCAATAGCTTGCTGTTTATCTTCACTATTTATTTTTCTTTTTATTTTTATAGGGAATAAAACATTATCTAAACAAGTAAGCCAAGGAAAATTAGTATAGCTTTGGTGCATCATAAAAACATCATCAATATTTATTTTTTCATCATTTATTAAAATATCTCCCTTATATTTTAACAAACCTGCAATACATTTTAATAATGTAGATTTGCCTACACCAGATTTACCAACAATACAATTTATTTGATTATCTTCAAATTTTAAATTTAATTTATCAAAAACAATATTATTATCATATTGAAAATGTAAATTTTTAATAATCACTTCGGTTGTACCTCCATAAAATATAGGTATTTTAACAAGTTCATTATACAACAAATTTTAAACATTGTCAATGTTTTTAATAATTATTTTTAGAAGTTTCTTTTTATATCTGTTACTACTTTAGCATTTAATTTTTTATTAAAAGCCTTAATTGTAACTTCACAGAAACCATTATGTGTTTCTTCATAATTTTCAATTACATCATTGTCATAATATGTTTTTTTAAGACCATTATAGAAAATAGGAATAAACATTTGGTCACTAAATAATTTAAGCGGTATATCAAATTTTTCACTTGTAATAAGCTTATCTTCCTTTGTATATGAAGAAATTTCTACTGTTAAACTTTCATTCATTTATATCACCTACCTTTTTTTAAAATATAAAAAAAAGAAGTAGTTTTTTTAAACTACTAAGTAAACTATACATATTTTCTTTTAGTATTATTGAATGATTTTTCAAAATATAAAAAAGGGAACTCAATAAAGTTCCCTTATAATAATTTTATATAATTATCTTTTACCCATTCTCATACGAATTTTATTTCTCTTGCTATATGTATTGATATATTCTTCTTCATCCTCAAAATGTTCTCTATCAGTATCATTCTGGAACATTATTTCTGAAATTTCTTCTTCATCAATTATGCCATCTGCAAGACAATCTTTAAAAATCTTAAACTTTGTTGCATTGCCCTTGTATTCCTCATACAAATCTTCCATATCTTTCATTGCTTCATCATCATTTAAGAATTTCTTTACAATACCTAAATCATCCAAAACAAACTCTGCGAAACTTCTATCATTTTCAGCAAGGATTCTTCTAATTACTTTCCAAGCAGCATCATCTTCTGTACCCTTGTCTGCTCTTGGAACTTCCTCGCAAAATTCTTCCATTAAGTCCATATTATTCTTATTCTTCAAATAACAATAAACCATATTAGCAATTGCGTGATGTACGTCAAAATCAACCATTACAGTAATAATATCATTTACTAATTCTGATGACCTAGGAACTTTTGCTAAAGAAGCAACAGCATTAAGTGTACCACTTGCAATAAAAGTATGTTTAAATCTATCGTCAGAAAGTTTTTCAATATCTGCTGGTAAAAACATATTTTCAAAATAATCAAGAGTATTTAAACTTACTTTTCTCTTAACATTTGAAAGATAAACAATAAGCTTATCCATCTTATCAGAACTATACTGGTCATTTAACTGTAATGCTTTAATATAAACATCAGCACTAAATTCTTTTCTACTATCAGCCTTTACTAAACTTTCAAAGAAAGCTGTATTACTACTATTTACCATATCACCAATATCTTTTAAATCTTCTATTGGAAATCTATTATCTTTAATAAAATCTTTAAGTGCTTTAGTAGTACCTGCACTAAATGAATCTTTATTAGCTTTTTCATCCTCACCTAAATCAAAACCATCTAATTTCTCATCAGTAAGTTTTAATTCTTTAGCAATATCATTTATTGTTTTCTCACCATTTGACAATTCTTTTCTTATATCATTAATTGTAGCCTTACCAAAATCTAAATCTTCAAGTAAAAATAAAAAATTTTCTTCCTTATCTGTCAAATTAATTGCAGATAATCTTTTTAAAATTCTATTTTTCATAAACAAAAACGCTCCTTATATTTATTTATAATTAAAATAAATATTTAAAATATAAAAATAAGAGGACTTTTAGTAAGTCCTCTTGTCTGAAAAATTATTTTATGAAATTATCTACACTAAATAAATTATCCTCTGAACCAACAACAGCAGGAAGTTCACCATTCCATTTTTCAATGAACTTCATTTTTAAAGTATTATCGGTAATTTGAGCATTTTTAATCTCATTTGCCTTTGCTTCAGCTTCTGCCTGTGCAATCTTTTGTTCTCCCTCTATTTTAATTCTTGCTAAATCTTGTTCAGCCTTTAAAGCGTTTTGCTGTGCAGTAGTTTTTTGTTCAATTGCAGCATTAAATTCAGCTGAGAAATCAAAATTTATTACATTTATATCTGCTACAACAATACCATACTCATAGACTTTATGATTTAATTCCTCTTTCATTTGAGTACTTAATTCTTGTCTATTAGTAATACATTCTTCTGCTGTATATTTAGATACAACAGACTTTACACATTCTTGTACAGCAGGTCTTAATGCTACATTTTCGTAATCTTCACCTAATGTTCTATATATGTAAGCAGACTTTTCAGGAATTACTTGATAATTAACAGATACAGTAAATGTTACTGTTTGTAAATCTTTAGAAGCAGAAGTACCTGTTACATCAGTTCTTACTACTTTATTATTTATTTTAACAACTTTTGTAATAAATGGTGTAACAAAGCTTGAACCTTCTTTTAAAGTATCTTCTTGTATTGCACCTAATCTAACTACTACACCTGTTGAACCGCCAGGAACAACTCTTATTGAACAAAGTAACAATATAATTAAAATTAAAACGATAACACCTATAATAATTATAGATTTTAAAAAATTAAACTTATCTTTATTGTTTTTATTATTCATTATATTACTTCCTTTCTGTATATTTCCATTTAAATATTTTTTCAATTACATAAGAGCATAATGTATCAAATAAATAACTAAATAAAATAATTATTATCAATACAACAAATACTTGGTCAGTTCTACCTCTTGACGTTGCAACATTTATTAAATGCCCTAATCCAAACTTAGCATTTACTGTTTCAGCAATCACTATATAAGTCCAACCAATTCCATACATCATTAAATAAGTCTTACAAATAACAGGTAAGCAATAAGGTAAGATTATTCTATATACTAACTGATATTTTTTAACTCCTATTGTTAATGCCGTATCTATTAGATTTTGGTCTATATCTTTCATTGTTAAAACTAATGTAGGTAAAAAATAAACAAAAGTTGCTAAAAATAAAAAACTTATTTTCATTCTTTCATTTATTCCGCACCACATCATTAACAATGGATAAAATGCTGTAATAGGTAAATATCTTAAAAAATTCGTTATAGGTGTCATTAAATCATCAATTACTTTACTATTCATAATTAAAATAGATAAAATAACACTTATAGACATTGATAATAATGTTGCAATAGATATTCTAATAAATGAATATACAAACCCTTTTACTAGCATACCATTTTGTAATAAAGAGATAAATGTATTAAATACTTTTATCGGCGATGGTAAAAATAAAGGTTTTGTAAATAAACTACCTATACCCCATAATATTAAAATAAATATAATTGGTAATAATCTTTTTAATATTTTCATAGTATTCCTCTGTGTTATAAAAAATGTAGATAAGCAAAATACTTATCTACATTTCTCTTGAAAGAAGGTTTTTACTTATAGCTAATAACCAAATTACTCAACTGTAATGCTTGCGATTGCAGTCTTAACCTTTGGTGAATAAGAAAACTTAGGAACATACTTTGCAGGACACTCCATAACCTCACCTGTTGCAGGATTTCTTCTTGTTGCGGCATCCTGCTTCTTAGTCTTGAATGTACCAAAACCCTGCTGGCTATATGTATCATTAGCCTCTAATGTTTCTGCAAGAATGTCAAAAACTGCATCAATGCTTCTTGCTGCATTTGCCTGTGTTGTGTCAAGTCTTTCTGCTACCTTCTGTGCAAATTCTTTCTTTGTCATTTTTTTAATTTCCTTTCTTTTTTATTTTTTTGTATAATGATTTTTTATTGCTTTATCAAACATTGTTTTCTATTTGATAGCTTCATTCTACTACAATATACATTTTTTGTCAAGTGTTTTTAACAAAAAATGTTTATTTTTTTCATTTTTTTATTTTTTACGACCTTATATCTATAACTTAAAAACAAAAAAACTCTATAATTATAATTTCATATATTTATAATTTACAAAATCTAATTAAAGTACTTCAATTTTTGAGCCATAAACATTATCTTTATTTATAATTATCTTTTTATCAAAAGCATCCTTTACTTCATCTATATGAGTAATTATAAATATCTGTTTAAACATATCACTTAACTTATTTACAGTTAATATAAAATTCTCTCTACCTTCATCATCTTGACTACCTAATCCCTCATCAATCATAAAGAACTCTATATTAGCTTTAGCTCTCTTAGCTAAGAATTTAGCCATACCTATATGACACGCAAAGTCGATTCTGAACTTTTCTCCACCACTATAAGTTTCATAATTTCTATCTCTATCTTTATCGTGAATAACTATATCTAATGTTTCTAAAGATATTTCTTTCTTAGCTTTTGTTTTCTTATCGTCTTTCTGCGTAATAAATTCTATTGTAGTAGAATTATTAAATAAAACATCTAATACTTCATTTATTTCATTCTCTACATCAGGTAATACATTAGCAATAATATTAGCTTGTATACCTTTCTTACCGAAAGCTTCAATTAAAGATTCATAGTCAGATATTTGCGTAGTTATATCTTCAATTTCTTTCAATACTTCATTTAATTTCTGTTTATTATTATTTATTTCCACTATCTTTTCTTCATAAACAGCTTTGTTAGATTCAGCCTTTACTAATTTATCTCTTAAATTAGAAATATCAAATTCTAACTCACCATCATTAAATGTTTTAGTTTCAATTTCTTCAACACTACATTCTTCATACTGCTTGTTAAAATCTATTAATTCATTTTTTAAATCTTCTATTTCTTTATTTAAAGAAATAATTTCATTATCATACTCTGTCTTTTGTTCTTTAATTTCAGCCATTTCTTCTTTTAAAGAAGTTATCTTATCCGTATAATTAGAAATAGCAGAATTTAATTTCTCTTGTCGTATTTTTAATTTATTTATTTCTTTTACTTTTTCATCAATATCATTTAAAGCATTTTTATAAGAAACATATTTAGTTTTTAATTCATTAACCTTACCAACAATATCTTCGCAAAGTTTATTATTTTCTTCAATATTCTCAGTAAGAGCATTTATCTTCTTAGTTAAATCATTTAAATGTTTTTCTTTATGTTCAGCAGTAATTTCATTACCACAAAATTCACATTCACCCTTATTATATTCATTTAAATTATTATACTGTGTTTTATATTCAGCAATTTGGTTCTTAAATGATTTAATATTAGTTAAGTGCTGTGTCTTTTCTGTTTCTAAATCATTCTTATGTTGTAATATTTCTTCTATCTGATTATTTATTGAAGTCTTATCATCATTTGTTTCTTCAATAACAATACTATTTAATTCTTCCTCATATTCTTTTATATTCTCTTGATAATTAACAATATTCTTCTTATTATTAACAAACTTAACTTTTAAATTATTTATTTTAGTATTAAAAGAATTAACTTTATTTTCAGTAGTAGATATTTTATTCTTTGTATTGTTGATAGAAGAATAAATATTCTTTTTATGATTTAAAAGTTGTTCGTTCTGTTTAATAATTAAATCATATTGAGCTTTTTCTTCTCTTACTTTCTTTAATTCTATTTCCTTATCTAATATTTTATTATTAAAATCTTTAGCATAAGAAGAATATTGAGTAATTAAGGAATTATATTCATCTTCTTTACTTACACTGTCCTGCAACAAATATAAAGTATTTTCTTTTTCAATAAGTTGTGTAGATAACTCTTTCTTTAAATCCTTAGTATGTTTTTCTAATACTTCAAATTGATTTAAATTAAGAATTTCAACAAATACATCTTTTCTCTCATTAGGCTTTTTCTTCATAAAGTTATCAGACTTACCCTGTCCAATACAAACAGTATCTAAAAATGTATCATAGTTCATTTTAATAACTTTATTTATCTTATCTTGTGTGTCATTTATCTTTTCTGTTTGAGATACATTATTGACAAAAAACTCTAATTCATGTTTTCCACCTCTTGTTTTCTTTCTAATTATTTTATAATCATTATTATCCATAATAAACTCTAATGTAATTTCAAAAGAATCACATTCATTGTTTATTAGGTCATCCATACCTGTACCTCTACTATCTACACCTCTTGCTCTATAAAATAAAGCAGTAGTAATAGCTTCAAGTATAGAAGATTTACCAGAACCGTTTGGAGCTGTAATAGTTGCAATAAACTTATCATTTGTATCAAAAGTCATTTCAGAATCAATATATGAAGTGAAACCTTTTAAATGTAAAGTCTTGATTATCAAGTGTATTACCTTCTTTCTAAAAAATATTTATAATCTTATAAACAAAAAAAGCTGTTATTTTAACAGCTTTTATAAAAAATAAATAAAATTAAGGAATATAACAATTAACAAATACATTTTTTGAAAGCTAAGAAACTAGATTTTTCAAAACTAAAATCACATATACTTCTTTTGAATATATTCATTTTATTCTTTATTTCACTTAAAGAAATAGGTGGAGCATATAATCTTTCATATCTTTTAGAAACCAAATTTAAAAATTCTTCGTTGTTTTTAATTTCTTCTAAAATAATATCTTTATAATTTTTCTTCAAATAAAAAGTACCGTCTTTTTCTTCATATATAATACTATTCTTAGCTTTCTCAACATTATTTATAAAATAACCATGAACTATTCTTCTTATTTCATTTCTAACAATAGCATCTTCGTGAATGAGATTTTCAAGTCGTTCAGCAGTTTCATCAATACTATACACAGATATTAACCCCTCCATACAATTTAAGCCCTTTATTTAACAAATAAAAGAGCCTATATGATAATATATTATATTTACAAAACTATTTAAAGATTATTTACTTTATCATCAATTTCTTGAATTAGACTTTGTGCTTCAATAGTATTTCTTTCATTTAATTCATTATCTAAATAAATAAATATATCATTTACTTTACTCATATCATTAGGATGGTGTTTTAAATAGTTATGAATAATCATACTGCAAGTTAAATTGATATCTTCAAAACTTAAAAGTTTTTCATTATCACCTAAAGACAATTTATTTTTTAAATAATTCATTTTTACATCTTGTTCATCAACAACATTTAATCCATATTCTTCTGCTAATTGTAAGGCAGCTTCTGAATATGAATCAATATTATCTTTTAACTGTTTAAATTTAATTATATCTCCTGCTGCTCCGCAACCAAAGCAATAGAAGCTTGTATAATTTTGAACACCTTTCTTAGTTGTATAACCAGTTGGATAAACAGTAAAAGAAGCAGTCTTTTCTGTATGAAAAGGACATTTACCTTTAAATACTAATCCTGTTTTCTTTAAAGGTACAAATTGTTGTATATAAGCCATATTATTTATTTCTGATTTTACATAATCATATAAATACTTTTTGTTTTTAAATTCCATTCTTACCGTTCCTTTTTTGTAAATTACATTTTATCCCAGTTACTAATATCATCATCTAATTCTTCAATTAACATTTTACTAAACTTTCTATTAAAATGAAACTCAAAAGGAGCAGCATCTCTTGTTTTAAATGATTCTATTATGCCAATTTGTTCACTAACTTTTTTTATAGCAATACCCCAATCTATATGGTCTGCAATAGCATCAGACTCAGCAATAGCATCTGTTTCTGTTTTCTTTTGATTTTTACCTATTCTGTTCATCTGTGCGGCGGTTATTACTACCTTATCTGTTGTTCTTGCATATTGTTTTAATTCCAATGCTATTTCTGCTTGGTCTAATCTTAATTCACCAAATTTCATATCTGGTTGCATAATACCTGCATAGTCAGAAATAACTACATGAAATGTTATTCCCATTTTTAATTCTACTTCTTTTACTTTCTCGGCTAAAAAAGATGGAGTACACATACGTGGTACGTCAATAATATACATTGTACCAACTTTATCTCCATTGATAGATAAGCCTTCACTTAATTTTTGCAAATAATCATTATATACTTCTTCTTCATCTTCTGATAACTTGCCAAATTTTAATCCATTACTTGAAATACCAGCAGCTCTTGCATCAAATCTTCTTTCATAAGCTTCTTGTGGAACTTCCAAACTAAATAATATAACATTTAATCCTTTTATCCACATATTGTGTGCTAAGTTAAGCATTAAAACAGATTTACCATCACCTTTTCTACCTATTATGTAAATAAGTTCACTTGGTGCAAATCCACCGCTTTCATCATCAATTCTACTAAATCCAGTGGGATAAGTAACAATCATACTAGGATTGTTCTTTATTTCCTCATATCTTTCTTTTCTTGCTTTTATTCTTTCTTGGATTGAACCCTCTTCCTTTACATTACTTTTATCTGTATTCAAACGAACAGACAATTTACTTATTTGAGTTTTTAATTCATCGAAAGATTTTTCACTACAATTACTTCCTTTAGTAATAATTGATTCAGCTAATTCTAATACTTCGAATCTTTTATAATTATCTTCTAATTCATCACAAATAGATTCAAATTCACCATCTGAAAATTCATCAGTATTAAAATATTTTATATCTGAAAAAATTGATTTATACGTTATTATCGTCTTATCATCAATTTTATTCTTTTTAAAAGAACTATTTATTGCATCATCAGAAATAATAACACCATATTTTACAAAATATTTTCTTATTAAACTATATACTGCATATGTTGTTTGTAAATGCTTGGGTGTTATTTCTATTGTATTTATTGCTTTAGAAATATACTTTTTATCATACATTAAGTATGCTAAAAACTTTTTCTCTATTACATTGTCCATATTATCACCTTAAAATTATGATTTATTTTTATAATTCTACTTCTTTTACAAAATCATATGTCGAAATCATTTCAATTACATCTTCGCTGTAAAACTTTTCAACGTCTGAATAATTTAATTTTGAAGATATGATTGTAGATTTAACATCATTATATCTTGTTTTAAGAATTAATTGTAGTAATTTAATATTATGCTTACTTGTATTACCAAAACCTGTTTCAGCTCCCACGTTATCTATAAATAAAACATCAGGCTTGCGGAATAAATCATTTAATCTATCTTTTGCTTCTTTATCCGAATTTTGTTTTAAAGATAATTGTACTAAATCTTCATATACAACATATTGTATCTTTAATTGTTTCTTAGATAATTTATTTTCTTTATCAATTAAAGTCCTTGCTATATATGCTACAATTTCACTATTAAGAGTAAATGAAATATTATATAAATACAGATTTTTAGTTTTAAAAACCTCATTCTGTATAATTTCAAAGTAATCATTAAAATTATAATTAACTTTCTTAGTAACAGAATCTTTAGAAACATTAAAATTAACTACTGGAATATTAGATAATTCTAAGTTATAACATTTAATAGCTTTTTTCATACAAGAACATTGTTTTGTCTTACCATCTTCATTATAAAAACCTGTACCCTCACATTTTGTACAATTTATAACAAAGACATTATTCCACTTAGATTTTAATTTTTCTTTTTCTTCTTTATTATAAAACAGCATAATAATTCTTCCTTTCTTGTTCTTTATAAAATATAATCTATATTATTTTTTTCAAATTGAGTTTTAAGCCAACTAATAAAATCTTCTTTAGAATAATTACAATTATTTGTTTCACATAACCATTTTTTATTATTCTTTTCATTAATACCATCTTTTATTAAATCTTTTGTCAACCTTAATTTAATAGTATAAGCCCATTCAAACTTAGTTAAATCTTTTTTAAAGTATGATTTATCTATAAAGATTTTCTCTGCACATTTTAATGCCGTTTCTTTATACTTTTCTTCAATATTTTCTATTGAAGTCATACTAAACCTTAATTCACTAACAATATCTTCAATTTTCTTATTATCATTATTTTCAGATGATTTATCTGCATAAAAATCTATTGCTTCTTCAATCATATTAGGAATATAATTAAGTACTTTAATATCCTTATATTGCATATACTTAATTGTTTTTTTAATATCTAAAGCTGAATAACCTGCATCTAATACTTGTTGTATCTTATTACTTTCTTTAACTAAATTGAATAAATTTAATTTAACCCCTAACTTAGTATGAAAAAGATTTACTAAATACGGAGCTGTATTTAACATATTTAATTCATTCTTATATTTTTGCTCTACTAAAGCATCTTCAATAGAACGATTAATAAAACGTAAATCTACATTTTTTCTATCTATCAAATAATCCATAGTAATTCTTATTTCATCGCCAGTATAGCCTTTATTTAATAAAATTTTTATTTGACCACATTCCTTAGAAAAACTTGGTGATAATGTTTGCGTTTTATCATAAAAATACTTCATCAAATTACCAACACTATTGATATCATCTTTCTTCTTTTGTTTAGCTTTTGCTACTTTTGCTTTTTCTTTTTTATCAATAGAAACAATATACATTTGTTCTTGTTTAACAAAAGCTTTTTTCCTATCTTGTGAACAAGTTTTAAACTCATCTTTGAATTCTTTGTAACACAATCTACAATTACCTGAACAATTTTCACATTCAATATTTTTATAAGAAACTTCCATTTCTGTAAACTGTGATTTATTATTAAGATAAACTTCTAAAATAGTTTTTGTTTTATCTACTTGACGAAGTTTATTTAATAATATGTGATTATTTTCTTTAGTCTTTGAAATGTGCATACATAAACTTCTATTTGTATCAAAAGAATTTTTACAAATAGGACATTCAAATTCTTTTTTCTTTTCTACTTTCTCATTCATAGTATTTAATAATCCTCGCTTTTCACAATAAGTTATATATTTACTAATAGAACTTTGACTAATACCATTTCTAATAGCTCTATATTTTTGTTTATGATTGTTTATTGTTAAAACATCATTCAAATAAAATATAGTTATACCTTGATTGTCTTTTTCAATTTCTGCTATTTCTTTTCTTATCTTATTTGTATCATAAAACTTCTTTTTAGTAAGAAATTTCTTTAAACCATCTTTATGATATGCTACTTCTGAATTTAAAATATTAAATTTCTCTGTAATTTTTAAAGTATCTTTTTTTAAATCCTTTGCAAGTTTTAATAATTCTGTTTCAATAAAAGAATTAAACTTATCTAAATTTATTTCTTCTTCAATGTTATCATTTTCAAGTTGATAAACATTATGTAATCCCCTTTTGCTTTTACTAATAAGTTTAAGTTGAAGTAAATAATTTATTGTTTTACTTACTGTTTGTCTTGAACAATTTAATATTTTAGAAATTGTATCTTGTCCTATCCAACATTTATTATGTTTCCATAACTCTAATGTTTTATCATGACAAACATTTAAATATATTTGAAAATAGATAGATGTAAAATATGAACCCAAAACAATATTACATTTTGGTAATACAAGAGAATACAAATACTTTGACATTGATATATAAGATATATTCTTTCTTTTGCAATCTCTTTTATAATTCATATTTTCACACCAACCTTTCTTATGTTTTTTTTGCTTTTGATTGTATTATAATGAATTTGTGAAAATTTTTTCAATGGAAACTAAAAATATTACAAATGTGGTTGTAAATTAAATAAATTGTAAAATTACAACAATTCTTATTTTTGAAAGAAAGCAACAAAACAAATCAGTGTTATTTCAGTCACGAAGTGACTAAGCGGAGCAATGCGAAGCATTCTCCGCTTCCTGTTCTTTCTTTTTTGCTATCTTTTCTAAAAATAAAAAAACTTTATATTTTTTAAAACTGAAATCTTATAAATTTTTTAATGAATTATTTTTTATAATTTTGTTTAATATTAAAAATTGTATATCTTATACTAATAATTATTACATCTAATATTAATTATTGTATATTATAAATTTTTAATATAATTATAATTAATATTACTTTATAATTAATTTCATTAATATATAAAAAATTATTTAGATGATAAGTAATTTATTACTTATCTATTTAGTGTCCAGATAAAACTTCAACTATGTCCAAATAAAAATAAAGTTTGATAAATTAAACTAAGTTTTAAATATAGATAGAGAAGTCATTTTAGCTATTTTTTCTTGCTATAAAACTTGAAAATTATTTTATATAAAAATTAAGATATAATTTTAGCAAGGGGAGATTATTTTGAAATTTCTTAATTTATTTTTATCTGCATTTCTAGCAGGAATTATGATTAGTATTGCAAGTATCGTATTCTTATCCACTGACAAAATTATCGGCAGTTTTTTATTTTCCATAGGATTACTAACAATACTTTTTTTTAAATTAGATTTGTATACAGGGAAAATTGGTTATATTACTGAGAATGAAAATTCCTTAGAATTATTAATTATATGGATAGGAAATCTGCTTGGATGTTTTATTACAGCATTGTGTTATAGAAATACTTGTAAAATAAAAGCCATTAATATAGAAACAATAGTTGAGTTGAAATTAAATTATACTATTTTTGAAATTTTATTTTTTTCATTTTTATGCGGTATTTTAATATTTATTGCAGTTGAAGTATATAAAAAAAGTAATGAAGCAATAATGAAAATAGTAGCAGTAATATTATGTATAGCAGTATTTATTTTAATTGGTGCTGAACACTGTGTTGCTGATATGTTTTATATATTTTTAGCAAATAAAATAAATATTTATTCTATATCATTTATTTTATTTGTAACTTTGGGAAATTCGTTAGGTAGTATATTTATTTATAAAATAATCAATAGAGAGGTTGTTAAAAATGAAAAGATTGATGAAAACTTCTGCGATTAATACACAAGAATTAGAAGGTCAATTTGATTTATGTAGAAATGAGTTAATAAGAGTAATGAATAACTTTTCTACTGCAATTAAAAGTTTTGAAAATGAAAACAATGTTACAATTTCAGATAGTTGCTTTCCAGGAAATGATTCTAACAATCCTTTCAATCCGAATTGTAGCATGGGCACGGATTTTTCAAACTTTGGTAGTTATTGTACTATGTTTTTTAATAAATATAAAGAAGCAGTTAAAGCTGAAATGGGAGAAATTGCAGAAGAAACAGATAATGAAGTTCAACAATAAAAAAAACGTTGGGTAACTCTACTCAACGTTTTTATTGTTTAAATAGTTTTAAAATCAATTTTAAGAGGGTATAAATAGTTTACTTAATATTTATTCACAATAAATCGTTATAGGTCTTAAAATTGATTCTGAGACGTTTTAACAATACAATTTTTTACAAAAAACACTTGACAAATTAAGGAAAATATTATATTATAATATTGTAAAGTTTTTAAAACTATTTTTTATAAGCACCCTTAGTTGGTGACTTCGGGCGATTTACCGTCCGAAAGGTGAGGGTAGTTCACTTCACATATCGTTCAATACTTGCGATAGAACTTTAAGACTTGCACCGCTTTGACCTAAGAAGCCCACCACTCACCAAATTCAATATTATAGTATAAATACTTTTTATTTTTTTAGTTTTTTAATTCTGTCGATGTATAATAATGTAAAATTACTAAGAGATAGACAGAAAGTTTGAAAACACTTTATTTACTTATGTTTTTGTGAGAATAAAGTAAATAATGAATAAAAAATAATATTTGGAATTAACTTTTCAATGGGTTCGACAGATTTAGTATTTCAAATACTAATAAAATGTACTACTGTACACTGAACGGGTATTAATACTAATATACTGGAAAGTAAATATGCTGTGAATATTGCATTTACACCAGTTGAAAAGTATTAATACTAATATACTGGAAAGTAAATAAAGTAGATTTATCGTAAGTTACATTATTTCTTCGTATTAATACTAATATACTGGAAAGTAAATGATACTAATGATGAGGAGTAACAAGAGGTGAATTTAGTATTAATACTAATATACTGGAAAGTAAATTATATTGGCTTGTTGCAAGTGAGGTTAATATAAAATGTATTAATACTAATATACTGGAAAGTAAATTAAAAGACTTATTGCCTTGCTTCAACGTAACTGAGTATTAATACTAATATACTGGAAAGTAAATTTGACTTTAGCCGTCGCAACGTCTAACACTGCATTGTATTAATACTAATATACTGGAAAGTAAATATGCCCCAACCTGTTTTTGAATTATTAAAAAATAAAGTATTAATACTAATATACTGGAAAGTAAATATTAACTTTGAATATACATTATCAATTATAATTTCGTATTAATACTAATAATTTTAAAAATCATCAAAAATTAAAAACTTTACATATATATAAAAAAGGACTACAAACAAATGTAGTCCTTTTCTTTTTTTCAATCGAAGTAATTAGTATATTTTATTTTACAATTATGCCGTCTTCTTTACTCCAAGTTACTGTGAATCCCAAGAATTCACACAACTCCCTAAGAGGAGCAAAAGAAATACTATCAACAGATATATATGTTCTAATATCCAAAAAAGTTTCTTTACCGTCTTTAACAGCAATAGCTCTCTTTTTTGTATTATTCCACTTTGTTGTGTAGCCTAAAGCTTCTAAAATAGAAGTAATTTTTACCCAATTTTCATCATTTTCATTAAAGCCTGTAATTTCACAGCTCTTGCCTAAAATATTTGCTTTAACAAAAATAAATTTCTTAGTTTCTTTTACTTCTTCTTTTTCAACAGTAGTACCTGTTAATTTTGCTTTGAAAGCATTCCACTTGCTAAGTCTGCTCTCATTCACACACCAAGGATTAGGACAAATCTTGCCTGTAACGTGGTGGTGCATTATAACATTGCTTGCAGGAATATTATAAAGGTTCATCAAATACTTTGTCAATTCTACTGCATTATTTGTTGTAGCATCTGTAATATACCAGTCCGTGTCACTGGCAAGTAAACTTGATGTATTAGTTTTACTACTACACATCTCAATACTGATACTGTTAGAATTAGTACACTTGTTATAATAAGTAGCACCCACGGAAGTGGCAGGATTTGAATATTTGCTACCACCTACTGACCAGCAATAACGATTTTTGGGGTCAGGATTAAACTGAACAATAGTAGCATCATCTACAATAAAATCTGCTGATGCACCTGTTGAACTTCTGCCAAAATATTGAGCAATTGCTTTAGCAGAACCAGCAGTACTTCTTGTGCCAGCTGTGTAATGAATAACAATATACTTAATACTTCTATTACTTTTAACTGTTGTATTAGCTGTACTTGTGCATTTTGTTATATTTATCATATACAATCACCTCATTTATAAAATAGAACATATTTTTAAATAAATATATTGCCTATCTATTCTTAATTATTTTTTAACTTATATTTAATTTTTCATTTAATTATCAATATATAAATTAGGTGATTAAATATGACAAGAAAAATGTTAGAAATATTAAAACAAGAAACATATACAATAACAGACGTAGCTAATTTATTAAATAAAACTACAAAGGCTATAAGAAAATGGGAAGATAGAAATGTAATTCCTCGATTGGAAAGAAAAAGTAAAAACGGGTGGAAGTTATATACTCGCAGAGATTTAGAAGATTTATTAACTCATTTATTTAATTATAACTGGCAAAGAATTACTGTTAATATGGCTGATATAGAATTTATGATTAGATATTGCAGAGGTTTTGTTAAATTAAAAGATTATCCTTATAGGTTAGAAGATGATTATGATGATATGATTGAAACAGTTCTTCATTATGAAGATGAAATAGAAGTAATTATAATATAGAAAGAATGATGTTTATGTTTTTAATTAAAATGTTATTTGCTTTTCTTATTATCTATAAATGTATGAATGTTAAAAGCACAATAGATAAAGAAAGTTTTGATAAATCAGTAAAAAAACATATTGATAGAATGATAAGTAGTGAATATAGTGATGAAATAATTACAAATATTTATGTTTCTTCTATTGTTGCGTTTATATTAGTAATTCTATTTGTAAATTATTTAATAACTAATGTAATAATCGACTGTTTAGGCTACTTGTATTGCGGTATGTTAATTTACGATATGTTATTTGGAAATCTTATGACAAGTTATAGAATAGAAGATTATATATTTAATCCCAAATATTCTTTTATTCGTTTTATTATATCTCAAACATATTTAATAATTTCATTAATAATACTAAGTTTAAGTTAAGTTACAAGGAAAGGAAAAAGTTATGGCAGAAATTATAATTGATAATGTATATTCAAAGTTGATTGGTTTTTCAAAAGATATTGAATTAAAGATATGGGAAAAATTAAGTTTTGAAGTAAAAGAATTTGGTTGTGAATATATTCAAATAAGACATTTGTACAATAGAAAAACAAAAAAGACCTATACTGGTTTATTAAATTATGTATATGAAATATTAGAAGAAAATAATATTGGATATAAAATAACAGATACAAGAGTAGTACCCGAACAAAATGCTAATTTTGCATTACAAGAATATTTGACTTTACCTGATGGTTCAAAAGTAGAGTTAAAAGCGAGAGATTATCAACAAAAAATAATTGATAACGCCTCAAACAGGGAAATAGTAAGGGTCAGTACGGGCGGCGGCAAGTCGATTCCCTTAGATACGCCAATTCTAACCCCTGATGGTTTTGTTCCATTAAAAGATATTCACGTAGGAAGTATTGTTTTTGATGAAAATGGAGATAAAACAACTGTTATCGGAGAATATCCACAAGGTGAGCAACAAGAATATGAAATAGTATTTAACGATGGTACAACTATTAAATGTTGTAAAAATCATTTATGGAAATTTGCAACAAGAGACAATCTTTCAAAAAATAAATGGCAAGTAAAAACTGTTGAAGAAATATTAAACAATCATAAAATCAAAACAGGAAGAAATTTAGTTCTAAGCATTCCCGTATGTAAGCCAATTCAGTTTGAGAAAAAAGATTTATTTTTACCGCCATATTTATTGGGAGCATTATTAGGCGATGGTGGCTTTTCTCAAAGACAAATTACTTTTACAAATACAGAGGAAGATGTAATTAATAAAGTAAAAGATTTAGCAAGACAATTTGGTGGAGAATTTAAAAATGGACATAAAGACAGGATTCAATACACATATGGTTGCGGTGGAAAAAAAGATAATTTAAGAGATTATATACATAAGGTTTTTGGAAGAATTAAAAGCGAAGATAAATTTATTCCCGAAGAATATAAATTTTCTGATGTTAATGACAGAATAGCACTTTTACAAGGACTATTTGATACAGATGGTACTGTAAATAGTAAAGGACATATTACTTATTGTTCCGTTAGCAAACGATTAGTAGAAGATGTACAATTTTTATTAAATAGTCTTGGATATAGAGCGAAAATTGTATTAGATAAAAGAACAATTAATAGTGATAGATATAGAAACAAAACGTGGTATATTCATGTTCGTGGCTGTGATGATAAATTATTTACATCAAAAAAACATACTGAAAGATTTAAGAATAGAAGAATAGGCAAAAATCATCATTATAATGCTTTAAAAATTGTTTCAATAACTCCATTACCTACAAAGTCTGAAATGAAGTGTATAGCAGTAGATAGTCCATTACATACATTTATTTGTAAAGATTTTATAGTAACGCATAATACATTTATAATGGCAGGATTAATTGATAAGTTTAATGTTAGACCTGTTTCAATTTTTGCTGATAAATTAACTTTATGTACACAGCTAAAAGATGAAATTGGAAAGTTTTTAGGGGAAGAAGTAGGTATTGTTGGTGGTGGCATAAACAAGAAAAGAGATATAACTGTTTATTCTGCTCAATCAACAACAGAAGAAGATATTAAAGATTCTAATATGATTTTATTTGATGAATGTCATCATATAGGTTCTAATACATTTGTAGAAATATCTAAATGGGCTAAAAATGCTTATTATAGAATTGGTGTATCAGCCACTCCGTGGAGAGAAGATGGTGCTGATTTATTATTAGAAGCAGCACTAGATAGAAGAAAAGAAGAAAATGATATTTCAGCAAGCAAACTTATTGAATGGGGATATTTAGTGCCTTGTACTATTTACTTTATTCCTTACAAAAGAGTTTTTCAAGGTAAATCTTATAATAAAGTTTATAAAGAAGCTATTGCTAATAATATAGAAAGAAATCAAATTGTTGTTAGTATAGCAGTTAAAATGAGAGAAGTAAAACACGCACCTATCTTAATATTAATTCAACAAGTAGAACACGGAGAAACAATATTAAAAATGTTATCTAAAAAGATAGAAATAGTAAAAAAAGCAGTTCAAGTAACTGATGATAAGACAGGTAAAGATAAATTAGTTAGAATTGCTAATGTAGAATTTTTATCAGGTAAGGATGATGCTGTAAGAAGAAAGGCTGTTATTCAAGGTGTAAGAGATGGTTTTGTAGAAATCTTAATAGGTAGTACAATAGCAGATGAAGGACTTGACATACCTAACTTAGAGATTTTGATATTAGCAGGTGGTGGTCGTAGTTCCACAAGAGCTTTTCAAAGAGTGGGTAGAGTATTAAGACTATATAAAAATCCTGAAACAGGTAAAGAAAAGAAAAGAGCTATTGTGTTTGATTTTCAAGATTATACACCTATGCTTCGTAGACACGCCAGAACAAGAGAAAAATTATATAGAACAGAAGAAGCTTGGGAAATTAAAAAGTTTGATATGAGATTATTAAAAAAGTAATTTACAAAAAATAAAAAAATAAATATAAATAATTAAATAAAAATTAAGGAGTTGAAATAAAATGGCTGATTGGAATGAAAAGTTTAATACTTTAGCTTCAACAAGTTATAAAGTTAGTGATGATAAAGAATGGAAATTTTCTTTAGAAGAAAACAAGCAAAAGGGAACATTACAGTTAAATGCAAGACAATTTAAGATTGCAACAACTGAGGGTGGTTATTCAGGTGCTTCAAAGAATGGTTTTATTATTCCTATTAACGCACTTAATGATTTAGATAATATTAAAGAATGTTTTAATAAGTTTGTTAATTTTATTGATGATGCTAAAGAATTTCTTTAAAAATCGTTTTTTAATAAATTATTTTTTAACAAATAGTTTTTAATAATTAAGTTCTAATAATTAAAGAGGTGGTAAATAATGCCACCTCTTTTTTAAAACTTTCTATACTTGTCAATAAATAAAACCCTATCACTATGATTTGAATAGAATAAAAATTCATCAAATTTCTCTTTTATTAAAAGAAAATATTTATCTATATCAAAATAATCTATTGGTGCAACACCTAATGTTTTATCTGTTTTATAAAGTGCATCATACAATTCAGGCTGAAATTCTTTAAGAACATCAAAACAAAAATCTTCCACACTATCACACAAGTAACATTTACCACTTGCAATTACTTTTTCAATAAAATCATCAGTTGCACCATAACCATACAAAATTGAATATATCTCGGATTCTATAATATCTTTATCTTTTATTGAAGTTGTCATTCTTTATTCCTCCTATCTCTTAATGTATTTACATTATACTACTTTTTTTATGTTTTGTCAACACTTTTTTTAAAAAAAGAGGTAGATTTTTTCTACCTCTTTAATTATTATTTTAGAATGTTATAATCCAATTTACTAATAATGAACTACCTTCAATTTTATTCCAAGATTTAAAAATCTTATAATTGAACATATGACCTTTTCTATTGCCGTTTGCATTACCTTCTTTACAATACTCATCAATATGAACAGCATTAGTAATAGAATTATAATCAACTACATTAGCATCGCCACCAAACAAACCCATTTCAACAATATATTGACCAGGTGCTTCATCAGCTGTAAATAATGTAGTTAATTTTAAAATATTTGTTTCTGTATTAGAAACATTACCTTCTGTATCTAAGAAAGACCAACTTGTAATCTGTTTTCTAAATATTTCATGAATAAGACCTGTTTTTAATTTTTGGTCAGCAGGTTGATTATTGGTTTCAGGATTAAACAAATAAGTAGCCTTTTCTGTATCAGACCAACCTGTATTAATACCATAATCACCATTACCAATAGCTAGGCATTGAAAACCATAACCAAAAGGGTATGATGCTTGTGTTGCTGAATAATTAGATGTAGCAGAAGCAGTACCAATTGTTGAAGCAGAAACAACACCAATACCATCTGATGAACCTGAATTAGTATTAGAAACATATTGTTGTTCACCGTTAGCGTTTGTTATTGTATAACCATCTGTCTGAACCCAAGGAATAGCAACGACAGTATCAGAAGTTTCTGTTAAACCTTTAGGGCACATTCTACTTGCCATAAGTACAGAAGCCATATTTACAATAATATTATGGTCTTCACTTTCTTGTAAAATTTCACCAGTTATTTTACCTGTCTTAATATCGTAATCACCTTTAAATAAAGTCATATTTATTTGACCAGTAGGTGTCTTAAATGTATCTTTATTATCCATTATATTTTAACCCCTTTACTTTTAAATTACTGTAACTGTATCAACAGAATCTGATGCTAAAAGATAAGCATTTTTAAATATTAAATATCTTATTTGTGTATCGGCATCACCATTAATACCTCTACCACTTGTATTTATCATAAATACATCATCATTTTGTTCTATATATATTTCACCCAATTTGGGCATTTGTTCAACTCTTTCAATTGAATAACCATCATCAACATCATTAGGATTATAATATTTCATATAATCTTTTTTTCTTGGAGTTCCTAATAAAACATTTATTGAACCAAAACCATTGGTTGTAACTTTTTTACAATAATGATAACCAAAAGCATCATCAACTTTTGAAGTACCATCAAATATAATATTACCCATAGATAAGTTTGTTGAATTACCTGTATATAATACAAACCATTGCAACGGAATTCCTGTTGCACCTGAGTTAAACAAATAGAAATGAACGGTATCACTTGTAGTTGTAATTTTTTCAGCATCATTATAATCGTAGAAGATATCACCTACACTTGGAATTTCTTCTGTTGGTTTTTTATCTTCTTCATAAAGAGGAATTGCATATATAATACATTTATCCAAAGCATTACTAGATACAATATTATTTGTTTCTAAGAATGTTCTTGGTATGGTAATTTCAACACCATTTAATCCATTTGAAGTCGCAATACCACAGGTGATTTCTTGGTTGTTTTTATTAAAATCAAAAGCATTAAACAAAATACTGCTATTACCTGAATTGCAAACACAATACGTACCATAAGTATTTGATACAGATGGTGTTGTATCTATTTTTTGATAGCACCAAACTTCACCCACCTGACCACAATAATGATTACCTAAATTAACAATAGCAAATACATAATTATCTTTATCATCTTCTGCATAATTAGTAACCTTTACTTCTCTACCAGTATACATATCTATTGTTTTACCATCTTCAACAGAATCAGAACCAACAAAACTACTTGTTTGTCTATTCATTGATAATCCATAAGCTTTTTGGTCATTATTTGTAGAAATAACTACATAATTTAATATTTCTTCAAGTTTTTCAATTCTATTAATATAATTATTAAGTTCTTCATCAGTAATACTCATACAATTTTTACTTCTTGAAGTATCTCTGAAATCTGTTATATTAACTTTCTCAATAAGTGCTGAATTTGTTCTTAAAACAGAGAACATAGGCATTGCATATATCCTTGCCTTTTCATTACTTTCACCTATTAAATGAGAAGCATCTGTTGATTCAGAATAATAATATTCTTCTTCTGAATCATATTTAATATTACTTTTTGAAATGCTAGAAGTGATACTTGTCATAATAGAACCAATGTTATTTACAGTAGGTTCTGTTGTTAATCTTGTAGAACTAATTTTCCACTGTAATTGAACTCTTTTTGAAGTTCTTAATGATATTCTTGGGTCTATCATATCAAAAGAAATGGTTTTATTATTAACACCACCATATGTAGGAATATTAACTGATGTTGCTTCATTAGTAAAATCAATTATTTTTAAATAAACTTCTAAATAAACAAAGTCATAATAATATTCTGATGTTGTTTCAGGTTCAGGCAGAACAATTTCATTATATCCTTCCCTTGTAATAGTATCAATATTACTATTTGCTAATGCAGCACCATAAATATTAGCTGTCAAACCATCTATAATATAATCAAAATTCTTAACAAAGAATGTATTAGAATTTGTAGCATATTCACTATTTTTATATATTGTATATGAGGGCGTACTACTATTTCTTTGCTTAATTTTATCAACTATCATACCATTGGTATTCATTTGTTTCATCATTTCTCTTTTTTTGTTGAATTGAATCCACTGCATTTCATTGACTTCATCTTCTAATAAATAAGCATCAGAGCCGCCAACAATAGAAACAAATGCGTTATCATCACTATACTTACCAATAGCAGGTCTTGTAAAACTTGGGTCGTAAGCCATATTTATTTCCCCCCTTCTTTATTTTATTAATTTTATATATATTAGAAATTTGTACTTAATACCTTAATTTAAATATAAATAAAATGGTGAGTTTTATTAGATAGTTTTCCTATAAAACCCACCATTAAATCATTTATTCTAAAAAAAGAATCATTTAATTATTCGTTTATTATATTAACTTTTAATTCTTGATATTCGTTCATTATATCTATCCATTTTAATTCTTCTTCCGTTAAAGGTTTGTTATTTCTACTTGACATATCAATAGTCATAATTGAATTTAATTTTGTTCTTAATGTACCTAACATTGTATAACCAATATTATTTGCAGTTCTAAAGTTTTTCTTTGCACCAATTAACTTACCATAACATAGTTTTTCTATTTTTTCTTCTGTGGTATAACCCATATTATTTGAAGCTAATTTAAATGGGTCTGTTATCCTTGCATCTTCTAATCTCATAAATATTGTAGCTTGATTAAAATCTTCTTTTATTTCTTTATCGTTTAAACTATCATATTGACCAACAGGTACATATAAAATAGTAAAAATATCAGAAGTTTCATAAGTAATAAGATTGTTATTTAATATTATACCATAAGCATATTCATCATTTAATTCAAGAAAATCAAAAGCATTATAAGTAACTGAAACACCATTTTGATATACTGTAATTGTTTCTTTGTCTTTTATATCAACAAATTCATTATTTTCAAAATATATAAGTTTAGTACCCTCTACATTCATTCTTTTTATGCTATTTTTATTATATTTGTTTAATTCCATTTTTAATTTTTCTTCGTTATGTATACTAGCTATTTCAGTAATTTTATCACGTTCGGGGTCTAAATCAATATATTTTTGGAATCCATTTACATCAGTATCTACTTTTAAATGAGTTTCATATCCAAGTGTGTTTTCGCAATGATAATCTTCCGTTACATATTGTAAACTATAATATTCTCCACTAGTTTGAGGTGTAATTAATGCTTCAAAATCTTCTTTAAGAGTATTATATGTATTATTTCTTATATCTGTATATATTTCTTTTAAATCAGCATACATATCTTGTGCAAATATAGCTTCAACTTTACTTTGATTAACAGCCAATCTACGATAGGGTGCATTTTTTTCATTTAATTTTTCTTGTACATATTGCAACCACATATATTGTGTTGTTCCATTATATGTACTATCCCAACCATTTACATTTTTCCAATAATCTTCATTTAATAATAATCTACTTAATGTATTTTCACTTGGGAATAATTGAAAAGCACTATCAACATCAGCACCAAATGTAGCTTCTCTTAAAAGCATTTCATTTTCAAAAAAATCTGTGTCTGTAAAATTATTAGTAACATCTATTGTTTCACTTGAAGATAAACCAACATATATTAAGTATAATGTGTGAGCAGGTTTTATCATATCCAATAAAAATTTTACATTTTCCATCATTTCAGCACTATCATCATAAGTATCTAAATCTTTTAATATTTGCACAGCAAATCTAAATTGTTTATCTACTGTTAAATTAGAAAAGATATATTCGTCATTTTTATATAACTCATATAAATAGTTTTCATAACCTGTGAATTTCTTTATAGCGTTCTGCATACTTTCTTTATTTGGTCCTTTTATAAGAACCTCATATACAGCACTAATCATAGCTCTATATTGGTCGTAACTCCATTTTGCTTTTTTAGGCAAATCTATCATACTACCAAAGTTGTTATATAGTAAATCATCATCACATTGTTCTATTCCATCGTCATCCAAAGCGTTAAGCCACATACCACGTTTTACTTTTTGTAATCCATATTTTGTTTCTGCAAGTTGAATAGCCGCAGTTCGTAATATTTTATAAAAGTTAGTATCAATAATTTCTGTATTATATGACAATGGCAACATATTTAATAAATGTTTTATTGTTGTTTGAAAATAACTATTTATTGAAGTATATTTATTAGTTAAGAATTTTAATGTAGTGGCAGATAAATCATTATGCTCTTTAATATAAACAATACCTAAATCATCATCAAAGTAAATATAAAGATTACCTGTTAATTTTGTTTCTTCTTCTGTGGCAGCTGAATAAGTGAGATAACCTAAACTATCGTTTGGTATTACAAATTTATAATAACTTCTTGTATAATGAGAATACAACAATCTTCTTGAAGTTGTACAATTCCATAAAATAAATAATTTATCTGTTTGGGATTCTTCACTATCATAAAAACTTATCTGACTATATCCACCGTCACCTACATCTTCATCGTCTTTTAAGTAATTAAAATCTATTGAATAATTACCTAAACGACTATATAAATAATAATCAGGTTTTTTAATAAAATTACTAGGACTATCTTTTATATTACTTTTAAAAACAACTAAACCACTTGTATCTTCATCAGCACTAAATAATTTGTTTTTAAAAGACCATGTATCTACTTTTAATAAGTAAAGCATATTTTGTATTTCATCATAAGCATTACTATTTTTTTGAGTTGATACACCTTCTTCTAAAGATTCATATTCAGAATATACTTTAAAATAATTACATTCATTAGTAAAAACTATATTTTTTTCAGCATCATTTTTTAAGTCATAAAGTAAATTACCTTCTGTTAAATACTTTATATCTTCATAATGAAATTTATTATCTATATATATGTTTGAAGTATCTTTTGCTGAATAATAATTATCATTATAAAAAGTATAAAAAGCAAAATATTGTCTTATGCCACCAGTTAATTCTGAGTTATCATATTTATAATGAAATAATATATATCTCGCCCATGTACTTTCAATATCCATTACATTAGGACCGCCCAAACGTAAATCAGCACTTAACAAAGTATTACCTGTTAATAAATACCCTGTAATTCTACTTATTAAAATGCAATAATAATATTCAACTACATTTGGATAATGAGAAAATTTTCTACCATCAGCTTCTATTTTTGAATAAACATCATTCACATAAGTACTAAATCTATCAGGAGATACAAAAGGCAACCAGTATTTAATAGAGGTAATACTATTTGTAGAATATGTTGAATATAAATTTTCCATTTTGGAAACTATACTACTTAATATATCTCCATCAAATATTTCTTGATTAGGATAATTTAATTTGTAATAATAATTATCGCTGTTAAATAATTCAAGAGTATTGTCTGTATTTCTTATATCCAATTCATATTGTTTAAATTCTTCTTCTGTACTTTCACTATAAGTATTTTTAGCACATTCCTTTAAATATTCAAAAAGATTATATAATTTACAATCAGTATATTCTGAACCATTTTGATTAATAACAAGAATATAAAAATCAACTTCCATAAATAATACTCTTTTTACATCTGCAAAGGTATTTCTTTGAGAATATGAGCTAATGTATTCACTCATTATAGTATCAAAATAAGAATTTTGTTCTTGTAATTCATTTAATATTTCATCTACTTCTTTTGTTTTTCTGTTCTCCATATAAAATGGTATGGTTCTATTACTATTAACGTGTTCGCTATCAAAAATACTTAAATCATAACAAAATTTCATTCCATTAGAAACAGACATTATGCCAGTTTGAGAACCTTCTTGTTTAAAAACACAATAAACAAAATTTAATCTATCAATAATATTTTTAAAAGGAATACCTTTTAATGTTCCTGAAAAAGAACCATCAACTAATGAAACACTATTACCAAAAATTATATCAAATTGTGCTTCAAATAAAGCTTTATATGCGGTTACAGGTTCAGTTGAAGAAGTGATATTATTTCTTAATGTATTATTAATGCCATAATCAAAACTATTTAATCTTATACCATTATTCAAAACAACATCACCTCTTATTCTGTATCTTCAATAGTTGTAATGGCAATATTTCTTAAATAAAAATATTGATTACCTTTTAATTTAATTATTTTTTGAGCTTCTCCGTGCATTTTTCTTATTTCAGTTTCAGAAGATTCCACATAATAAACGCCGTCCATTCTTTGAACTGTTGCTATAATATCTGATTTTTTAAGTGTTGTACCTAACTGAGAATTATCATTTATTTGTTCTGTTAATGTATCAATGATATTTGTTTTAGTATCACTAATTTCTTGTGTATCATCAAATTGAACACTTAATAAGATTTCTAATGGATATTCTTCTGCTGATTTTATTAAAACATCTGCTGTTAAACACTTAACAGAAGCTATTTTTTGTTGTAATGTATAAATTAAAGAATTATAATTATAACTTACTGTTATATAACAATTTGTTCCAATAGTATTTGTATCATCAAGAATATTATACGGATTAAACCACTTGATTCTATAATTTGACATTATGCTGCCACTATATAAACTAGAATTCGTTTCCATTAATGCAAAATCAGGTACAGTATAATTTCTTACATAAAATTCATCAGCTTTTTTCACAAATGTAACATCCAAAGGATAATCTACATCCAAATAAGAAAGTGGAAATGTCATATCAATTTTATAAATTTTACTGTTTACGATATGTTCTGTAATAGAGAACATAACAATAACTGCATTTTCAGCAGCAAATTGAACTGTTGATGGATATTCAAGTCCACCAAATACAATATCCGCATCTTTTGCTTCATAACTCATTAAAATTTCATCAACACTATAAATATTTATATTGCTGAGTGAGAAATTTAAATCCATGGTCGAATAACAAGTTTCACCATCTTTTTCATAACTTTTTCTATAGAAATTCCTTTCAAAGATACAAGTATCTTTATCCTCTCTATAATAAATAGAAGCATCTGAACTAATAGTAATATCAATAATACCGTCTACCATTGTATAATTTTCTAAATACTCTCCATTATTTATGTCAGCATCACTATTATCTGTGGAATAAATTGCTTCTTCATCAATAAAACCAACAACATTATCGTCATAATTAGTATTATATATAATCAAATGACAACTAACAATACCAACATTGGGAATTGAACTAACATATACTTTTACATTTACTATTTTTTCATCATTGGTTAATTCTAATTGTACATATACATATGGTTTGTTATAAACTTTTATTGTATTTGTTGTTTCATTACCAAAATCAATATCTGACTTATAATTAAACATTTTATCTTTATAATTACTCAATTGTAAAAGTATATTATTCTGCATAGTTGTTTCAGTAATATAATCAGAAAGAATAACAACAGCCACGGAAGAACTTGTTACTCCTTGATTTACTAAAGGTTCTACTGTTTCAGTTAATAATGTACTTGAAGTAGTAAAGAAATTAGAATAAGTTAATTTTGTATCTTTAAAATAATTTTTATTAGGAGTTTCTAGTTTTTCATAAATATACAATTTTGTTTTAGTATCTAAACATCTAATAATTGTATATTCATAATTAGGAAAATAGTAAAAAGCATCTGCTTCTGCATCAGTATTTACCATATCTTCAACAGCGAAAACAAAATCAATAGCAATAATTTCATTATATATATTTCTATGAACTGTAAATTTATATGGGAGTTTTTGATTACCCTCATAATTAAGATTGTAATATTCATAATAATCATTAGTTGTCTCGCCATCACCATAATATTCTTTTATATAACCATGAACGTCTGCAACATAAGTTTCTTGGTCTATATCAATAGACTTATCAACTGTTGTTAATTTTGTAACAATATTATTAGATATATTTGAAGTACAAATATTATACATAATTTGTTTCATTCTATCATCAATACTTGCACCTGAAACAAAATCGTCATCATTTATAGTATAAAAAGTCCATTCGCCTAAATCGTCCTTATAAAGGATGTATTCTTGCTTTATAGTATAATATTCATAAGATGTATAACTTGTAAAATTATCACCCATAATATTACCGCTATAAATATCATCACTAAATTTTACATAAAAGAAATAATTGCCTTGTTCTAAATCTTCTGTACCACTTAATGTAGATTTATCAATAAAGTCTTGTATAGTACTTGAATCGACAGAATAATAATAACAATCATCTTCGTTGTTATATGAATAATCAGGTGTATAAAACTTTGTACCTTCTGTAACTACATATCCATTATCATCAAAAACTGGACCAGTCAATTTTATTTCCTTACCATTTTCATCTTCTAATCTTTTTAATTCTTCTGAAAAATCTTCGACATTTTCAATAGATTTATTACAGTAGTATAATGTTACACCATTTTCATCTCTTACTATACTATTAGTTACAGTTTCACCAGCACCAACACCAAAAGAAAATTTAATGGCAAAATATCTTTTTTGGTCTTCTGTAATATCTCCATTTTCTGTATAAAGATATCTATAATACATTGCATATGTAAATGGAGCTTTTATATCTGTATCTGGTAAACAATATAAAAAATTACTATAAACATTAAAATTCTTATTAGAACCATTATATTCAGGTTCATATCCATTTAAATTAGAGCCATCTGCACCTATATAGCCAGCAGAATTTTCTGAATCTAAATATAAAAAATCATAAAAATTTTGTTGTGGGTCATTTATCTTTTCTTCAAGTTCGTCTATTATTTTACTCATTTGTGAAAGTCTTGTAACTTCAATATCGGCATCTTCAAACAACATTGTAGAGCCTAATTCAGTTAAATTAGTATAAGTGGCTTCATAATCATAATTAGAAGCATTTCTTAAATATCTTGTCGTTGTTGTACCGTCACTTAAAACTCTATTATATGTAATTGAATTTATATCTATAATTGGTTTTCTTTTTGAATTAATAACCAATGGGGTATATGCGTAACTATCTGTATACCCAAGATTGTTAAGACTTATTTTTGAAGTAAATGTTGCTGTATCTGCTTTTTTACCTTTAACATATATATCAACCATACCGCCTGAATGTTCATAGCTATCATTTAAATCTCTTAGCATATCAGCATCACCAGCAGAAACAACATTTACATCTTCTACATAATCTGAATTATAAACATAAGATAAATAACCATATTTTGTACCAATGTTAGCACCTAATAATGCAAGTCTAATTCTCATTCTTAATGAAATATCCGTTTCATTATCAGAACCACCTGTAAAAGCAATGGTATTACCAAATGTTAATATATTGGTATCTAGTGTAGAACTTTTTCTTATTATTGTATTCGCACTAACATTATAAGCACTTCCTGTATCAGAAGATAATGCTTCTACATCGTAGTAGTAATATCCACTATCTCCTAATGTTAAATTTGAAAGATTTATTATTTGATAATACTCATATTGTTCACGGTCTAATGTAGTATTATCACTTACATAATAAATATCTTTTGTATTAGTTGTAGTAAATGATTTAGATGCTGTTGCATATGTTGGAACTGTTTGTACAACCGTACTAGCATATATAACAGTATCAACATCTGTTGATTTAAAATAAAACCTTATAAAACCAGAAGATTTTGTTGCTTCATTTCTTGTTATACCATAATTTGAAGCCAATCTATCCAAATCTTCATCAGTAGCAGTTAATATTGATTGGTTTGTTTCCATAATTTTCATATCAAAGTTTAAACCAACAACTTCATCTGCAACAGGGTCAATAAAAACATCTCTTAAAAAAGTACCTTCCTTGGTATCTGCCTTAGGTACTTTATCGTGTATATTGTCTATCATTCCCTGTACAACTTCGTTTAATGTTTTTAAAGTTATCAAATCATTTCACCTCCTATAATTTTAAATTTCTAATGTCTGTGACATTACATCTCCAACCGTATTAGAAACAATTATTGAAATTAAATAAGCTGTTGGGCCTACTTCTTTTACGTTTACAGATACAATATCTTGTATTATTTCTGTTGCTTCTAATGTATTATTTTCATTAAATTCTACAACTTGAACTTTTTGTAAATATTCTTCTGCTTGTCTTGCTAACATTTTTATTTTGTTTTTTGTTATTGTATCGTTTTTACTACCAATTAATGAATGTAACTGACTACCCCAATCTTGATGAAATAAATTGTCATATTTATGGTCTATTATAACCTTTAACATTTCTTGTTGCAATTTGGCTTCATCAGTTGTTGTAGCTATTTTTCCTTCTTTATCAAAATACACATCAAAATAATATCCCTTACCATAACATTTAGGACAAAGTTGATAATCGTAAATTTTATTATTTACAGTATGATTACAAGCATTAAACCCTTTAATATCATAACTCATTTTGCAACCACCCTTTTATTATTTTTCTTTTATATATTAAATAAAAAAACTATTACTTGTGATTTTAATTTAATAAAAATATCCCTTATTAAATGAAATAAGGGATATTGAATAATTTAATAATATATTAACTTGTTAATTCACCCAGTGGAAAGCTCTTTGTAAGATAATTTGTAACAATATCGATTCTATGTTCATTTTCACAATCTGCTGGTTCATATTGACCTGTATTATCACCAAATCCACCTTTTGCTCCAAGACCACCATATTCAATACTTTCATCAGCAACAGTACCGCCCTCATCAGGTTCTTTAAATTCAGTACTATAAATACTAATTCTATTTTCACCTGAAATAACAAGGTTATGACTAGCGTGAATTAAAATATCATCTGCTTCAATCTTTAATGGTTCATCAGAAGCTTGACCAAATGTAAGACCAGCAAGGTCAATCTTATCAGCATCTACTTTAAAGAAACCTGTTTTAAATCTTATTACATCATTTTGAACATCTTCTATTGTAATCAATTTATCTTTATCGTCATTTTTATCATAAACTTTTCTATGTATTCTTAATGTTGTTTTTGCTTCATCGATTGTGTCATAATCTTCAATTTTACCTGCATCTTCATCGTCACCATAATAAATATTTTCTTCAACAACTTCTGTACCTTTAACAACTTTTTTACTCATACTTTCATTTGTCATTTCCAATAATGAATTATTATTTTCATCAACAAATACTTCTCGTTTAATACTATCTGTTGTCAATCTTTCTCTTGTATAAGCACCATCTTCTTCATTACCACTATACATTTCTTTAATTATTTCATCTCTTGATATTGATTCTTTAGTATAATGGTCTCCTTCGTCTGTATATACCGTTTTAACTATTGTTTCTGAGTCCATTTCGTGCTTTGTATAACGATTTTCTTCGTCTTTATATACAGTTTTAGTTATTTTATCAGGAGTTATTTCTTCTTGAACATAATCTTCACTATTAGGAACATATACTTTTCTTAATATACCTATTTCAGACAGTTCTTCTTCAATTTTTATTTCTTCAATATCAACATTTCTTTTTATATATTCAGAAGTCATTTCCTCTTCTGTTAAATAGCCATCATTAGTAGTAACAGTTTTATATATAGATTCTGAATCTTGTTTATATTTTGAAATACAACCAAACTCATCGCTACAAGTGACAGTAACATCTTGTGGCGTTATTACTATTAATGTTTGGCATCTACCATCAGGTTTACGTGGATATTTATTATGTTTTGCGTAATTTGTATCTTCTTCCTCTGTTTCTTCTACATTATCTTCTGTTGCAAGAATTTCTATAAATCTATCATTTGCATTTATATTTATTTGCAATTCACAATCACTAGAATTATATTTACAATTTTCTCTATCATTCATATAATCAGGGTCATCTAAATCTTTTTCATCTTTTTCTGCTTTACAATAAATATTTATCTTGTCAGATTGTCCCCAATAAATATAATTATTGCCATATCCTGAAATTGAAACTTCACCAGGTTTTAAAACAGGAGTAATTACTTCTGGATTAGTCGCTGTATATCCCAATATAACTTGTTGTCCTGTATCAACTTTACCTGTTATAATTAAACTATTTTTAGGTGGTACAAAATCAATACCACAATGTCTACCATTTCCTGTCCAAATAAAAGGACTTGATAAATTAACACAAGGAAGTGCTGAATTTGTACTATATTGTTGCTTTCTATCATTTAATTCATAACTTTGATTTTCTTCCAAATTCCAATCTGCACCAAAGTAAGTTGGTCCAGAAACACCACCTTCATTACCTGAAAGCCAAGAGGTAATAACACAATGGGTATCACCCCTATATATACCTTTCATATCTAAGAAAAAATCAGTTAAATCATCACTTGTTGGTTCTTCTGGTAAATTATCATTTTGGTCTCTATAATTAGAAATTGTACAATATCTTAATCTTAAATCAGGATTACTTTGCCCTTTAACATAAGTATTTGATATTCTCTCACGGGCAGCAGCGTACATTTCATTATTACAATTATGCTGTACAATTGTTCCATTTGTTAAATATAGACTTGGCGTACTATTTGTTGCCATATAACTTCACCTCTTTTTTAACTTTCTTTATATGTTTTCCAGTAATTTAGTGCTTGCGACCGTCTTTGCGGTGCTCCTTGTTCATCACATACCTCATAATGAAGTCTTACATAATCGGCTGCATCTGTTACGCTACTTTCTGTATTAGATAGCCCTTTTAAATAATTATATGTATTTACATATGAATTTTTCATTTCATAACAAACATATTCTATTTGACCTTTAACCGTTTTATAATCATACCCATTTTCAGAACAATATTTTTTCATTCGTGGGTATCTAGTTACACTATCCCATTGTGCAAGACCTAAATGAGAACCTTTATTACTAGCGGCAGGGTTAAATTTACTCTCAACCCATAAATTGCCTAATACCCCACAAATCGCTGCCGTATTAATTCCAAGTCTATTTTTAAGAGTATTGAAACAATATCCTACTGCATTTGAATTATCAGCCGTTATACCATCATCAGTACCACCTGAACCATCACTATTTGTACTAAGTGAAACCTCAGAAGATGAAGTAATTTTACCCCAGTTTTCACTATAATATTGTTCAGCTAAAGCTCTTGTTGCATCATTCATATTAGGCATTACATAAAAACCTAAATACAATACTGACATTTTATCATATATACTTTCCTCTCCCATCATTCTACCGCCAACTAAATCTATCGACATAGTGGAAACACCATCAGCCTTAATACTTCTACTTATAGAATTTATATAATAAACACTTTGCTCAGGATATGTATCAGTGCTCCATAATCCTGTTTCCATTTGAGGATGTTCGTCATAAGTAAATAACCTAATAGGATTACCTACTCTTATATCAGGATTTTCAACCATTGACAATGTTGCAGTAAATCTACTAGCAGCAGATTTAGCTAATATTAAGTGTCCTAACAACTCTAAGTTGTAACCTGCGTTTATAAGTGGTGTTGTCGTACTTGGTGCTACTCTAACTCCAAAATGTATTATTGAATCTATCTCAGGAACAGTTCTTTTCATTTTTAAATCTGCACCTGAATTATCATAAACATTCATAAATGTTTCTGAGTTCATATCTATTGAATTATAAATACCTGAATCACAATCGGATAAAACAAAACTAATTATTTCATTAGGCAATACTTGAGGTATAAGAGGGTCTGTAAGCATTGAATTTGTAACACCAATCATATTTACAACGTCTATTATACCTGTTTGTTCATTATATAAAGTAGTTGCCAATGTAGAAACAAATGAATTTGTTAATAAATCAGTATATTCTTCTCTTGCTTTACTATCTTTTACATCATAACTAAATACTAAAATTTTTGTACCTACATCTATTAAATCATTTGCCGAATATTTTTGTAATGTACCAACATTTAAATATTTTATTTCACTTGCATAAATAGAAGTTCCATATAAATCAACAGAAATATTTGCTAAAGTATCTCCTTCAACAGTGGTATAAATTATTGCTTGACAATATTCACACAATGCCTGTATTTTAGCTAATGTTGCAACATCAGATTTATCTAATTTTGCACCTATATTCTCTCTAAAACTTAAATCCAATTCATATCCCATATTGTTACTTGTTAAGTTATTACAACCTAATACATAACTTGGTATTTTAAACACAATATTACCATCTTCATCTTGAAAAAATTCCATAAAACAAATTTCTGCTATTTCTTGACAATATTGTAATCTTGATTTAAATTCAGTAGAGAAATAATCAGGTGTAGCTGTAAAATCTTTAAAAATATAAGGAATAACCTTTACAGGTTCTATTCTTGTTACTAAATATCTTGCTGGAATGCCAGCATCCATACAAGCATTTGCTATAATGATATCAGGGAACAATCCGCAAAAGATTTCTGACCAGACAGTTCTTTGTGATACTTCATTTATTGAATCTTGTGATGTTTCTTCACCTTGTGCTGCCATTAATGCTGAATAAGGTTCTTTTAATTTTATCATACCAAATTTATCAGTAGCAAAACTTATATCCAAATAACCATTATTATAAATACCTGGTTGGTAACTCGCAGATTTATTTACATAGCTATTTCTTAATAATTTTAATTGGTCAGAAGCTTGTATAGTCATCGTCAATCCTTTTGTTGAATAATCTTTTTGGACTGAATTTATATATCCAAAGAATATTTTTTTAAATGTAAATTGACCACTTGAATTTCTTTCCGACCTTGATTGTGAAAATATTATTATTTCATCCATTGGTTCAAAATCGCATTTTTCGGCAAATTTCCAACCATATTTTGCTTCTCTTGCTTTCATTAAATTTTTATAATCTATGCCAGAAGAATTTGGGTCATTCCATTCACTATTACCAATTCTCCATCTAGTACCATTTGTTTCTGCTTCGTTGTCAATGTTAGTTAAACCATTCAGCATTTCATCCCAACTTTGCCAATTTTTATTGGTTTCATCAGCTCTATCTATACATACAACTCTTTCTGCACCCTTTATTGAAACACTTGCAGTACCTTCAGCAGCAACAGATGTACTTACTGTAATAGCAGAAAAATTATTTAATTGATATAATCTTAAATAATTTTCTTCACTTGTTACTGTACCAGCAAAATATAATTTCTTTCTAATAATTACAACATAATCTTGTTTATAATTAAATCTACCCAATGAATTTGGATGATATTGCAATCCTTTTAACAATCTAACATTTGCATATTTTATGTAATCCTTTAAAAGGATAGAATAATTAATCATGATATCAGAGCCACTTGCATAAGCATCTAATCCCATTGCTTTTAATTGTTCTATTTGTTTCATAGCAGAAGCTGACATATCAGATGTATCAGTAGGAACTCCTGAAAAATAACTTGCTTCAACACTTAAACCGCTACTGCTACCTAATCCGTTCATTTTATTTGCAACATCTGATTTAAATTTTGCCCAATCTGTATCGCAATTCGAATTTTTAGGATAAAGAACACCACTATCAGTATAGTCTGGATTAGGTGCAAACCAACGTGGACAAGCTTTTCCTGAGCAATCATAATGTCTTAATAAATTTGTAGAAGGATTAATATTATAAGTTTTACAAAGATATGCGGCTAAATGAACATTAGCGTTATATCCTGCTTCAGTATATTCTCCCGTTGTAATGCTTTTAGTGCAAGATTCTATACCAATGGAATATTTATTATGATGACTTTTTGAATGCCAGCATTGTATATTGTCATCTACCATTTGAAATATTGAACCATCATTACCAATAGCGTAATGAGCAGCAACACCTTTTTTACTACTATCACTTGTGGTTTGATTCGATTTAAACTGGTTGTAAATGCCTTGACAAGTAGTATTAATTGCCCAGTGCATAACTACATATTGTGGCGTTTGTGCTCCGTGTTCACTTCCACTTCCCAATCTATAAGTTGTTTTATCTATCGAAGGTGCTGAAACAGTTCCACTACTTTTTGCAGTTTCAGTTCCTGTATATCTTAAAATATTAGTCCAATTGCCATTTTGATATGGATTAATACCAATTTCTTCTTTGCTTCGATATTTTGTTCCTTGCTGTACCTGGTCTCCTGAGTCTATATCAGAACTCTTACCATCACCACCATTTTCATCGCCACTGGCTTCAACTATCTTATTATTACCACAATAGATAGCCATATGACCACCTTTAGCAGAAGCAGCAGCCTTGCTTCTTAATAAGATATCTCCTCGTTTCATATTTTCGGTTGAACTGCTCTTAACAGTGCCGTTTGCTAAAATATCTTCAAATCCACTATCTAATAAGGGCTGTAATGAATTACTTGTATCATCTGCACCTTTACTTCTTAATTCTATACCTGCTTGTTCAATCGCAGAAATTACCAAACTTGAACAGTCATAATCAGGACCCCATCTTTTTTCATCAAGCTGACTATAACCATGACTAGAATTTTTTGCTATTTCTTCTGCCCAACTTGTATAACATTCAGGAATTGATTGTGCCATTTATATCACTACCTTTCTATTGTACATTGAATCGTTTAATAAAAAAATAAAAAATTGGTTATGAAATTAAAACTCATAACCAATTAAAAAACATTATTTTTATTTAATATCCGCTCTTTTTTTCTTCGTTAAAGTATTTTATTTTTCCAGTAGAACTATCATAATCAACACCCTGTGATGCAATAACTCCTTTTGCACCAATTGCAGTTAAATCAAATGGTGAATATCCTTGTAAAAAGTTCCATCCACATACTCTTTTTGTTTTATCAAACAATGTAGTCGTTGCTGTCATTTCAAAATGCAAATGATTGCCGTTACTATCGCCTGTATTGCCAACTTTTCCAATTTGTTGTCCAGCAGTAACTTTATCTCCTGCTTTTACCATTGGTTCTTCACACATATGTCCATATAAATGTAAAAAACTTTTACCACCAATCGTACTCTGTATACATACCCAATATCCATAATCATGACTACCTGTATTTGGTCCAGAACTATTTGTACCATACACAGTACCTGCATATGCGGCATAAATAGCTGTACCCTCGTTAGCTCCAAGGTCAATACCGCCGTGAAATTCTCCCTTATTGTCAAATACAGTACCTGAATTTCTCCACATACCTGAACTTGCGTGCCAACTACCAGAAGGTAATGGAAATTTTATACCAGTAGTACCACCACTACCAGAACTTCCAGATGTGCTATCACTATTATCGCTACTATCTCCATCTGTACCATTTATACTAACATCTGAATCTGAATTGTTTACAGCAGAATCATACATCTTCTGAAACATTTCAATAGCTTCTTGTGTTTTTTGGTCTAAATCTGACATATCTAATTTATAAAAAGTTTTATACATTGGGTACATTTTATCATATATGCTTGCTTCACCCATAACTCTACCTGATGATAAAGTTAAAGTCATTGTGGAAACACCTTCACAAGAAATATTTCTACTTACTGCTTCTACATAATAAACACTTTGAGGAGTATCTTCTGAATATTCACCTGTTTCAGGATTTGGATGCTCATCATAACTCAAAAATCTAACAGGATTTCCCACTTTTATATCAGGATTTTCAACCATTTTTACCGTTGCTGTGTATCTTTGTGATATTGACCTTGACAATAATAATGCACCATATAATTCTGCTCTTGCTTCTGTACATACTAATCCTGTTTCTAATGATTGCATTGGTCTTACGCCAAACTTTAATATAGCTTCCATATTAGGTACTGTTCTTTTTATTTTTACGCTTGTAGCAACATTTTCACCACCAAATGTCATACCATTTATATCTACGGTTGTGTATACATTTTCATCAGAATCTGTTAATGTAAATCCTATTAAATCTTCTTGTGGAATTACTTGTATAAAACTATCTGTTAGCATTGACATTGTAACATCGCCAACTCTTAATAAATCAAATGCTTTTATATCAGAATAGCTACTTGTATATAATTGATTTGCAAAAGCAGTTACTCTTGAATTATTTATTAAATCAACATATTCTGACCTTGCGATAACATCTGTTACATCATATTTAAATACTAATAATTGTATTCCTGCTTTTAGCTTATCATTTATACTATATTTTTGTAATTGTGCTAAATTTAAGTTTCTTATTTCTGTTGCATATAATGTTGAACCATATAATCCTGTTGATATTGATTTAACTGTATCGCCCTCTACTGTTGTATATAACATTGGAGTAACATCTTGACATATTTCTTGTAATTTACTCATTGTCATAAGTCTTGTTGCTTCTGGTTTTAACTCTTTGCCAATTAAGTCTCTAAACTCATCAGTTATTGTGAGTCCACAATTATTAGTGTCTAATGTATTACAACCTATTACATAATTAGGAATTTTAAATACAATATTACCTTCTTCATCTTGGAAAAATTCCATAAAACTTCTTTCAGCTACTTGTTGACAATATTCATATCTTGACTTAAATTCTGAGGAAGTTTCATAATTAACACTACCTCTTATTTGAACTACATAAGGGATAATTTCAACAGGTTCTATTCTTGTATTTAAATATTTCCAAGGAATACCAGCACATAAGCAACAATACTTAATAATAGTTCCTGGGAATATTCCTGCAAAAACATCTGTTTGTGACATTCTCATATTTAAAGTTTTTTTAGCGGTTTCATCTGACTGTTCATTATAAATATATCCATAAACTAATGGGTCTTGTATTTTTAACAAACCAAATTCATCAACATTAAAACTTGTATCTAAATAACCTTGGTTATATCTACCAGGATAATATGATGGTAAATTATTTTGAAAACTATATGATAATAATTCAGTTTGGTCACTTGCTTGTATAGTTATAGTTGGTCCTTGGCTATTAAAATCTTTTTTTATTGAATGTATGTAACCAAAAAATATTTTTTCAAAAGCATATTTCCCTGATGAATCTTTTTTAGTTCTCGATTTAGAATATACAATTATTTCATCCATTGGTTGCCAATCGCACTTCTCAGCATATCGCCATCCATATTTAGCTTCTCTTGCTTTCATTAGATTTTTATAATCCACACCTGCTGAACTTGGGTCTTCCCAACCTAAAACACCCATACGCCATTTTACGCCAGAATTATCACCTTCGTCATCAATATTAGTTAAACCGTTTAATAACTCCTCGTAACTTTGCCAACCTTGATTTTCTTCTGATTTCTTTTCTATACAAACTACTCTTTCGCCGCCTTTAAGAGAAATACTACAACTACCTATTGATGAAGTTGAAATATTTGTTTGTATTGCAGAAAAGTTGTTTATTTGATATAAACGTAAAAACAATTCATCACTTGTCATACAAGCAGCAAAATACAATTTTTTTCTTATTACAACCATATAATCTTGTTTAAAATCTTGTTTTTTCATTTGGTTGGGATGCCATTGTATTCCTTTTAATTTATGTACGTTAGTATATTTAATATAATCAACTAATGCAATAGAATAATCAAAAACAAAGTTGCTATCTTCTACGTACATATCTATACCTTGTTTTGCTAATTCTTCTTTTTGTCTTAAATATTCTTGAAATATAGAATTTTTTACATCAGCAGAAATTGTTGGGTCATAAGATGAACCTGTAACTTCAATACCACTATTAGATTCATCCCCTGATGAAAGACTGGTATTGTTTGATGAATTAGTGATAAAATTTCTAACATAATCGTGTATCTTTTTATTAAGTTCTTTTGTTGTATAATGAACACCCATAGTGTCAACAGTGTTAGCATTAACATCATTTACTATTTGACTCCATACATCTATGTATGTCATCTCTGTAACACCAGATTTAATTTTTGAATTGAAATCTTGTATTGCTTTATTATTAGTAGAGGTTGCCCAACTTGGGTATTGTTTTTTATATATTTCGTCAACCATTGGAGTTTCTGACATAACATAACAGGCAGCTCCTTTATTTTTCCATTGTTTTCCATATTCATTAAGACCTGAAACGTATCTATCAACATTTCTAAGGTCGTTTATACCTGCCCAAATAATTGTAGCAGCACCACTTTTGACAGCACCCTCGTTTTCTGCTTGATTCATATATCCTACTACTTTGTCATAACCGATACTACCTTCACAGTACAACTTATCGTCACTTTGTACGACAGAAGTGTTTTTTAAAAAAACAACTCTTGAATGTCCTATCCAAACGAATGTAGTTATAGGGTTTTTGCTGCCACTTGTACCACCCGAAGAAACACCAGTAGTATAAGGAGCACTTTTCTTTTGAATAATAGCACTACCCTGAATCTTACCAAACTTATCAGAAGAAGCTTTATCTTTAAAGAGTAAATCTATATGATAATAACCTTTACTATCTTTAACAATATCCTGTCCTCTATCTGTAACAATATATAACCTTTTACTATAATCTACTCCATCACCACCTGTACAACTTTCTATCCAAACATATGAACCATATGGAATATCAGATGGAGCAGCACAAGTTTGTTTGGAAGTATTTAATTTTTTACTATTACAATCGTAATATCCACCCTCTTGTTTGCTGTTATCAGGATAATAAGCTGTAAACACAGCCTTGTATGACGTACCAGATATCTTAGAACAAGTTGTTCCTAAATTAGGAGCTGTTGCATTAGGGTCATCACCACTTCCGTATACAGTAGCCATTTTTTATCTCCTTTCTTTGTTTTTATATATTATTTAAACACAACAAATAATTTTTCATAAAAAAAATACAAACCCACAAAACAAATATAGTCTGTGGGTTTATATTTCATAAAAATTAGTAAATATTAATCGCCCTTTTCTGAACCATCATCTGTATCGGTTTTATTCTTATCATCTGTATCTGTCTTATCTTTATCGTCTGTGTTTGAATCTGAGTTTTCACTATCTGTATCATCGGTATCTTCATCTGTTGTAGTTTTTTCTTTTAATACACCAACAGAGAAATCAGCACTTTGTTCTGCTTGATAATTTGCATATGTAAATTTAAAAGTACCTGCAAACCAATAAGTGTTATCTTCTTCATAATATTCTGAATTATCAGTAAATATAATTTGTGTAAGTTTTATATTAGGTGCGATACTACTATCACGAGCATTAAGTGCTTTAAGCAATGATGATGTTGTTGTGTTCTTAGAATAAGAAAGTGTAGGTAATACTTCTTTAAGAGCAAGTATTTCTTTTGCCATAGTACTTCCGCTTGCTGTCATATTAGCAGCTGTAGTATTCATTGCTACTTCTGCCGCTTCTTCCGTAGAATAATTATAAGTACTGCCATATTTTAATATCTTAGTAGTTATATCAGTATTGTTTATTAAAATATAATATATACAATTAAATGTTAAAGAGTTTGTATCTTTAGCATCTTTTCCAAAACAATTATTATATATTTCTTCACTATATTCTTTTGTGCATTTCTTAAATGTTTCAAGTTCACTTTCAGTAAGAATACTTTTCAATGTACTTACAAATATATAAGTACCTACTTTTTTATCACTAGTTTCTTTTAATAAAGAAGAATATGTTTTCCAAAGATATTGTCTATAATAAGTTTGATATAACTTATCATATTGTTCTGCTGTCATCCAATCTTTACAACTTGATACTGTTCTATTTTGACCAATATAATCTTCTACATTATCTTCTGTAATTGCATTACCTGATGAATCTTTTTCAAGTTTCAATAAAAAGTCTTTTAATTCACTTCTTATTGTTACAAATTCTTCTGTTGTAAAAATATCTCTTAATGTATTTTCATCAACTATAATAGAATCAATATCTCCACTTACTAATGCAGAATTACCAGCAATACCTTCATTTTCCATTTGATAACTATAATACTCTAAAAGTTTTTGATAGTTACCATTTATATAGAACCTTGCACCTGTTGAACAAAGTAATCTGCCAGCGTGTCCACATATTTCATCTTTTCTCATTTTTACGTAAGTTCCACGTTCTGCTTCCCAAATTTCTCTTGCTCTTAATAATTCTATTTCAGAAATTTCATCATATTTATTTAAAAAGTTAAAAGGAGCTGATTCATTTTGTTGTAGCATAGCTTTTGTTACAGGAGTACCATCTATTCTTGTTGTTAAATTTAATGCTGTTTGTGCCATAGTAAAACCTTCATCAGTTGTCCAAGAATAAGGTAATGGCTTGTCATATGGAAGTACATATTTTTCAGAACTAATAGTTTCTTCTTGTGCATATTGCAATTGCATAAAATATAAATATATAGGATAAAAACTATCAGAACCATCAAAAGTACCATCAAAACCTTCAACATTGCCATATATAGGAGTAGACTCTGTTATTTGTTGTATGCCACCATACATACTTGCTGCTCTTAATGAAACAGCCCAATTATGTATTTCTGTTTTTCTTTCTTCTGTCATTTCTATGCCATTATACGCTGCCATTCTTGCCTCTCTATAATAAGTACATCTTGTTCTTAATATTTCTACTTTTAATGGTAAATCATTTCCTGCTTCAAATTCTGTTTGATAATCGCTTACACTTGCACTATCTGATGTACTATCTTCATCAGGAGTAAATCCAAACAATCCCAATTGCTTTTGTTGTTCAAATCTATTAGGACTAATTGATGTAACAGAAACTATTCTATGAATATTAAATACCATTGTATAACTGATATTTTCAGTTTCAGCCACTCTATCATAAGTAAAACTCTCAAAATGTCCTAAATAAACTCTATCTTCAAAATAAATATAAACAAGTCTTGGTCTCCATTCATCAGTTAATTCATCGGCAATATCAGCAAAGCCACTTTCAACTTCATATCTTTTTACAACACTTGCTTTATTCCATTCTCGTATACCTATTAATGCTTTTTCCAAATCCGTAGCAGCTTCAATGTTTGTATCAGAAATAGCTGTTGTAATGTTGTTATTTGTTATTAAATTGGTCAAAGAATTTTCATCATTTTCACTATTCAATTCAGATTCTAATATTGAAATTGGTCCTGTATAGCCTTCTTCCAACCATTCTACTTTAGTCCAACCTGGATATTCTGCATAACCATTTTCTTTTAAATAATCAGTATCATCTATTTTTGAAGTGGCAATAACCTGTTTTGCCCAAAGTCTATCATTACTTAATTCACAACAGGTAAATTTACTATTTACTGTTAATGGAGTACTGGAAACCTTACCATATTTTTCATCAGGTCCAAAATATAAATATGCTACTTCGCTTACAACTGTATATAATTTTACATAATCCTTTACTAATGTATTATATACTTCTGAATCTGACATATATTTTGAACCGTCTGTTTTATACATAGGAATCCAATAACTTGTTGAACGTTGCAAATATTCTCCTGTTGTATCAAGAGTTGAACTTGAAGAAAGATTAAGTTCATAATAATTCTTCATATCATCTGCTGTTGGAGCAGTAGTAGTATCTCCATCGGTAGTAGTTTCTGAGGTGGTAGTTGAGTTTGAATTTGAAGATGTTGTTGTTTCAGTTGTTGTATCAGAAGAAGTATCTTCTGTTGTAGTTGTACTACCTTTATATTTTGTTGAAGTGTCATCACTACTAAATTGTGCAGTTGTAGTACCTGTACCAAATGAAGAATAGGTGCTTGAAGTAAAACTAGTATTATCGGTAAAGTACACTCTATACCATATTTGTGTGTTATTACTATTATGTATTGTATCGTCAGATAATGTAACATGATTATTTGTAACAAAAGTGTCACCTTTTTCAATGTATGTATTAACAGAAACTAAATCACTTTTACTATCAATAGTATCTGATGTATAATTTACAGTACAATAAACAGGTATTCTATCTTTTGCATACCAGTGTGTCAATTGGTTCATTTTATTTGAAGCATTTTCAGCCATTTTCCATTGTCCACTTTTAACTGCAACAAAAACATTATCGCTACTTGATTCAGTAGGGTTGTAATGTCTAAATATATAATAATCTCCATCTATTTTATACCAACAAGATGTAAATGTGCCTTTTGAAGTAACTCCTGCTTTTGTAAACTTCATTTCTGACGTTGTTGTTTCAGTAGTAGAAGTACTAGTATCTGTTGTTGTACTACTAGATACATCAGTAATTAAAACCTCTTTGGTAATTGAAGTTGATAAGAACCCATCATCAACATAAGGAGTTAATGCTATTCGATGTGTTCCTATTTTTGAAAATGATGTAGTTGTACTATATGTATATACACCAGTACTTGCCAATGTACCATTAGAAGATTGTTTTAGTGTTGTTATATCTGTTCCTGTTGTTTTATCTGTTATTTTTATTTTAGTTACTTCTGGCTGTGCTTTAAATGATATTGTAACCTTTTCACCAATAAGAGTTGTTGTAGGACTTAATTTTACACTTAATAATTCATCGCTTGCTGTTATATCAGAAGTACTAACAACATTTTTATTTACATATGCTTTTATAATAGCTGTATCATCCAACCATTCACCATCAACATATAATTCAACATATATATATTGCGTGCCTGATTCTGACATTTCTGGATAAGCTTTTGAAAATATTCTTGTATCATCATCTTCTTCATAACTTGAAATAACTTTAGTTTTACTATCCCAACTTTTAGATATTCTAATTTTATCTACTTCATCTGTTGTTGTAACAGTTATGGTTGGAGTACTTCCTGTTTTTATTTTTCCACTAACCATACCACTAACAGTAATTTCTTCAATATAATCATCAACACTATCATAATCAATATAACTACTATTTGATGAACTTGATGAACTAGAACTACTACTTGAAGAACTAACAGTTATTTTTCCTGCTTTATAATATTTATCATACCAACCTTCACCGTCAATATAAAACTTAATATATACATAGCCTGTTTTTGAAGCAGTATAATTTACCTTAAAAGTATTTCTTGTACTTGTTGAAGAATAAGTAGTAGATTTTGTTGTTGAATCACTTGAATCAGCCATACGGACTCTTACTTTTGTAACCTCGTCTGTTGTTACAATAGTAGAAGTAAAAGAACTGTTTTTTGTTACCTTGCTTTTATTAAATGTGACACTTTTTATATAAGTATTACTTTCAGTTGAACTAATACTATCGTCATCATCGTCATCATCAGATGAACTACTTGAAGATGAACAACTTACCTTACCTATTCGATAGTATTTACTACTAGGTCTCCAACCACTACCAGAAACATAATATTTTAAGAATAAATATCCTGTTTTTTTCATTGTATAACTAACTTTAAATGTATTATAACTACTTGTTGAACTATATACTTCATCTACTATATCGGAATCGCCAGCAGCATAAGTATATAAAAGTACTTTTGTTATATCATCAGTGGTTTTTATTGTAGCGGTAATTTTCTTAGTGGTATTTTTTGTTACACTTGTAGAAATAATGTAATCAGAAGATGTTATATAACTAGTATCATCATCGTCATCATCATCGTCATCATCAGTAGACGAAGCTGTTACTTTTATACAATTTGAAAGATAATCGCTTACCCAAGCTTCTTCATCGTCTATATATGGTTGTACTTTTATTGTATGGGTAACACCCGTACTACAAGTAAGCTTAATTTTATATGTAAAATACCTTTTAGACCCTGTTGTCGTTTTATAACTTGTAACAGTTTGATTATTAATACTTGAAATAGTATCAGATTTAAATCTAATTTTTGTAACATCACTTGTTGTTATTACTTTTATGTATAAATATTCGCCATATTTTATACGAGAATAACTTAATACAGTATCATAATCGCTATCGTCATAAAACTCAAAACTTGTAATATAATCGTCTGCATTATCTGATGTAGTACCTGATTTATTAGTTAAATAAACAGATAAATTATCATAAGTATCAGTTATTTCTTTACCATTTTCTAATGTTGCTTTAATATGTAATGTTCTACTACCTGTTGTTGGGTCATTGAATTTATATTTAATACCACTAAATCTATAATAAGGGCAACTTAAAGGATTGGAACTGGTGGAATTACTTCTATACCAAACAGCTTTTGAAGCGTTCATTGATTGTGAATTTACACTAGTATTATCAAAATTTGTAGATAACTCTATCTTACTTACATTTACTAACGTTTCAACAGTTATTGTATAAGTAGTATCGGAATTACCATATTTATTTCTTATTGCAGTAATACTTTTTGAAGTATCGCCTGATTCATTGACAAAATATGCGTTCTTAATTATTTTGCTAATACTTAAACTAGATTTTGCTGTTGTTGTAAATTGAACACTAACCGCACCTTGGTCTGGTTTAATAACATTATTTATTATAGGATAAATAATTAATTCTTCACAACTACCATATACTGATGATACATCATTGTGACTATATGTATAATCAAAATAACTATCATCTATGATATCTGATTTAGTAGTTAATATATCTTTTATTTCATATACATATTTTGATTTATTAGAAGTATCACTTAATCCTTTATAGACTTTAACAACACAAAGACCAGTAAGATTACTCTCTGCAATATCATTAACATATATATAAAATTCTACATCATAACCATCGGTAAGAATACGATATTCAGACTCGCTAGTTATACCCTTAAATCCAGCAAACCAGTCAGCATCAGCAGAACTATATTCTATATTATTTGACATTTTATAACTATTAAATGAATAATAAATACAATCTGCATTAGTAGATAAACCTTCTACTGTTACATTTGAAGTTGACATTACTGGCATATTTGCAATATCTTCTGATGAAAAAGCTTCAATATTGTTTTCATCAATTATATTGTCATAGTTAATAGTTACATCTTCATCGTTATTTTCTTCATTATTTAAAGAAATGTTTCTTGTTTTATTTATAGATTTTGCCATACTTGGGTCATAAGAATTATAAGATATAGAACTAGCTGTATCTGTATCAAAATTAATTTTTGCAAATATTTTATCTTCTTTATTCCCTGTATAAAAACTATTTATTGATTTTACAAGTTCCCCATTTATATATAATTGAATACCATAAATCGAACCATAGTTTTTTGAAGATGACTTATCTTTAAAACTTACTTTAACTGTATACACTCCATCACTTTTTTTAGTTAAATCCTTACCGTATACTTCTTTTGACGTACTATAAGATATAAAATCCAAATTTACGTTATTAATATTTGTAGTAGGATTTATTGCAAGATATACATAATAATCTGTATCATATTTTATATTGTTAAACTCTAATATGGAAGAAGAACTCACTGTTTTTACAGAAGTAGAACTACTACTTTTATTCATTCCAAAACCTAATAGTGAATATGTTGAAGATGTTGTATTGTTATTATTATTGTTATTTGAACTATCATCAGTTGATGGATTTGTTATTTCTGAATATGTTTTACCTTCGGCAGTTTTTTCCATTATCTCTTGTGTTATTTTATCCATATCACCAATTCCATTCCAGCGATACATTTGTATTCCTTCTTCTGTAATAGTATATTGGTTGATATCTTCTTCTGCACCATTTTCAAGTGCTATATATCCACCCTCGTAATATGAAACCATTCCCCAAGCTCCTGGTGAATCTACGTGATTTACTGTTACTTCACCACCACGATATAATTGTGCTATTTTAGTAGCAGTAAATTTAGGTTCAGAATATAAATAAGCACTTTCACTTACACATACATATAAATCCTTGTCAAAACCATTTTCAACAGTAGCAGATGTTGTTGTATCTTCTGTTTCTGTCGTAGTAGCTGTGCCATTTAATGATTCAACGTTAGAATTATAAATTTCTATTGCTATTTGAAATGCAATTTCAGAAACATCATAAGTTTCAGTTTCTTGATATGTACTTAAATAATTACTAACCATAGTATATGTAATATCATCAGTGTCATCCACATCATAAGCATCCTTAATATCATCTAAATATTCTGAAATTTCTTCTAAAACTTCTGCTTTATTAGTTGACCATTCTGAACTTGATGGAAATGGTATTGAAGCTGTCAGCATTTTACCATTTGATAATGAAGAATTTTTAACTTGTGTTTGAGTTAATTTATATACAGTAGCAAATGTTACTTGTTGATTTTTACTTAACATAGTTGCTATTTCATCATTAACCTTTGCAATAATAGTTTGTATTGTTGTACAGGCAAGATTTAAACTTAAAGTTGAATATAAAGAAGAAAGTTCAAGATTTACTAACTCAGCAGCTTTTTCTGTTGTTAAAGTTGTTCTTTCTGAACTTGAACTTAACAAACCTGTAAGTTGATTACTTGCATTTTGTATATCTTCAAGTGAAGTACTTGAAGCAACTATTTTATCATAATACTCAACAGCATCATCTAAATATAATATTTGTAAAGGTTCGCTATCGCCATTATATATTTTATTTATACCTACATTTTGATATCTTAAAAGCGTACCTGAATAATTAAATATTTTCTCTAATTCTGCAATACCACTCATACCTGATAAACCAGTATTACCTGAAATAGTCATAACAGGAATATCTTCACCATAATGATGAAAGAATATACCACCACGAGTAACTGTTTTAGACGTAATCTTTTGATGTTTCATATTTATCTTATTAGGATTTATGTACATTTCAACTGTATGAATTTCATACGGTGTTACATAATACTCTAATACCATAGGTATTCTTTGTTTCATTGCCATATACGCATCAGAAGCTTCTTGTGCAGAAGATAAGTATGATATATCATTTTTATAAGTATCATCAACTAATTTTTTTTGAGAAGTAAGAAAATCATTACTTGTTATAGCTTCTTGCAAATTAGCAAGTATTGTTCCATCCAAACCAATTACACCTCCATTTCTTTTAATCATTATTTTATTTTCTAATAATTATATATTTTCTTTTTTCTTTAACAATAGGAATATACTATGTTTTTAAAATAAAATAAGGGAAAAATATTTAATCTTCCCCTTATTTAAACTATTTATTTAAGATTTAGGCGTATAACTCCATGGACCTTGATTTGTAATTTGCTTAACTGTTGTATTTGCCCATTCAGGATGACATTGTGCAACATCTTTTTTATATACGCCTTCTGATATTATAAATTCACTATCTTTTACAATAAACTCCAATGTTTGTTTTCCATCCAGGTGTCCCCAAGTGTTTTTATATTCAACTTCACTAGGATTGTTTTTCGAATCAACAAACAATCCTAAGAAAGTTTGACCATTACGAAACTCAACTTTAACTTTATCACCAGGTCTTCCAAATTTACAACTTAACGCTAAAGCATAACGCCCATCTACTCTGAGGAAGCCATCGCTATCAAAATGTCTACCAGACGCTTCTAATATTTTCCATTGACGTGTACTATGTTCCAAAGCATTTACGCTACTATATTTTTCAATTACCATTTGACTACCAATATATCCATCGTTAGGAACTTGGATTGTTTTACCTGTTACCTCGTTAGTTGAACCACTAAATGCAATTGGACCATCAGCTGGGAAGCTACCGTCACCAATATCATCATCACTATCACTACTACCGCTATCACTACTATCATTATTTATAGAAACACTACCATAGCCTGATTGTATTTCATCCCAACTTGATTGATATTTACTTTTAGCATAAGCAAGAATTTCAGGGTCTGTTATATTTGGTTCTTCATAAAATCCTCTATACGCAACAAATAGTTTATCATATATACTTTCTTCTCCCATTACTCTACCAGCAACTAAATCTAATGTCATTGTAGAAACTCCATCAGTTTTAATACTTCTACTTATAGAGTTTATATAATAAACACTTTGTGCAGGATATGTTTCTGTACTCCATATACCAGTTTCCATATTAGGATGTTCATCATAAGTAAACAATCTAATAGGATTTCCTATCCTTATATCAGGATTTTCTATCATTGATACTGTTGCAGTGAATCTGCCTGCTGCTGATTTCGCTAATAAACAGTGACCAAATAATTCACAATTATCATCTCTATATATCAATGGTGACGTTACGCTTGGTGCAACTCTTACGCCAAATCTCATTATACTTTCATAATCTGGAACTGTTCTTTTTATTGCAGTTTTTTCATCACCTTCATACACACCCATATATGTTATACCATTTACTTCAATACTATTATAAACTTCTTTATCAGTATCAGATAATGTAAAACTTACTATTTCCTCTGGTGGAGTTTCAGGAATTAAAGCATCAGTCATCATAGACATTGTTAATCCTGAATAATTATCCATACTACTTATTCCTGATTGTTGATTATATAATGCAGTTGCATAAGACATAACCCTTGTATTTGATATTGTTTCTAAATATTCATCTCTTGCCTCTTTGTCTGATATATCGTATTTTATTAACAATAATTGTGTACCACTAGGTAACGTATCATTTATTCCATATCCTTGACAAGTACCAACATTTAGATATTTTATTTCACTTGAATACAAATCACTACCATATAAGGCTAATGAAATAGTTCTTAATGTTTCATTGTTTTCACAAGTATATACTAACATCTTACAATATTTTAATCCTTCTTGTATTCTTTCTAAAGATATTGCATAACTTTTATCAAATGGTGCAAAATTATTTTCTCTTAAAACTTCTACGTTTAATTCATACCCCATATTGTTAGCTGTTAAATTGTTAGCTCCTAAAACATAACTTGGTATTTTAAACACAATATTTCCTTCTTCATCTTGGAAAAATTCCATAAGACATAATTCTGCTATCTCTTGACAATAGTCTAATCTTGATTTAAATTCTGATGATTGATAATTTACACCATCAGTTAATTTGAAAATATAAGGAATAACTTTTACAGGCTCTATTCTTGTTACTAAATAAGAAGCAGGAATACCAGCAGCAAGACAACCTTGTGCAATAATCAAATCAGGAAATAATCCTGAAAAAATTTCACTAAATGTACTTTGTGTTTTTATTCGTGCTATTGCTTCCTCAGAAGTTTCACCTGCCGAAAATATTGCTTGGAATGGTTCTGTTATTTTTATTAATCCTGTTTCACTTGTTGCAAAACTTATATCCAAATACCCATTATTAAATCTACCAGGTTGAAAACTTGGAGATTTATTTACATAACTATTTTTTAATAATTTTAATTGGTCTGTTGCTTGTATAGTTATAATTGGACCTTGACTATCAAATTGTTTCTTTATTGAATCTATATATCCAAAAAATATTTTTTCAAATGTAAATTGTCCACTTGCATTTCTTTTTGTTCTTGATTGAGAGTAAACAGTTATTTCGTCCATTGGTTGCCAATCACATTTTTCTGCAATTCTCCAACCATATTTTGCTTCTCTCGCCTTCATTAAATTTTTATAATCCACTCCTAATGAAGTTGGACTATCCCAATCACTACTACCAATTCTCCATTTACTATCACCAGTAGTAGCTTCATCATCAATATTAGTCAAACCATTTAATAATTCTTCGTAACTTTGCCAATTTTTATCTTCTTCATCGTTTCTATTTATACAAACTACTTTTTCTCCACCTTTTAATGAAATATTACAAGTGGCTTCACCTGCAACACTAGTTTTTACTGTTATTGCAGAAAAATTATTAACTTGATATAATCGTAGGAAATTTTCATTACTTGCCATTGTTGCGGCGAAATATAATTTTTTCCTTATAATTACAATGTAATCTTGTTTAAAGTTAAATCTACCTAACGAATTAGGATGATATTGTAATCCTTTTAACATTTTTACATTTGCATATTTTACATAATCCTTTAAATGTGAAGAATAATCTACAACAAGAGAATCTCCTTCTACTGCCATATTTATTCCTTGTGCGGCACCTGCTGCAATCATTGCATCTATTTGTGCTTTAATCTTAGATTGGTCTGAGTCTGATATGTCAGAAAAATAGCTTGTTGAACTTACAGTAATACCTGAACCACCGCTTGAACTAGAAGAACCACTTCCTGAACTTGCAGAACCACCGCCTGATAAGTTAGCACCTTTACCACTTGCAGGATTTATATATAATACTTGATTACTTCTATTTGCAATCGCTTGTTTTATTGCTGAAAAAGATATTGGAAATGTTGCTCTTGTGGCGATATCACCGCCTGCAAGTGTACTATTACCACCACCATCATAACAATAATAATTTCCATTAGTATCTCTTTTATAAATAGCCAACCAGTGTCCAGTACCTTCTTTACTTCCATCCCAATAATTTTTTCCATTAGTTGAAGGTAATGTTTGAATACAAAAACCAATTCTACCATTATTGCTAAGAGTTGTAATAACTTTATTTTCATCTATACCATCCGCTGCTTGTGCAGTAAAATAACTTGATGCAGAATTTACCATATTTGCCATTGTAACTTTATCAAGAATAGTACGACCAGCATATTCACCAGCAGTATATGCAGATATTTGTGAAATTTCATCTGGGGTAATATATTTTCCAGATATATCTGTACACATTATTGCTAATATCATTGTAGTACAACATGATGACTGATTGCAAAGGTCCCAGCCTGCACAAGTCCAAACAGGCAAATTGCCTACACTAGCATCAGTAGTTCCACTACGAATTCCACAGCCTAATTTTCCTTCTTGACTTTTTAATTTAAATACTCCACTTGGAGAACCGCTCATTTATTTCACTTCCTTTTTATTAAAATAGGAAATTATTAAAATAAAAAAAGACCTTTTGTAAAAAAGGTCTTTTAAATTTTATGAAATAGTTGTATTAACAACAGCAGTAACACCAGTATCATCTAAAACTTGATAAGTTATAGCTTCTGAAACATTTTTACTCATTTCTTCTACGTTTGTATCTAATCCAGTTATATCAGCTTTAACGTTAATATTTACAGTTTGATTTGAACCATTCTCTTGTAAATTTTTATTTAATGTTGCATAACTATTAATTTCACTGCTAGTTGCAAGTGCATAAGAAAGTATCTGTGCATCAGGGGCAACCAATCCACCGCCTGCCTCTGTCAAACTGGTTGAATATCCTTCCCAATCAGTTGTTGCTAATGATTGTCCTGACAATGATGAATTAGAACCAAATGTTTGAGCTGTAAATAACAACTGACCTGCACCTAAATAGCCTGTACCATTAAGAGCATCAACAGCATCACCTGTATTTTTAGCCGTTTCTGCCATATTTTTGCTATCTTCTTTCTTTCGTTGTTCTTCTTCAGGGTCTGTTGTTTCTTCGGGAGTGGTAGTAGGAGTTGTTTCTCTTGTTACTTCTGAAAGTTTCGAAGAAATATCTCCTGTCAAATCAGTCAATGTTGCAATATCTTTATTTGTCGTATCAGCATATCCACTTTGTATTGTTCTTACCAAAGTAGCAGTATCCATATCTGTTCTATTTGTTACAATTTGAGTACCTGCACTGTCTGAATATTTATATGAACCAATCATAAATGAATCATCACCAGTTCTGAGAATTCTCAAACTAGTGGATTCTATTTCACCGTTTTTGTTAGTACCTACTGTATAATTGTTAAGTGAGTATATATGTCCTGCTATCAAACTTTTTACTAATTCTGATGCATTAAATGTTCTATTATTTTCATCAGTAACTTGTTGTTGTGTAGTAGTTTCTTCTTTTACAGCTTTTGTCATTACCAAATTTCTAACAGGTTTGTTTGAAGCTGCTTTTAGCTTATCACTTGCACCTGCTGATACTGAAAGTTGTACACCTGTTCCAGCTTTAGCTAACAATTGGTTTATAGCTAAGAGTTCACTGTTTGATATATAATCTGTAGTACCTTTAATCATGTTGTTAATTATGCCAGCAGTAGTCGAATTAGGGGCTTGTTTTATGGCTTGTTCTAAATAATATTTTTGGTTATTAGTATTTGGTATCTCATAATTGGCACTTGTCCACCAATGTTTATTAGATACTGGCGTAGTTAATTCATAAGTAACATACTTAGTTCCTTGTGTTTTTGTATCTATGGTCTTAGTACCAGCTGTTGAATAATTTGTGTTATTATAAGCATTCTCTGCCCATACATCAGGAGTAAAGGATGCAAATCCATTTGAATACCCCATATCACCTAAAAGCGTATTCCAAAAATCAACAGTTGAACCTGGTGTTGCAAAGTATTTTTTAGTATATTCATCTAAATTGCCTTTAAATTCTACTGTTGCTCCTGTACCACCACTACTACTGCCACTACCACCATCCGAACCATCACTTGAACCATCATTGTTGTTATTCCCGTTAGTAATATTTTTTATCTTAATACCACTATCAATAATACTTTTTAAAAAAGATAAAATAGATTTTGAATTATTTTGGCTAATTGTACCATCGTCATCTAATATCTTTTTTAAATCTTCGTTACTGGTAAATATATCTAAATTTCCATTAATAAGTTCTTGTAATTGCTCACCAGTATCATCCTCAAGAATATCTATCAATTCATCATAATTACCATTTCCATTTTTATCTTGTATCTTACTACCTAATAATTCCAGAAGTTTTTTACCGTCTTCTTTTGTGTTTAATGGTGACCTTAAGTCCACCGTACTTACGTAATTATCGTTTTTATTTGTTACAAGATTTGTCATGTCTTGTGTTCGCTTTAAAGATAAAGTCTCAGAAGTTCCTGTAAAAGTTACGCCGTCTTTTTCGCCAGTTCCCATACCTTTAAAATCACGATACTTAGTTAAATCGTTAGTATCTGCTGGCAACATATTATTTGTAAACGTTTTTAAAATTATCCCTTCATCACTATTAGCATTATTTTTTGCATTTTCTAAAAAAGAAACTGTATCAAAATTCCCATCTTTCATATATTTACTTAACACTTCGGAAGTAGTAGTATTACTACCTGCTTTTTCTAAAGCATAATCAATATCGTCTCTATTTCTATTTACAATACTACCTACAAGTGTTGTGTCGTTTTCATCAAAAGTTTGTGTAAACCCCTTAAAAATATCACTAATATTAGCATTAGCAGTATAATCTCCTTTATCAGATACGAATTCCAAATTACCACCATTAGAATATATTCCTGCCCAAAGGTCATAAATTTTATTCATATCAGATTGTTCTGTGCTTGTAGGAGTTGGATTGTTATTGTCATCTATTGCCGCCATAGCATCTGCAACACTAATTCCAATCATATCACTTAAAGCTTGTGGGTCTTCAGTAGATACTTTATCTTTTATTGCTTCTTGAATTGCTTCTTGTGCTTTTTTTGCGGCTTCTTCAGCAGTAGAACCATTCTTTAAGGCATTTTGATACTCTTGTTTATAAAGTGGGTTTTGTTCAATAACACCCTTATATTTATTCCAAGTATTGTTAAAATCAGTACTACCAACAGTTTTATTTTTTAAGTCTTGAATATCTTTTGATATTTGTTGTTCTCCTTGTGTCACATATTGTCTTTCATAATTGGTAATATCTCCAGTTCTTACAGCAGTTAAAGTTCTATCACCAGCTACTAAACTCTCATAAGCATCACTTTCATCTTTTTTTGCACTAGCAGAATGGAATGCTACACTTGTAAACAACGCATCTTGAACAAGTTGTAATCCTTTTGCTGCTCCTTTATCGCCAGTTGTGGCAGCTTCTAATATTTTATCATAATCTCCACCATACTTATTAAGTGAGGCTAATGCCTGATTATCTTTTCCTAAAATCCATTTTCTTACATCATTTGTTCCTGCTTTTTCTGCCGTAGATTCGTCTTTTGATATACTTTCTACAACTTCTTTTAAAGTAAGGGATTCTCCACCCTTCATTACTACTTCTTTGTTTGCTGCACCAGCCCATTTGTCAAAAAGAGCGTTTTGTTCTGAACTCATATCAGTTACAAGATTTTGTGTTGTATCACCATTTTCTGTAACAATACCGTTTTCATCAGTTACCTCTACACCTTCTTCTTTCATTTGTGTTATAATTTTATCTACATTGTCATCAATATTTGATGTGAAATCACTTATAGCTTGTTCTGGTGTTTTTCCAGAAGCAATTGCTTCTGCATAATATCTTGCAAAAGCATCCATTGTTGTAGAATTTTGTCCTTTTAATTCACTACTAAACTTATATAAACCATCTGACATAGTTTGGGCAACTTCTTCTGAGTACCCAGCACTAATGTATTTTTCAGTTAAAGCATTTTTGTTTTCATTATATCCAGACCTAATTCTATTATATTCTCGTGAATTACCATTTACATAAGTATCGTAGACTTCACTGCCTAAGACAGCACCAACACCTGCACCAATTGCACCACCAACGACTGTACCTACACCAGGAATAAAAGTACCAATACCTGCACCAATAAGAGCAAATTTTCCTGCGTTTGCAGCCATATTCGTGCCATCGTGCAAACCTTGTTCGTTTCTATGAGAACCACTCCAAAAGCCTTCTCTCATAGCTGCTCCTTCTGCTCCACCATTTTCTTGTGCATATTCTAATGCTTTGTTAGCATCGTGTACACCCCAAGCAGCACCTGCTGCAATCATTGCACCACCAGCAGCAATTGTAGCAGCAGAACCAACAGCAGCAGAACCAAGAAGAGAACTGCCACCACTTAATAAACTAGAAAGTCCGCTAAAAAGATTACTAAATATTGATGAAGTTAAAAGTCCACAAAGTATACCAATTATTGTTTTAAAAGAACCTGAAAGTTCATTCATAAGTTCTGCATGACTTTGTGTCCATTGTCCAGCTTTACTATCCAAATATTCTGTCATTTCAGAATAATCAATTTCAAGCTTTTCTTGCATATCGTTTATATTACTGTCTACAAAGCCAGATAATGTTGACTCTAATTTTTTTATTTCTTCTACACCATCTTTTGCAGCAGAATAGTCGAATTTGGCAACCATCTCTTGTATGCCGCCAACTTCTCCACCGAGTTTAACAGTTTCATCAAGAAGTTTTGAATTTATTTCTTCAATGCTTTCTCCACTATCTTCATTTGCAATTTCATCAAGTAAATCTTCAAGACTTCCAATATCACCATCTTGCAATTTATGATACATTTCAGCAGATTGTTTTTGGCTAAAACCAAAGTCTGTCTGCATTGTTTTCATTACTTCATATTTTGCAAGATTTGAACCTTTACCAAACATACTTTCTTTCATATCAAGTATGCTTTGCATACCAGAAGCCATATTCTTGCCCCAATTAGGGTCTGTTACATCTTGTGCATCAGCAAGCATTTTATAAGGGTCTGTACCGCCACTCATCAAACCTGACAAAATTACATCAGAATTGTTATTACTGAATGTACTTAAAGAATTACCAAACGTTGAAGCCATTTCCTGAGCATCTTTAAATGAATATCCAGCATCCATTAAGTTACCCATTACATTTAAAGCATCATCCGCATCAAGACCAACTCGTCTATAACCGTCTGCTATACTTGTAACAGCTTGTGCATAATCGCTAACTGATACTTTTGAATTTTTAGCAGCAGAAGCGATTCTGTTTACCATTTGAACTGATTTTTCAGCTGTCAAATCCATATTGGTATAAAGATTCTTTAAAGTACTAATAACTTCACTTGAGTCCATAGCACCTACTTTATCCATTAATGTAGCATATTCAGCCCATTGTCCTGCTGTTTTACTATCTTGTATACCTGTTTTTGCAACAGCATCATAGTTTTGAGATAAATCCTCAAAACCAACAACACCATTAGTTGCCCTATAAAGTTCTTTTGCTTTATCTTCTGCTAAGTCATAATTACCAGATAATCCATATTTAGCATTTGTCTGTGCAACATTAAAATGTTGCTGTTCAAATTGCTTGTTTAATTCAATTGACCTTTCTCTATAACCATCTGCATTAAAATTAGATAAACCTATGTAGTTGTATGCTTTATATGGGTCTAAAGCTATTTCTAATGCTTTACCAGTTGGAATATTATCAAGACCGCCAGTAAGTCCAAGTTTATCTTCCATAAAACTACTAATGCCCTTACCAAGAGAAGTATCTTCAAACATACTCATAGCTCTGGAAGCTAAAGGTGTGGATAATAAAGCCCCAGCATTACTTAATAATTTTTCAAATCCCTGTAAAAAACTACTAATAGTAGAACCTAAATTTCCTGAGCTACTAGAACTTTTCTCTTGTTTATCTGAGTTTTCTTCTGTTGCTTCCTCTAAGTCGTTCATAGCTTCTTTAAGTCTTTCCATTTCTTCTTGTTGGTCATCAGAAAGTTGTCCGTTTTCATCTAATTGTTGATAAAGCATAAGCAAACTAGATATTGATTGCTTTTCTACTGCTATTTGGTCTTGTGCTGCTTTTTTAAGACCTTCTAAGTTTTTATCACCTTTTGTGTCCATTTTTGCAGCTTTTGAAAGAGATTTTATATCTTTCTTATCGCCAAATTGACTTGACAATCCACCTAATTGTCCTTTATACATATCAATATCTTCTTTATTGTTAGTACTTAATGCTGTGTTAAGTCCACCAGCAATATTGTCGAAGTTTTTATTTACAAAGTCTGCTTTACCTGCGTTACTTCTTGCTATGTTTTTAATATCAGAAACATTTACACCTTGTGTTTCTAACGCTAATTGCGTTCCCAAGTTTTTAATAACATTTTTACCTGTCATTAATCCTTTGAAGGACTTAGGACCTTCCATTCTTCTCTCAATATTACTTAATGTCTTAATATTACCAACACTTGTATCAAGCATTTTCTTATTATCTGATTTAAACGTATCTCCATAATTCATCATAGAGTAATTTCCGACAGCATTTTCACCTGCCGCAGCAATAAGCCTTGCATTTCCTTCTGCAAGTTTATTTATATCCTCAACTGTTTGTTTTTGACTTTCATTTAACTGTTCATTTAATGCTTTTCTTTGCTTTTTAATTTCTTCTATTGCCTTTTCAGCTTCATCACTAGAGATAAGACCTTCTTCTGATTGTTCTTTTATTTTATTTTCATTCTGTTGTAATACATTTAATTCCTCATTAAGCATTGTAACAAAACTCTTATGCCTGTCTGCAAGTGTTTTGTTGTAAATACCATACTTTTCACTTATTTTACTTAGATTATCTGTTATTGTAGTAGAATCATCTTCCGTGTCAATAAGATAATTACTGGTATTAAATACTGTACCGTTTATATGTTTTGACATTTGTTTATTTCTATCCAAATATTGTCTATTTACACCACTTCCTGTGTCTTTACCACCAAGAGCAGTTTCTATAAAATTGCCTTTTTTTGCAGCACCATTAAGTTCTTCTTGTATTTTTTCTATTTCTTTTTTTTGTTTTTTAAACATTTCAATTTCAGAAGATAAATCAAGTGCGTTTGCTAATTTTGTAGCATTACCATCTCCATCTATTTTCCATTGTATTTTTGTTTGATTTATTTCCTTTGCCTTTTCAAGGTTTTTATCCATTTGTTCAGCTTGCTTACTTAATGTACTTACAATATTTTCAAGAGGTTCTTTTACTTTTGAAAAATTATTAAATTCAGTGACAGTAGTAGATATATTTTCTTTTAATTGTTTTAATGCAGCACTAGAGCTTTCAAATTCTGCCGCTAATTTTTCTCCACCAATACTTGAAATTATATCATTAAATTCCTTACCGCCCATACCAGCAGTAGCCATAATGCTTTGTAAATCTATTAATTTTTCTGTTAAATCGGCAAAGTTTTTCGTTTGAATATCTGCATTAAGAGAATTTACTAAATCTTGTGCTTCTTTTTTAGCATCCTTTGAAATACCTATTGCTGATTCTATTTGTGAATTATATGTTGATATTTTTGAAGCATCCAACTCATTAAAACTATCTGAAAATTTAAGTACATTTTGTTGTACAGATGCTATCTTAGATTGCATTTGGTCTAAATCTTTACTTACTGCATTAAATGCAGATAAACCATCTACTTCAACATTTATTCTAAAATCTGAGTTCGCACTTTCAATGAAATCTCTTACTTCTTTGAGTTCTTTTAAAACATCTTCGTGTTTATCTAACTTAGTTTCTATTTTTAATTCTAATGATTTTGCATATTCATCAGAAAGTTCTTTTATTCGTTTTCTAGCATCTTCATCATTAACAACAACATCAATAATTCTTTTTGTGTTGCTTTCTTCCTCATTAACATTAGTAGCGTTTTGATAACTCGCTCCCCATTCACTACTATTTTTAAGCATATCTGTCAATGGGCTATTTACATTATTATTCATTATTTATTTTCACCTCTTTTATATGTCATTTTTCATTTGTAGGACTTGTAATTATATCTAAATCATCATTATTTGCACTACTCTTAAATTTATCAAAACTTAATAAATCTTCCACTTCATTACTCTTTTTAAATCCAACTATTTCATTATTATTTTTTAATACAGGTTTTTTAGAACTTTTATGATTTTTGTTATTTCTTACAACATTATTTCTTACAATATTAGTTCTTTCATTCTCAATAGTATGTTCGTTTGAAGTATTTTTTCTATTTCCACTATCAAGTGTAGTTGGGTGCGTAGATGGCTTTTTTGCCTTTTTAGGATTTACTAATAATGGTCTTTCTCCTCTATTCCTTACTACTGTATTTTCCGTTCTCATCATTTCTTCTCTTTGTTGCCTTTTTATTTTCTTTACTTCTGGTTCTATGTATTGAAGTTCTTTTATATTAGGACTTTCTTGTAATAATTTTTCAATGTTAAATGCTCTTTCCATAAATTCTTCTTTTGATTCAGAAGAAACTTTATTACCACTACCAGGTAACTCTATTTGTCTTTCATTTGCTAATATTGATTCAATTTCATCATCAAATGTATCATTATATACTTCACCCTCTGCTAATACATTCCTTTCTTCATACGGATTATATTGAACTTCTGTGTTATTCTTCTTTGCTTCTTCTCTTTCTTTTTTACGTTTTTCTGCTTCCTTTTGCTCTGCGACAGATTTAGCCATGTCATAATTCCAGAAATATGACATATATTGAATGATATTATCTCTTTCTTCATTTCTTCTCTTTTTAGATTCAATAATATTCATATAATACCAAAGCCACTGGTAGTTATTCATTTCCCTAACTCTTTTCTCAGTGGGTAATGCACCAGTGGCTTCCATGACGGTAAACTTTATATTGCTAAAACTGTCGTTTAGGAGTTTTTTATTTCTTCTAAATCCTCGTTTGTTAATTCTTTGTTTAACTTATCCACTAAAGCATCATAAGTTGTAAACAACTTATCAATGATTGGAAGTGGTAACTTCTTAACAAACTCGGTCTTTTCTTTTTCATCATCTAATACTATATCATCAATACTCTTTAAACTCTTAATAACTAAATTTGTCTTAAGAGCAAGCAAATTAAGTGTATTATTATCACCTTTCAACTTTGCTACAACATCTGTATGTTCTGTAATAGAAATTGTTTGTATAGTCCACAGCTTGCCTGCAATTTCTACTGTATCAGTTAATATACCACTAAATATTAATTGTTCAAGTTCTTTTCTCATATATATATGTCTCCTTTACTATGAAAATCTTTTATTTGTAAAATATATTGAGTAAATAAAAATATACTATATTTTAATATTTTTTAGTAAGAAGCCATTACATCTTTAATTAGTGAAAACATCATATAGTAGTTGATAAATTTTTACAATAAAAAAGGAGATATTAAATCTCCTCATTATAAAATATCTTTTTGTAATTCAAGTACTTTTTTATCTACTTCATCAACAAATATTTTTAAATTCTTTTCCATACCATTTAAAATATTATTAATCTTTTTACTAAAATTGTTATTATTTGTTTGAGTTATATCTTCTGCCCAATCATCGATTTCAGCACTTACATTATTTTTTGTACAATCTAAATATATTGCACCATCGTCAATAGAATATTTTCCTAATTTATTTTCAAGCAAATCTATTTCATCCTCTGTTAAAGATATGCCTAAAATTCTTGAAGCTTCTAATATACTTATATATCCATCAAAAAACATATATTTATAATCATATGGAAAGTCTTTTTCATCATTAAAATGAATCATTTCTGAGGAACAACAGTTTTCAAAATATTTTCCTAATAATTTTTCACCTAAATTATCTATATAATTATTAAATTTTTCAATTACTTCATAACGCTTTTGTTCTATATCTTCTGATTTAACTAACCTTGAAATCTTTCTCATTTTTTATACCACCTTTTATCAAATTCATATAGTATATAAACATTCTACTCAATTATATTTTTAAAGAAAAAAGGGAGATATTAAACATCTCCCTGTATTATTAACCCATTACATATTTATATGCCATATCTAATATTTTGTGACCTGCAACAATTTGTGCAAATTTATTTTGTTCAAATGTTTTTGTTTTTCTCTTTGGATTAAGAGTTGCTATATATTCTGAAACTCCTAATATAAAATCCATTGCATTTTTGGGTTCTGTTTCGCCAATAACACAATTTAAAAGGTCACTTCTTCTTTCTTTTACATTGTTTATTTTTTGTTCTGTTACTTTCATTTTATCAGGCATTGGATAAGCCAATTCCGCAAACCTTTCAATTTGTTCTCTATTGATACTTATTTTTTTTAATTTCTTACTTTCATTTATAAATGCTGTAAAATAATTATCAGCAAAAGAAAGAGTGTCTTTTAAAATAATCATTCGTTCGCTAATATTTACTGTATGATTAAGCGACCTACTTCTTTTAACAGAAGTTAATGGAAGATTAAGTGGAACACCATTTACAATTGGAACAATGCTTATTGTAAAAGCTGTACTTCCATTATAAGAATGTATTAAAAACATTTTACAATGTACTGTTTCATCAATACAATCAACATATCTATCTCCAATATCTGTTGATATATATATTTGTTTTCCATTATTAATTTCAATAGCATTTTCAAAAGTAATCTTTTTGATAAGACTATTAAGAAATTCAAATGCTTCTTTATTAGAAAGTACTTTATATTTATCAGATACAAAACCAAGATAATCAGTATATACAGGTTCATTATCAATAGTTTTTACAATAAACTGTGCATTAGGAATTTCTTCTCCATTTGGAAATGTAGGCGTAAATGTTTCTACTCCCCAATCAAGTCCTGTCTTTTTAAGTAATGTGTCTACGTCCTTAATATTTCTAAGGTCTTCTCTTGTTTCATAAAATTTGTTCTTCATAATCGTGTCCTCCTAAGATTTTCTATATGTGTTTTGTTATCTTATGGTTATATTATACTACGTTTTTTATATTTTGTCAAGAACTTTTTTTGATTTTTTTAAAATTTTTAAAATAAAAAAAAGAGGTATAAAACCTCTCTTTAATTATAAAGACCAAAAATCTTTATTTAATAGACTATTTAATTCATTATTTGACAATTTATTATATTTCATAAATATCATATTTTCTGTTTGAGCGTATTCTTCCCAATTATTATTTCTATATAATTTTATAGCTTTTATATTATTCTTCCTTACTGATAATTTTATTGTACTTAATTCATTAGTAGCTATTTTTAATAATTGTGTACCAATACCGCTATTCTGCATATTACTATTTGCTTCTAATGCTTGAATCCATATACCATCATTTTTCTTTTCTATATTAATTAAACCAACAAATTCATCCTCAGAGTTTAAAAACAAATATCCTTTAGTATTTATATTAGCTCTTATATGTTTTAAAGGTTTAATTTTGTTTTTATATAAACTAATTACTTTTTCATCAATAATAAGTTTTTTATATTTATTTAAATCAACAGGTACATATGGTGATTTATTATCAAACACTTTATTAGGCTTTATATTTTTTTGGTTATTAAATAAATTATTATTATTTATTTTTTCATTCATATAATCCCATATATTCTTTGCAATTCATACCATATAAATTATTATCTAAAGCGTTATATTGTAATAAATAATTCTTTTCAATTTTACTTTCTGCAAATTTATTTAAATTATATATAATATGATTTAAGGCTTCATTTTCTGATTTAAATTCATACACACCTCTTTTTATTTTCCAAGAAGATTCAAACCAATAATATTTATTATCACATTTAAAAATAATAAATGTATGCGTTGGTGTATCTTTATCAACATCAATACTAAGACAATAAAACGCCTTATAAGCTATATCAGAAAAATACTTTTCAAAATAATAAGATTCATAACAAACATAATCCCAACATACACCACCTTTATATTTAAAAAATTCCTGCGGTGTGAGCATTTTATAATAATTATAAAAATCTTCTTTTTTAATTTCAACAATAGAATTGCCATTATTAGGAATTATATATTCGTAAGAATTTAATATTTGATTAAATTTTATAATATCTTCTAATTTAGTTTTATTTAACACTTATATTCACCTTACTCATAAATGATTGTATTATCCTGTGTATTCCATCTTGCAATTCTTTTATTTTCCTTATTAAAAATATTTTTTATATCATCAATAGTAGAAAGAATAGTTTCATCAGATGGAAGTTTATCGTTTTTACAAATAATTCTAATGATTTTATAATTTTCTTCAAGAAAAATTTGCTCTCTTGCTTTTTCTCTTATTTCAAATTCTTCTTGTGTGTAATTATGAAAAGCTGTTACTGTCATCCAATGACCACTACCATCATATTCTACACTTAAATTATTTATTACAATATCAGGGAAACATCCTCTTATTTTTGTATTTACATCTCCATCTAATAATTTTGCTATATGATTTTGACCTTTAGATGTTTTTACATTCTTTTCATAAAGACGTGCCTTGCTTTCTCTTATTTTTTCTTTAATCCAATCACAAGAACCTATATATTCTTCTCCATATTTTTCTTTAATTGTATTTTTAATTTTTTCTCTAACTTCTTTGTTCTTTAAAGAATATTCTGTTCCAAATTTTTCTAAATTAGTTGCTTTTCTTTTTTCACGTATTTTTTCACATTTTGAAGGATTATCGCAACCATAATTTTTTTCCAAGTTTCTTGGGCTAACACATTGCTACTTCTTTTGCAATATGTAATGTCAATATCTGTAATTCTAAAAAATGGTCTTTGAAAATTTTTTTCACATTTATTACATTTGCAAAGAACATTTCTTTTACTACCATATGGTGACATACTCCCCACCTACGCTACGCTAAGAGGTGGGAGCTTCTGATTTAACAGATGTTTCCCACTCAATACATCTAATGATGTAAGTATCAATGGGCTAACTCCGTGTGTCCCACGGTTTTATTATTTTGTTTAGGATAATACTATTCGCATACCCTCGTTTTTGATATTTATACTTGCATTTACATCTCTGTCGTGATGAGTTCCACATTGAGGGCAATTCCACGACCTAATTGACAAATTCTTTGTATCGGGATTTTTATATCCGCAACAAGAACAAGTTTGAGAACTTGCAAAATACTTGTCTATCTTAATCAGTTGTTTGCCTTGTTCTTCCAACTTGTATTTCAAAAATGTTGTAAACATTCCCCAACCATTATCCGCTACAGACTTTCCAAAGTTCAACGCTTGTGACATTGCTTTCATATCAAGATTTTCAATACACACACAATCGTAATTTTTAGCTAACTTGTTTGATAGCTTGTGTAAGAAATCTTTCCTTTGGTTAGCTACCTTTTCAAACAGTTTAGCAACCTTTAGACGTTGTTTATTACGATTGCTACTATCCCTAACGCACTTTGAGAGTTTTCGTTGTTCTCTTGCAAGTCTTTTCTGTGCTTGTCTGTAGTACTTTGGATACTCTGCAGATGTGTTATTACTAGCAACGTATAGCTCTTTCATTGAGAAGTCCAAACCTAGGAAAGTTGTGGGTTCTACTGTTTGTACTTGGCTTTCGTACTCACATAAGATACTCACATAGTACTTTTCACTAGGCGTTTGACTTACTGTTACTGACTTAATTTTGTAGTCACTTGGAATTTGCCTATGTACCTTGACTTTAACTAAATCCTTTAGTTTAGGTAACTTTAATAGGTTGTTTTCTAAAGTGATACTGCCTTTTTGATTGTTAGTAGTATAACTTTTTCTGTTTTTATGTTTAGATTTGAACTTTGGAAATCCAACTTTAGGATTGGTGAAAAAACTCTTGAACGCTTTCTGTAAGTTCATTTGAACGTTAGAAAGGGCTAAACTATCAACGTCTTTGAGCCATTCAAATTCGGTCTTATACTGTGCAGGTGTATTATTTAGAGTTTGCTTATGCTCTTTGTAGTAGTCTATCTTATCTGATAACATCTTATTCCAAATAAACCTAACACATCCAAAACACTGTGCAAAAAATACTCTCTGCTCATCGTTTGGATATATCCTAAACTTATAGGCTTTATTACGTTTCATTTTTTCTCCTCCAATCCTAAAATTTATGATATTATTATAATACTTTACATTTAGTTTGTCAATAGTGGAACGCAATTCTTCCCCCACCTCTTAGGTGGGGGAATTCTTGCTGAGATTAGTTAAATCTTCTACATTAACAACTATTTTTTTATCAATTATCTCATAACCTTTGTTTAAATAATAAGTATTGTATCTATTATTTGCAGAAACAATTATTTGTTGTGGTAATACTATTGGCATTTTTATAATCTCCTTCTTTATAAATTTATACTATTATATAAATAAAAAATATATTTTTTTAAAATAAAAAAAGAGAGGAAAATTTTCCTCTCTTAAATAAATTATTTATACAACATCTGCGTAATCTATTTTACAAGTTTCTGCAACAGTAATTTTACCAACGTCATAAGTTTTACCATAAGAAGATAACCAACAGTCAATATATGTTTCAATATACCATTCCTCACTTGTGCCATCCATTGGAACTTTTACTTGTATTTCAAGAGGAACACGTTGGTCCTTTAATGTTTTAAAGACATATCTTGCAGAACTATTACCCAAAGAATAATCTACATTATCAGTATTTGTTTCATAAGTTGGAGCGTCCCACCCAGTATTACTTTTTTCATTTATATATCGTTTAGAACCAGAAGCATCATAACCTATACCATCAGCAGACAAACCTAATGCTGCCCATAAATTTGAGCTATATAATGCAATTCTTTGTACATCAAGACTACCGCCATTTGTATTTTCTGGTACTGCTTGAATTACACCTTCAACTCCAATAGCATTTAACTTATCAATTGTTCTACTTTCTGAGATATTAAATGATTGTATCATGCCTACGATATTTTGATTTGCATAAATAAATATATTAGTACTAGTCAACGCCAAACCATTTGTATCTGCACTAGTTAATTGAGTCATATCATTTTGTTGTGATTTAACATCATTACGAGTGGCACGATGGGTATTAAGATACCTGTTTGTGAAATATTGCTGTTCTGGACCAAATGCCATAAAATCACCCCCTATCTATTATTTATTATTCTTCATCCTCGTCTTCTTCTGTTGTTGACGAACCATTTACATACTTCATATAACTTGAGTCACTATATACATTATAACTATCACCTGTTACATAATCCGCAATAACATCACTGTATTCTGCTGTTACTTTTTCTGAAACGGTAATAGTTTCTGCTGCGATAGATTTTGAATAAGAAGAAATCCAACAATCTAAATAAGTTTCAATATAAAATGCGTTTTTTGTTCCTTGCATTTGAGTACGTGTTTGTATCTCTATTGCAGTTCTTTGGTCTTTTAAAGTTTTAAACGGATTACTAAATGTAAAATTAGTAGGTCTATGATAAACGCTATCAGCAGAAGAATAGGCTTCCATGGAACTCATTTTAGGTATAAATTCACCTGTTCTAGTTAAACCTAAAGCATTCCAAATACTACTATTATATAATGCAATTCTTTCAATGTTTAAATTACCGCCTTTTGTATTGCCAGGTACAATCTGCACAACACCTTCTGTGCCTAATTCTTGCAATTTTGTATTAGTTCTACTTTCTGATACCTGAAAGTTTTTTATTACACCAACTCTACTACCATTACACCAAACAGATATATTAGTGGTTGTAACAGGCATACTACCTGTATTAGCACCAATATTAGGCATACCCGATGCCCTATGAGAGTTGAGATATGGATTAACTTCCCCTGGGTTATAAGCACTAGCTGTGCCACCAATAGGGGTATATTCCGTAACTGCCATAAAATTCACCTCTTTTATGAGATTAAAAAAACATCAAATAACTTGTTTATTATTTAATATACTATATTTACATTTTTATTTAAAAAACAAGGGAAAAGGGAACATCCCCCTTTCCCTTAAAAGATTGAAAATTACTAAATTATTCTATTAGAAACTTGTTGAGGAGAAACCAAACTCAATAGAAATCCAGTTCAATGGGTAAACAGCCTCAATCTCGAAAGAAATATCAATCTGTCTTGGTTCGTCAGAATTTCTAACAACTTTCAAACTACTAAAACCTATAATAATACCTTGTGAAACGAATTGACTTAAAAGTGAATTCATTGTATACTTAATATCAGCAATAATGCTTGAAGTAAGTTTCTTACCGATATAAAGATTTGCAGTAGTATTTCTACAAGAGTCAATTACATAATCTTTAATCTGAATAAGTGTGATTTCTTGTGAATTAACCTCGTCAGTTGCAGTAGTAATACCATGTCTAATTCTTATATTAGTACCATATGGTTCGAGAACACAACAACCTGCCGCTGCAAGAATATTCTTCTCAGATTCAGAATATAAATCAACTAATTCCGTGAAGCCTGCGATAGTTTTATTTGTTAAAGGTTCAGCTGCATCATTTGCAAGACCAATTGCTGCAACTGCAACAGCTGCATAACAACCGTCTAGTCTTCTTGTATTATACTTACCTGTTCTAAGGTCTCTAATAGACTTTTTAATAGCACCAGGTACTACATATACAATACGTTCATCAGCATAGCCTTCTGCTGTTTCAGCCATACCAACAGTTCTATCTGCTCTTGTAGCAAGCTTGTTGATTAACTGATTAGGTCTTGCAGCAAGATAACCCATTCTTTCCTTGCCATATTCATAAGAACTCATTAAATTAACATGGTTCTGTAAATATGCACCAACAGCATCACTTGTTGATAAAGGAATAATAGTTTGAACATTACTTGCACCTGCGATAGCAGATGAAAGTTTATCGATAGCAGTTTCAATTTCATAATCAGCACCATTCTTAGCCTGTACACAAACAATCTGAGAAACACCATTATTAAATGCAATTTCAGCACCTAAAGAAAGTGAGTTAAGAACAGCACCACTAGCTGAAACATCATAGTTACCATAAGCAGCAACGATATCATCATAATCTGTATAAAGAGTAGGCTCATAATCAGCTTCTGCCTTTCTATACTTATAAGATACATAATAAGTTGCACCCTCAGCTGGCATTGTAGTTGAAGTTACTCTTGGAGAAGTAACAATGTAAACTGTTGCAGTTGTACCCTTTGTAGTAATCTGAGAATCAAGTGTTGAACCATCAAGTGAGAACTCAATACCAGGGATTACTTCAAAATAATCATCCTCTAATGAAGAAACATCATCAAAAGTTGCTGATGTAAGTTCGCCATTTACATATCTAACAATACTAATCTTACCATCTTCTTCTTCTCTCGTATATGTCAATTCATATACAGCAGGCTTATCAAAAATCGTACCATTACTAACAACAGTTAAATCACTGATAGCATTATAGAACTGATTGTTATAATATGTACTAGTATTTGCAAGCTTATCAGAAGTTTTTGACTTGTCAGCATCTGCATCATAATCAACAATATTACCATTTGCATCATAAGCAATAAGTAAATAATTATAGTTGTTCGTTGCAGAAATAAGGTCATTATATGTAGCAATTTTAGTTGTTGTACTTGTTAAAGTTGTATTGCCACTATCACCAGTTGTTATTTCGTAATAAACGTTATCAACAGAAATGTAAATTTTATTATTAGTATCTTTAATATATTTAGTAACATTATTGATTGTTTTACCATTTTCACTATCATATAATTTTGTATTACTATCAATAGTAATAGTTTTAGTAGCATCTTCTGAGTCATAAGCGACTGTTGCAGTATTTATTGTGTTATCTGTACTTTCTACAAATAAACTGTCATTATCAAATTGGAAAGTAATAGCAGCAGTAAGAACAGTGTCAACATCTATATCAGAATTCTTTAAATAGGTTTTTGCAGAGTTTGTAAGAACATACTGATTATTTATGTATGTAGTTGTTAATTCCTTGGTGTCACTATCAACAGTTACAGTATCATCATTTGATATAACAATACTGTCAAAATCAACTTCTACATAATGTGTTTCAGAAGTTACATCAATACTTGCAATATAATATTGAGAATTTGTATCTGAACCTATTGAAAAATTGCTAACAAAATATTTATTTGCAGTTAAACCATTAAATAAATCAGTTTTACTCTGGTCGGAGTATACGCCATTTATTAAGTATTCATTGGTAGAACTTTCATCATTGCTTGATAACGTACCAGTACTATCGCTATTAACAGTATAAAAAGTATATCCAATTACATTTTTCTTATCATCTTTAATTTCATTTTTAATAAATTTATAATATGTTGTACCTGCTGTTGACTGAGAGTATTTTAAATCATAATCATCTATTGTGGCTTCTTCAACGATATAGCACTCACCAGTAGCAGCACCATTATCATCTACTAAAGCTAGTGGAGCAATAGTACTACTACTAAGGTCTGTCGGATAAACTTTTATAGAAGTTTGGTTTATTTGTGTAGCACCATTAATTGTGGTTTTTACAAAAACACAAAAACCATCTGTTTGGTCTGCAACTGTGTTTTTCTTAGTATCACCAGACATTTTATATGGAACAAATAAAGTATAACCATTTAAATCCTCTGTTAAATCAGATGTTTGTAAAGTAATTGTATCGTTATTAACACTATAATTCACCGAAATTGTTCTGAACGGGTCTGTTGTATAACTAATTGCATACTTCTTCAAATCGTTATTTGGAATATTCAAACTATAAGTGTTTGTTGTACTATCATATCCAACAACTGAATAAGCGTAAGCTTTACTAGTATCATAATCTCCATTTATATTTTTTTCGAATTCAGCATCACTTATATATAATGTGTAATTATCTGCACCAATAATATTACCAAAAGTAAAATTTTGAGCGTCTGTGGTTGTTGGGCTATCTGCAACAATTAAATCAAGATTAAGATTAACCTTTGCACTACCAGAATTAGTAGCTAAAACTTTAGATACCTGAGCTTCTTTCTCTGTCTTAGCAGCAACAGTTGTAATAATTACATAGTCACCGACATCTACAAGCTGTCTGCCAGCAGCATTAGCGATATAAGTGTTTTTAACTATTAATTGAACACCTGGAATAGGATATGAACCATCTTCATCAGTTGCAGGTGAAGAACCAACAACATATTCACCAATAATTTCACTTGTATTCATATTAATAACTCTATAGCAACCTAATTTTTCATCAGCACCTAAGTCTTGGTCATCTTCATTAACGTATGATACTTCAATCATCCATTCGCCATCTTCAACTAATTTTTCAACAGTTTCATCAATACCAAATGTAATATTCTGTGTACCGTTATTATAATAAAATCTTGGACACTGTTTTGCATTAATTGAACAAGTAGCTTTTACAAGAGAATCCCAAACAATCGTATTACCATTTAAAGTATAGCCATCATTATTACCTGTTGTAGGTGAATAAAGAGTATTATTAACAGTAATATTATCATATATAGGTCTTGAAGAAACGCTTGTTATTTCAAATACGTTTTCATTTGCAAGTGTATCATAAGGCTTAGTATTTGATTTTATAACAGCTTCGTTTGTAACAGTATAATAATTAATACCAGTACCAACAAGAGCCATTATTCTTGAACCACCTGCTGTTACAACAGAAGAGGCGGTCTTTACGAAACGGGCATAAGTGCCTGGTGCTTTATAAGCCATATACATTACCTCCTATTTTTAAATATGTTTATTTTTAATTTCATTTATTTAATAAATTTTATTTTTTAAAAAATATATATAAACATACTTTATTTTAACTAATAAATATAAATACGATATATATTTATTTTTGCTTAATATAGAAAAAAGGAGAGTAAAAACTCTCCTTTTAAATTATTTAATAATGATATCTTTATAAACGTCATAATTAAATATCAACATTTTTATGCTTTATTACTCATATAATGTGCCATCTTCATAGAACTCAACATCGTCAAATTCTGTGATTCTTTCAATCAAATATTCATCATCAGGATTTGCATAAAAGTCCATATCAGCTGTAAAATCCTTGTTGATATCTTCAATTACTTCCTGCAATTTTGTTACAATCTTTACATACTTTTCGCAAACTTCTTTTACATCTGCTTCAACTTCAACTTCATCTTCTGCAATTTCTTCTTTTATGCTATTAACATCTGCAATTGAAGGATTGAGATTCAACACCTTATCTGCATCTAAATAATCATCATCATAGTCAATATAGTCCTCAATAATATACACTTCATCATTAGATAATGTTACACCTGCAAGTTTTTTAGCATCTTCTATATCTATTTCGCCAACAATCCAAGCTTTATTCCAATCAAAATATAGTGCATCAAATTTAGAATTTTTAAAATATGTATTAACTAGACCATAATTATTAATATCATCAGAAATAAGCATCATTTCGTTATACGCACAATCACTATCGTCATAACGATATTTTCTATAATTTTTAACAGCATTTTTCTTTGCTTCATCTGATAACTCATTATAATCATATACTTCAATAGTTCTTGCAGCACTTCTTCTCATAGGTTTTCTATTTTTTCTTACTGTATTATTTTTTATACTTTTACTAATTAATCTTTTCATATTTAAATCTCCTTATATTTTATATTTTTTGTTACTAATAAATAAATAAATAAATAAATAATAAAACACTTATTTAATAATAATATATTCTTCTCCTGTTTCTGCATCTGTATACGTCCATTCATTAGCTGTAAGATAATCTACAACATAATCTTCTTCATAATCAAAGTTTTCATAACCTTCTTTTTTCATTCTTGCACAAAAATCATCTAAGAACTCATCTAATTTATTATGAATTATTTCAATCTTTTCAATAAAACCTTTAACATCAAAAGACTTAATTTTGTCTTCTTCAAAATAATCTTCCAAATAATAATTTATATCTTCTTCATTCCAATAAGAAAGTGCATCTTCAAGCATACCATCTGTATAGAAAGGACTCCGTCTTTCATTTCTTATGTAATACTCTCCCTCATAATCAAATATTTCTAAATCATCAGGAGATAATTTTACTTGTGTAATGTTTAAAACATCATCATTTGATATTTTACCATTTAAACCAAAACCATCGCCTTGTGAATATCCAAAATCATAAGTAAAATCTAAATCACTATCAGGGAATGTTTTTTCTACTTCTTGTTTTGCATAATCTTTGAAATCATCATTAAGAAAACCATCAATATCTTCTTGTGCTTTATAATATATTTCTTTTTGTTTAGTCTTTGGAATATCACTCCAACGAATTTCCTGTTCTGCTTTTTTTACTAATCTTTTCATATTTAATCGTCATCCCTATCTGCTAAATAATTATCATAGGCATCATCTAAAGAAATAAATATATCTGCTTCTTCTGATTTCATTTCATCGCAGAACTCATCGAAAAAACCATTTAATTCATCAAAGAAATCTTCAACTTTATAGCAAAAATCTTCCAAATCAAATGATTTTATTTCATCTTCATTTAAATATTTATCTAAATCTTTTTTTAACCCATTATCTTCTGAAACATAATCATAAATTTCTTTTGTTTTATCAAAACCATAAAAATCAGGGGCTTTCTTAGGATTCCATAAATCAAGTTTTCCATCTGTAAGTTTCTTTAAAATAGATTTTTCTAATGAGTTAAAAGTATTATCTACACAATTTAACGCATCCTCTATATCTAATTTACCATCCAATCCAAAATCAACAGTATTATAGTAATATCTAATATTACTATTAGGAAAAGTTTCGCTTACTTTTGAGTCTGCCAAATCTCTAAATTCATTTTCTCTTCTATCTTCCCATTTTTCTATTTCCAACGGACTCCAACGAGAAGAATAAGCTTGTAATTTTCTATTTTTTTTCTTTACATTAAAACATTTCTTTGTATTATTTTCTTTTTTTATTAATCTTTTCATAATTTAATTCTCCTTTTTTAAAATATCGGATATAAAGTTTTCCTTTTTAATTTATATATAGGGTCATTAGTTTCAACCTCATACATTTGTATTTCTTGGTGAAAATAATAGCCTGCTGCGTGGTTTATATTTGTGCTATAAACTCTAAACATTTTACCTTGTGGATTTATTAAAATATCCCTATCTCTTATTTGTACATCACATATAGTCCAAGCTCCCGTATTGTTATTTATTTTTAATCCCTCTAATGTTCTATCCATTTGATTGTTAGCAGGTTTTTGTCTTATGTATATTTGATTAATAGCATCATATCCACCAACAAAACCTGTACCATAGCATTTTTCACAATTAGGATTAGCAGCACTACCTCTTACGCTATCAAAGCAAGTACATCTATCTCCCTCTGTTTTTCTTTTATATAAATCAAACAATTCTCCTGTATTTTTTAATATCCACATATTTCTTTCGTTTATTTTATGAAACCATTTATTAGTATTATCTACTCTATAAATGTTAGCATTACTTAATTCACTTTCTACCCATTGTTCCCCATTATAATATAACGTACTTACCTTATACCAATAAGTTGTATTTATATTAGATATAACATTTTTATCTTCATATCTATTTGTTAAAATTACTTCTTTATTTAATTTATAAAAAATACCATTAGCAATAGTGCCACGATATACATTATAACCTATTTTATACTCATCATTATTTACTTTATCCCAAGTAACACTTGCATCATTCTTTAAATTAGTATAAACAATTTTAATATTCTTAGGAGGTAATAATTTAAATCTATTTAATATAATATCCAAATTAGTTCACCTCTTTTACATTTAAATCATCATTCATTATAAATTCTTTCATAAGTTTTTCGACAAAATCAGTGTCGAAAATAAAATTTTTAATTACTTTTACATTAACATTATTATTTCTAAGTCTAATATCATAAGTACCATTTTCTAAAGCAAATAATGAATTTTTATTTATTTTCTTATATACATATAATTCATCATTTTTAGAAATAATAATTTCTCCATTTTCAAATCTTTTATATTCATTTAATAAAGATATATTTATCATTCTAAAATCAGTATTACACATTTTATAAGTAGACTTACCAATTTTTCTTTCTATTAAAGAATCAATAGTAAAATAAACTTCTTTATCAAGTCCATCTGTAATTGTTTGATTTTTTAATGTTGTTTTATAACCATTATATTCTATCCGAATATCATAAACACCATTTTTAACAAAAGAGGTATATTTACCATTTTCATCAGTAGTACATTTATCTACAATTATATTATTTTGAACCATTTCAAAAGTATGATTTCTTTCAGCGTTTTTAATACCATTAACACCATCAGTAACAGTTTCGGTATTATTATTTTGTGATGAAAGAAAAAAAGTAATAGTAGCGTTTTTAACAATACCATCATTATCCTTTAAGCAACCATTACACAAAGAAAAACTATGGTTATATTCATATTCATTAGCACCATTACTATACTCATATTTGGCTGTTGTGTTTTCTACAACATCAAACATAGCATTAAAAAATTTCTTTATATATTCAGTTGTAACATCAAAACACCCTTGAAATTTTACCTTCATACAACCACCATATTTATAATTATTTATATAATAAATAAGATTATGATTGGTTTTTAATTTATGATAAAAAAATAACAATAAATAAAAAAAGGAGAACATTTAGTTCTCCTTGTCTTTTATTATGCAACTATATCGCCATTTTCATTATAAATAGCCTGATTATCATCTAAAATATCATAAACAACTGAATCTACCCATCTTTCGTAGTCTTCTTGTCCGTCTGCCTTAACTTCTTCTATAAAATCTGCTATTGTAGAAGGAATTAATTTGTTATATATATTAGCAACTTTCTTTACTAAGCCATCAATATCCAAACCATTTAAATCTTCTCTTTCTTTTATTCCCTTTTCAAATCTATCTGTTGCTTCTTTTACATCTTCTGCGAAATCACTAAGAGGTGAAGAATAATCAATATCACCTGTACTATTAGATTTATACAAGTTAATTGTTTCATAAGAATTAAATGTAGCTATGCCTAAAAAGTCTTTCATAAATGTTACTTCTTCCTTAGAAAACTCAATATGATTATCATTCATTACATCATAAAGGTCTACTTTACCCCAAACTATTACATCTTCACATTCGTGTACTTGTGCTTTTGTTTTAACAGAATATAAAAGTTTACTATTAGGGAAATATTTTCCTTTAAGTGAATTAAAATCAGTATCTAATTCATCAAGCCAACCGCTACAATATTCCTTATGGTCTTTCCAATAATCTCTTAAAACCTTATCCTTTGCATTATCATTCAAATCAGTATACTTGTATAAATCTTCTGCTTTCTTAACTAATCTTTTCATATTTAAAAACTCCTTATATTTTATATTTTTTGTTACTAATAAATAAATAAATAAATAAATAAATAATAAAACAATTATTTGGTTTTAGATAAAATAATAGTTCTTTCTTTACCATCTTTTTGAGCGATAAAAGTAATTATATCATTTATATTTAAATAATACATCTCATTATCACTTGTTTTATATCCTATATTATAAGATATATTTTCTTCATTAGTATTTAAAATAATTTTATTTGTTTTGGTAGTAATAACGTCATATAATCGAAAAGGTATTTTAAAATCATAGATAACACTATTTATAAAAAATCTACCATCAAGATAAAAACCATATTGTTCATATTTATCTTGTATGTATATTTTATCTACATTTTCTTTATTAAACTCTTTATTAAATGGAACAATCAATCCGTTATTATATCTTATGAAATATTCCATTAGCACTTTACCAACCTTTTTATTTTTGCATTTGCAGCAATATCAAAATCATATTTTTCTTTTATTTTATTAATTATATTTTCATTCTTTGTCAATAATGCACGTTTGATTTCTTGCATTTGATATACAGTAAAATCAGGGTTCGCATATAAATCTACTTCTTCTAATGATAAACCATTATTAAATCCATCAACTATTTCTTCCATTTTAAATTGGTTAAATTGTGGATTAGCAACTACATAAAATTTCTCAGAAGTTAAATTATCTTCTAAAAGGATTTTTGATAATTCTTTTTGTTGTGGTATATTATAATTACCCTCTGAAAATAATTTAACTTTATCTAACGACAAACCATTTGCCATAGCTTCTTCTATTATTTTCATTTTCGCAGTAGCAAAATCAGGATTAGCAAAATATTTTATTTGTTCTTCTGTTAATCCCTCACTTATACCTCTCCTTATATAAGTAATTTGCCCCTCTGTAAAATCCTTATCTAAGTATAATTTTATTTCATCAATGCTAAACCCTTTTGTTAAATCGCTTAAAATAGTATTTACATCAACATCATTATCAAAAACTATATCAACAATTTCTTCTGTGATATCTTTTCCATTTTTATTATATTCTAATAATTTCCTTGCTTTATCTTCTGCATCAGGATTTTTTTCTAATTTATATCTTATATATTGTTTTACTTTAGAAGTTATATATGATAATCTTTTCATTTTTAACCCTCTCTTATTCAAAATCATAACTTAATGTTACATTAAAATTATATCTATTTTTAGTTAAAGTATTATTATCTAATTTTATTTTAGTTTGAACAATACAATGGTCTCCTACACCTAATAACGATTTTTTGCTTGGGTCTACATTTCCAACAATATTTAATTTATTATTTATATTTACTAATTGAAAATCATCATACCCCTCAGTTAAACTTCTTGCATAAAAGAAATCTATATGATTTAAATTATTACCATTTGTAGGAACAAATTCATTATCTTTTCTCATTACAGGTTTATTTATTACTTCTACACCCATTTTTACATTTTTAGCATCTCTACATATAGTTTCATACCCTCTATGATTAAATGCAGGTTCATTATTCCATATATCAAACTCAATTATAAATTGGCTCTCACCATCATAATTACCATTTATCTTACCGTAATACCATAAATTATTATCAATGGCATTTTTATATTTTGTAATATCAGTATTTGTTAAATTATCTACTACTTTTGCATAATATGTCATTCTTGGTATATCCAATTCCAATCACCACACAAATAATTTATTTTACCACAATAGTGGTTCTTTGCAATTCTCTTATATAGTAAAATAAAAAAGAGGGTGATTTTTAAAACCGCCCTCTTATAATAGATTTTTGAGTTCTTTATGAGCATCCTCTTGAAACAATACTACAATTTCACATTGTATCTGCTCAAATACTTCATATACATAAATAGAAATTTTTTCTATTATACTTTGTTTTAATTCTATAAAATATTCATCAAATGCTTCTTTATCGGAAAAATTATATGTTTCTAAAAGAAAATTGTCTAATTCTTCTGATGATATTTCTTCATCATAAAATTCATAATATTCACTATCTTCAAATTGTTCCATGAGATTATTATAAAGTACTTCCTCATAATTTGAAAATATAATATGATTTTTTATATCGTTTACAGGAGAATCACAAATCATCAATTCTATACCATCTATCAAATCATAATTTTCTTCTATTTTACATATTTCTTTTATTTCAATAGAAGTTAATTTCATTGATACAGTACCTAATTGTAATTCGCCACACTTTGGTCGGAAACTTATAATATTAGGAAATTTTCTTTTAATTTGCTTATCAACAAAAGAAATATAATCCTTATTATTATAAATTTTCTTTACAAAATCACCTGTACGTTTTAATACAATTTCTTTATAATCTTCCATATAAATCACTCATCTTTATTGTTCGTTATAATCAGTAATTGCTAACTCCTTAATCTTATTATATAATTTATTTGTTTTACCTAAAGAAACTTTAGTTTTAAAATCTAATGGTTCAATACCATTCTTTCTAAAGCCATCTTTCATAAAAACAATTTCTTTAAAATTACCATTCTCAAATGAAACATAACATCTTTTATACTTATGCTTTTTCATTTGATATAAAACTCCATTTTCATCAACAGAGAGCTTAATAAATTCAACATCAGGTTTCTTATCATAAGAAGCTCCTCTTTCACTAAAACCCTCTCTATCAACTCTTTTCTTATAATACTTTTTAAAGTATGGAGTTTTTATTCTTCTGCCAAAATCATTTTTATGATATATGTAATAATTATTACCATTCTTATCTACATAATAAGCTTTATGTGTTATGTAATCAACAAATGCACCATCAATCATCCAATATTCAAGCATAGTGCAAAATGTTTCATCATACTCCTTTATAAAAGTATCATATATAAAATGTTTATCTTTACCTGGTAAATTTTTCCATTTTATTTTATTTTGCATTACAATTCTTTCATCAGTAAATAATTTAATCATTGTAAAAATTCCTTTCTTTTAAAAACAAAAAATTACATTTATCAAATTTAACAAGCGTTTCTTTTTGTTAATGCAAAAGCAAATGATTCTGCTTTTTTAAATTCCTCAATATATTCCTTATTTTCTTTTACATATTCTACTAATGGTTTGTAAGTATAAAAATCTTCTTTTTCAATATTTACTTCTGATAATAAATTATAGAATCTTGTTCTACAAGCGAATACCTTTAAATGTTTTCCATTTAAGTAAATTCTATTATCATCAATATCATTAATTAATTTATTGATAGATTTAATCTTATGATTATCTTTATAATTCTCTAAGTTTAAATCATTAAAATAGTCTATAAGAATTTGCTCGTCTTGTATATCAGTAATTGTTCTGTTTCCTTTATAAACTCCCAAGACAGGCAGGGAAACAATCTTATAGCCTTTTTTACCTTTTACGTATAAAAATAAAAATACTTTTTCATCTTCAAATATAGGTAAGTTACTTACTTTGCAAACTTTATCCCAACTCATCACTATCACCTTCTTAATGGAACAACCTCAAAAAGGAATTTTTACTTTATAAATATATAAGTACAGGATAATTTTATTTACAACGAATTATTCTATAATATAAGAATTATTTATTTCCCCTAACATAATTCTTATATCTTCTCTTGTAGGAAAAAAATTATAAACATTTTCATTATAACTATCATACAAGAGAAATATTGTATCAATAATAACCTGTTTTATACATTCATAAAGTTGTATTATGTCATTTAAATCAAGCTCATCAAGATATATTGTGCATTTTTTGTTTTTTCTTCTATTTTCTATATACTGTTTAATAACAGTTTTTGACATTGGTGCAAATACAAAAGCTTCCTTAGTTGTAATACCCTTAGTATTTATAGTCAAAAATCTTTTATTTTTAAAATAATTTAATAAAAACAATTTTGATTTATTCATTTTTACTGGTTTCTTTGAAGCTTCAATAAGTCCCTCTACTACTGACATTGCATCTTCATAACTTAATGTACCATTAAAAATAATATTATATAATTCCCCATTACTATAATTAGGAGTAATGACAATATTTGATGTAGGAAATTTTTCATTAATATCTTCATTGATATCTTTTAAAAATTCCTTCATGTGTGTTGTAAATTCTTTTGAATTGAAATATTTATCAACAACTTTTTCTTGTTGCTCTTTATTTAAATCATTAAAATACATTCTATCTTTTAATTTTAAAATTTTACAACCTTTATTTTTATTTTCATCAACAATAATTTCTTTTATAGAAAAATCAAAATCTTTAGTAATTTCTCCATATATTTCTTTTTTTCTTATAAGTTCTATATCAGCTTTTTTCATAAAAACAATTTTTGATATGTAATTATTATCAAAACCCTGTTGAAGATATTTTATAACATCCATTACTTGCCCAACAGTATATTTAACATTAAATTCTTGTTCTATATTAGTACAAGTATCTTTTGCCATCACATTAGCACTTCCCTCTCTTTTGAATTTGATGTTACTTTATTCCATTATACAATATTTTTTATTATTTGTCAATATAATAATTTTATAAAATTATGGTTTACAAAAATTATAATTCTTTATATAAACATTTGAGGTGATTTTTAAATGGTTTATTCAAAAGAATTTAAAGAACAAATTATTATTGAATTAAAACAAGATGAATTAACATTACAACAAATAGCAGATAAGTTTAACGTAGGGATAACATTAGTAAAAAAATTAAAAAAAGAAAATAATATAATTAGAAAAAATTCTAAATCAAAATCAGGATATGTAAACAATTCTAAATATACTAAAGAACAAATACTTGAAATTATTGATTTATTAGTAAAACAAGAAAAAGTAAAAGATATTAGCGAAAAAACAAATGTTTCTGTAAATACAATAAATAAAATAAGAAATAAAACTATTTGGACTGAGCTTACAAAAGATATAGATTTTAATAAAACATATGATTTTATTTGTATAAATTGTGGAAATAGTTTTACTACTACAAATCCAAATGCAAAGTATTGTTCTCATAATTGTAATAATCAATACAATTATAAATTACATACATATAATGTTAAATGTGAGTATTGTAATAAATTATTTATTACTCATTGTAAAAATGCAAGATTTTGTTCTAAACAATGTGGTACTAATTATTGGATTTTAAATAATGATATTTCACAAACAAAAAATGGTACATATAAGAAAAGTAAAAAAGGTAAAAGAATAGATTTAAATAATCAATATTTCCGCTCTAATTGGGAAGCTAATATTGCAAGAATATTAAAAAGTAAAAATATTAAATATGAATATGAAAAACATAAAATTGAATTAAAAACAATTGGTAAATTCTATATTCCTGATTTTTATTTACCTAAATATAAATTATATATCGAAGTAAAAGGTTATTGGTGGGAAGAGGGTGAAATTAAATTCAATACATTTAAGAAAGAAACCCCTAATGAAAAAATAATGTTGATTGATACACCTCGTTATTATAAAATTAGAAAAAAATACAAAAACATAATTCCTTATTGGGAAGGTAAATAATGCGTTAAAAATTTTTACATAAATTTATATAGAATTCAAAAATAAGTAGTGAAAGGAAAATAAAAATATCAGAAGAAAAATATTCAGAAGAATTTAAAAATGCTATTATTGATGATTTAAAAGAAGCAAAAATGAGTATGTTTGATATTTCTAAAAAATTTGATGTTAGTATTAATTTAGTTAAAGAATTAAGAAAAGAAAACAATATTACAAAAAGACATAAGAGCAAAAAACAATATCCAATTGAACTTAACAATCAAATTATTGAAGAATTAAAACAAGACAATTTAACTAACACAGAAATTGCAGACAAGTTTAATGTACCTCGCAAGTATATTTCAGAACTAATAAAAGGAAACAACATACAAAGAAGTAGAGTTCATTTTGGAAATAATGATGATTTAATCATTAAAGATATACAAGAAGGCAAATTAACTAATCAAGAACTTGCAGATAAATATAATATAACTTTAAACGCTGTTAAACTTTTTATAAAAAGAAATAATGTTAAAAAGCCACATAATTGTCATAGAGGTAATAAAAAATACTCAGAAGAAAATATAGCTCTTATTATTGAAGAATTAAAAAACGATAAACTTAGTATTATAGAAATTGCAAATAAATTTGAAGTTAGTGAAAGTTTTGTAAATAAAGTAAAAACTGATAATAATATTATTAGAACTTACAAACCAAAAAACAGTAAAGTTGCACAAGAAATAAAGAATCAAATAATAGAAGAATTAAAGAATGATGATTTAACAATACAACAAATTGCTAATAAATTTGGTGTTGGTAAAACTTTAGTAAAAACATTAAGAAGAGAAAATAACATAGAAAGACATCATAAATATGTTGCTTCTGATGAAACTAAAGAGAAATTATCTGTTATTTCTTCACAATCTGCAAAAAAGAGAATAGCTGAAAAGTTTGACACTAAATATACAAAAGAACAAATATTAACTGCGATTGATATGTTAAAAAACGGCAAAGGAATGAAAGAAACTTCCGAAGCAACAACTGTAACTCTTAAAGATTTATATCATATAAAAAATAGAAAGATTTACGAAGAACTTACGAAAGATATTGTTTTTCCTGTTCTTAAAAATAAAGAAATAAACGATGAAATGTTAGAAAATATAAAAAACGATTTAATAGCAAATGAATTAACAATAAAAGAAATTGCTCAAAAATACAAATTATCTACAAAGAGAATAACTCAAATAAAAGAAGAAAATAATATCGAAAGAACACAAATATATAGAGGACAATCAACAAATAAAAAAATAGATAAAAAACAAAAAGAAGAACAAACAAAAAAAATAATTAAACAAAAATATACAGAAGAACAAATTAATAAAGTTATCGAAATGTTATTAAAACAAAAGCCTACACAAGAAATAATAAAAGAAACAGATATTCCTGAACACGTTGTAAGAAACGTAAGGAATAAAAAAACATGGTTATCAATAACTAAAGATATTGAATTTCCAAAGGGATTTAAATTTTCTTGTAAAAATTGTGGTACAGAATTTATTTCAATTGATTCAAAAACAATGTATTGTTCAATTAAATGTAAAAGAGATTATGAGCGTAAATTAAAAGCAAGAACAATAAATTGTGAATTTTGTGGTAAAGAATTTACCACTTGTTATGATACTGTAAGATTTTGTTCAACTAGTTGTGCAGGTAAATATCAAATAATAACAAAACAAATGAATACTCAAAATGATATGATGCATTCAAGTGAATATTCTCCATTTAAAGCAAAAGGTGGAAAAAGAGCCGATTTAAATAATCAGTATTTCAGGTCTACTTGGGAAGCAAACATAGCAAGAATATTAGTAAGTAAAAATATTGAATACCAATATGAACCAACTTACTTTCATATAGATAGTATTGATAAATTTTATATTCCCGATTTTTACTTGCCAAAGTATGATTTATACATTGAAGTTAAAGGATTTTGGTTTGAGGATGGTAAAAATAAATTTGAAGGATTCAAAGAAGAATATCCTGATAAAAAGATAATGTTAATTGATAAGCCCCGTTATTATAGAATCAAAAAGAAATATAGAAAAATAATTGCAAATTGGGAAGAATAATTTATCAAAAATTAAATAAAAGATAAAAACACAAAAGATGCCGTATGTGACATCTTTTGTGCAAAATATATAAAATTCTTTATCTATAAACCCATTGCCTTGGACAATATGTTCTGAGTCTCAGGCTCGGTCCTGATTTTATAGAACTTGATTTCGGTCTACAAGAGCGTTTAAGATTTTGTTTGGATGAAGAATACGCAGACAACATTGTAGAAAGCACACCCTGATATTTTGCAGCAACATCAATAGATAATGATAAACCATTATCACTATAACTAAAAGATTCACCTGACTGTTTAATTGTTTCGGCAAGCAAAGCAAATATCAAAGCACCAGTCATCATACAAGATTGCCAATTAGTTGGAAAGTTTTCAACAGTATAACTTGTTAATGGGGGTTCTGAGTTTACATCAGCAACCCCTTGTTGAATATAAACCAATAATTGTTGGTCTGACCATCTTTCTCCTCTATCTTGTTCTACTAAATGATTTAATGTTAGCATATTATCATCAGGATAATCTTTTAACATTGTTCTTAAAATATGTATTAATTCTCTTTCTCTATCAGTGTATATATGTTCAGAATAATCATCAACAGCTTCCAAAATAAAAGCCATAAAAACACCTCCTTAAAACAAAGGTAAAATATAATTAATGACTACATATAATATTTGTTCTTTTGTTTTTGCATTATTTAAACTATTTATAATTAAACTATTTATATTATTATCCTTACAATAATTCAAATAATATTCTTTTAATTTTTCAGCATTAGAAAAATCTATTGTAGTTTCTTTAATTACTTCCTTAACTATTTCTTTAGGTTGTTCTTTAACTACTTTAGCAGGAGCTTCTTTAGTTTTTTCAAAATCTTTTTTTAAATCATTTATCATTTTAACGACTTCATCTTTTTTGATATAATCTTTTAGATTTTCTGATGAATTTTCTGATGAATTATTAGATAATTTTTTAGAATTATCATCAGAACTTTTAACTTTATCATTAGTTTTTCTATTAGTTTTCTTTGCTTCATCTTCCTTCTTAATACTATTACTTTTAGCACTACTACTTTTAGTAGTTTTAACAGGAGTAGTTTTATCTTCGTATTTTTCCATTTTGGCAACCATTTTAATCTTACCCTTATAGTGCCTTAAATCTACTCCTGTAACTTCAACAGTTTCATTAGGTCGAAGACAATGATTTTTAATTGTTATTATTTCATTAGATACATTTTTTACTATCACAGCTTCTCACCTACTCATATATTTTTTCTATATATTCATCACTTAAAAAATAAACAGCCAACACATAATAATTTATGGTAAATAATTTTGTTGGCTGTTGATTATCTTTTGATTTTAATATTTATAAAAACTTCTTTAATACGAAATTACAGTTTGCTTTTAAAATGCTCTTATTTGCCGTTATTTGCAATTCTAAGGCACTTTTCTGTATTGTACGTAAAAATATACTAATGCTATCTAAACCGTCACCAGAGTGGTGTAAAAGCACTTCCTGCCCCACTCCTGTGGCATTAGTTATATTCTCTTTATACCAAGATAAAACTCCTGTATAGATATAACCATTTAAAGTTAGTTGTAACATATAAGAACCTGTTTTAAGGTTATCCTCAGAAGTAAGTCCTAAGTCATTCCAATCTGTTGTTATATCTAATACTCTACTAAATGTAGTTGTAGAATTTTCATCTTCCGCATCATCTTCTGTATCTTTTAATTTATATCTTACACTAAATTGAGAATTAAGAGTATTAGGATTTACAACAGTACTATCTAATAATTCCCAATCATTAGATATTAAATTAACTTGTAAAGTAGCATAATCTATATTTTCACCGAGAGCTATATCTGCATAGATATACTCGTCTTGTTTTATAAATCTAATATAATTATTTATATTGTTTATGCAATGATACAAAGTTTGATGATATTTAAAAGAACTATTATAACCAATGCTATAATGTAAGTTAAAAGAAGATTTATCAGAAGTATAATTAATTAAAAAATTAGCACTACTTGTTAAATTGGCTTTTACTCTTGCAAATCTTAAATAAGTCGCATTATTAAGCATAGTTAATTTAGAAAAATTATAAGTTCTATCATCACCTTTTGAAAGTTTCATATCAGAAGCAATTATATCTTTTGTACCATCAAAATCAGCTTTATTTATTTTAACTGATTGTGCAAGTTTTTTTGCAGCACCAATTAATTCTGTACTATGCCAATCTGAAAGAGTATTATCTATAATATTAGCTGTATAAACAATATTATCAATACCATTAAAAGTCAGAGTAGCAGATTTTTCCCCTATTTTATATAACATTAAACTACCATTGCAAGGAAATGTTTCATCATTATCAACTTCTAAGTATAAAATAGATGGATAAACCATAGCCTTGAAATTGGTTATTAAATCATTTGTATCGGTCAAAGTAGTATTGGTATTTATATTTTTATAATTGTAATACATTTGAATAAAATGATTTACAGATTTATAACTACCATCATCACTTAAAAACTTATCACCTTGACCAGTTGAAGTTAATTTTTTAATATTATTTTTATCTTCTTCTGTAATTGTATGGATAATAGTTGCTGTATCATCAGTGACGTTATCAGAAACGAAATAAATATAATCTTTTTCAGGATTTTCAGGTACTTCACTAACGATTTTAATATTAGCAGATATTGTTCCATTATCATCAACAGTAAAATTTTTATCGCTTAATTTTATTACATAAGCATTTTGTTCATTTGGAAGGATGTGTTTAGATTTTTTATTATTATCTAATATTAATTGTTTGGGGAAATTAGTTATAATCACAACCCATCACCTCTTTGTGACAAAATTTTAAAAAATTTTATTTATAAAAACATATTCATAGAAAACATTTATACTATCTGATTTTTTAAAATATAAATTTCCATTATTATCATTTATACCATAATTAGAATAAACAATATCAACATCATCTTTTTCTAAATCTGATTTAAAGGAAAGAGAAATAAGTTCTTTATTCCAATTTAAATCTTTAAGAGTATAGATAGGTAAATTAGATTTAAAATTAAAAGACAATTTATCCTTAATAAGACGAATAGGCTCTTGTAATAAAAGAAGTTTTAATTCATTAGTCTTTTTATAATAAACAATATTAACAAAAGAAAATTCATCAAATTCTTTAGGAAAATCAGGCAATTTATTTTTTAATTCCAACATAGTATCAATAGAGGTTTTTTCAACCCAAGAATTTAAGACAGGATAAGCAATCTTACCGTCTTTTACAATTGGATGTGTATAGTCTAATGCAATATAAAGGCAATCTTCATTAGATAAACAATTTTCAATTTTATCATTTATAATTTTTATATTCATATAAAACTTCCTTTTCTTAATTTAATATTAATAATAAATGTAAATCTTTAGCTGGTTGTGTTTTACAAGAGAAAACAATATAATGGTCTTCTGTATTTACCGTACTTACAGTAATAATTGAATTAAGCAGACTTTCTATTTCAGATTGGTCAGTTGCAGTACAAAACAATTGACCATTATCTGAGGTAATATTTTCGTTAATATAGGTGAAAGTATTAGATAACCAACAGCAGTTGGGAATAAAAATACTAATGTACTTATTTATATAATTTGTAAAAGGTGTATTATTAAAAACAATTTGTTCAACCTTAATATCTTTTATTTGTTCACTTCTAATTTGCATTAAATCAGTCATAATATCACCTTCCATTTTTCAAAAAGGGATAAAAATTAATTTATCCCTTTAAAAATAAACTCTTAGAAACCTGATGCTGAACCACAATCAAAGACTAACATATCTTCATAAGTAGCATAGTCTGTATCTTCTGTAACTTCTGCCTGAGTAAGATAATTAACATTTATATTACCCTTAAATTCATTAGCTGTTAAAACACCATTAAGGTCAGCAGTAATATTCTTAACATAATTTACTGTATGTGCTTTTTTATCAGTATTTGTTGTAGCAAGAAGATAAGCGGTAAGGTTTGTTGTATTATCAGAACTTGTATCTTCTGTTGCTGTTAATTCTTCAGCAATTACTTTTTCATCAGTTGATGAAATCTTTATACCAAAACTTGATTTTCCTGACACTGTAAGACTCTTGGCTTCAAGTGTCACGTTATCTCCCTCTAATACAGGAACAAAACTTTTAAAAATTGGCATATCATTGCCCATTAAAGCATTAGTATGAGTTTCAAGCAATCTAAAACTTAAAATATTGTTATTTGCGACTCCATTAGCTTCTTTAAGAAGTTCTGGTATATCGGTATTACTAATCGGCAAAACATCTAAATCATATGTAATGTTTTTATCAGCATAAATTTTAGTTTCTTCACCATTAATACTGATTGTTGCTATTGCTTCTGTATCTAATCCTGATTCTTTAACAGGAGTTACACTAACTTCAGTAGATTTTATTTCAATAGTCTTTGCAGAACTACCATCATAATAATTAGAAGTACCATCTACTTTAATAGTTAAACCATTTTTAATTCTATTGGCTACATCAGCTGTTGCAGAATTACCTGCATAATAAACTTCAAAAGCATCAAGAGTACCTAACTTTTCTGTATCTTTTACAAAATACATAGCAGGTTGTTCATAAGTGTAATGAGGTAAATCTGTATCTGTATCTTCATTATATTCTCTATAATCATCGCCATCTAATACATATTCGCCCTCAGTAGATGCAACATATCCACCTGATACTTTAACAGTGTCACCTGTTTGGATATCATCTGAATCAAGACTTAACATTTCTTCTACTGTACCAACAACAACACATCTTTCTAATGCTGCTTGTGGAAGATTTTCAATAGGAATTATACCTTGAATTAAAAGTCCATCAAAATCAATTGATGCAAAATTAAAATAAATGTCCTTTGAAAAATCTGTTTCTATTGGTTCAAAAGTAATACCTTGTTTATCACTATCTCCCTTATTCAAAGGTTCAATATTTATTTTTTTACTTAACTTCGTAGCACTCTCAATTGTACCCTTAACATATTTAACAGATGTTTCAGATTCTTCACCTGTATCTTCTTCTGTACTTTCTTCTGTATTAGTATCAACGGGGCTAATCGCATCAATATGTAAAGTTGTGCTTCCATTATCAACATCAATATAAGCAGAAGTGTTTATAACTTGACTTGCAGATATACTTGCATCTTCTTCTGTTTCATCAGTAGAAGTAGTTATACCTGTAATCCAGAATTTATTTTCATTATCAACAGTTATTTCTTGACCCTCTTTTAATTTTTCCAAATCAGTATTAACTACATCAACAATAAGTTCTTTTAATGTGCTTTCATCATCTGCCCCACTTGTATAATTAAGCAAATCTGTACTTGTTAATGTTTTAGCAGCAGAAATATGACCTGTTTCATCATAATCAATCGCACTTAAAGTTAAATAGCCTCTACCAAAAGTATAGCCACTATTAGTTTGATAAGCATACTCACCAATACTATCATTAATATCTATTTCATTAACGTATGTGTTATGTTCAACAGTTATATAAGTGCAGCTATAACCTGAATCTATACTAACTGTTGTAACATTATCGCTTGAAAGATTACCATATACATATAAGTCAGAAGTAAAATTTTCAGCAAGTTTAAGTTTGATTTCATCATAAAGAGTATTTTCACTATATCCATTGCCATTATAATTCATCAAATCTGCTGCCGTAAGTATCTCTACATCTTCAATATGTCCGTTCCCATCAACAATAAAAGTACTTAAATATCCTAAATTCTCGCTATCACTTCCTGAAAAAAGAATATCACTATTAAGAAGATTTTCTTTTCCTACGTGACTAATAACTAATTTTCCATCTTCATCTTCATTTATTTCAAGGTCTTCGCCTGTACTAATAGCCCCTGTAATTTGTTCAGAAAGAGATTTTTCATCTCCAACTTTATAATCAGCTAATTCGGTTGCTGTAAGTTGTGTAGCAGAAACAATGTGACCATATGCATCTGTCTTAACTGTTGCTAACACTTCGTCTTTTGTAATATCCTCGCCTTTTACAGCAGATTCTTTATGACCAATAACAATATTGTTACTATCATCACTACTAAATTCAATTACATCAGCAGGCTTTATTGTTGCAAGTGTAGTACCACTTTTAGCATTAAGTTCTATGTTAGACCCATTAACTTTAGCACCACTTACATAACTTTCAGAAATAACATTACCTAATCCATCTTTTTCTGCTTTTTGTGCATTTTCAATAGTACCCTCGATAGTCGTACTACCTGAAAGAGCTGGTAAATATTGCCAAGAAGCAGCTGTATCTGCGTTTTCTTCAACATAACTATTTAATTTATAGTAACCTTTTTTATATGTAGTAGCACTCTCACCACTGCCAATAGTTTCATCTTCTTCAACATATACAAGCATACCTGCATAAGAATCATATACAGAATAGTTCTTTGCAAGCAATTCTGAGAATTTACCAATGCTTAATCTACTATCAATAGGTTTTGCAGCACCTAAATTAAAATTATCTTTTATAACAATTGCCATATATTCTCACCACCTTTAAAACTCTAAAAATCAAGTATAAGAATACTTATATAAGAAATCAACAGAATCTTTGATAACATTACTAAATACATAAACATAATAAGGTGTTTCTGCACCATCCTTACCTGTTAAAGATAATGTTAAACAATCAAAAGAATCAGTATTATCAAAATTATTACCATCATAAATATGACCAAGTTTCTTTGTAGAAGCAAAGCAATACCTACCAAGAGTAAATGATGCTGTCTTTGATATTGTACCTGTTGTATCTTGAATTAATTTACTTAAATGTTCATTTTCAATTTCAGTTTCAATTATAGCAACTTTATCCGCATCTGTTGTTGCACTCATAATATCATTAGTAGCAGAACAATCAAGATAACCAACATAAATAGGTCTATAATACGTAATTTTTATAGAAGAAGTTGTTGATTGACCACCATCACCATTTTCTACTGCATCTTTTAATGTTATCGTAGCTGATGTAGTTGCGTTTAATGGTGTTGAAGGTTTATAAGTATATGTATAAGCCTTACTACTTTCAGGAGAAGTTACAGTACTACCGTCCCCACCGTCATTAGGAGTAAAAACTAAACTTGCTAAAGAATTTGATTTTTTTACAGGTGTAGTTTTATAATCAATCTGTGTAATCGTTACACCATATTCTTGACTTTTATTTGTTGTTGTTGTACTTCCATCACTAAATGTAATAGTAATACCTGAATTTGTAAGTGTTGGTTTTGTATATGGATATAACAATTTATTTAATATTTCTTGAATAGTCATATTATCAAATGATGTACCTGCTTTTAAACCACCAACAGCAGCTGGCATTTCATCTTCATTGGTATAAGTTACATTAGCATTAATAAGCTCTGTAATTTCATCAGGAGTATAATTAGCATACGGTAAATCTTTAAATACGTGTTCTCCATCACCAAACTTAATTTTATTATAAGTTGTAGTAACAGCATCGTCACCTTCGCCTGTCGTTTTTGTTACAACTTCTACTGCTGCTTCACCAGCCAATAAAACTAAAGTAGAATCTGCCCAATTTGCAGACGTATCATACTTTAATTTAAGTCTTGTTTTAAGAGTTTTTGACATATTTTCAACCTCCTTTCTTTACTTAGAATCTCCACTGTCAAATATTAGTTCTTCTTCTCCCTGTTGGAAGTAATCTGTTGTAATGTTACCTTTTAAAGTTTTTGTACTGACAACCTCTTTTGTGATTTGTGTATCTTCTTCTGTTTCTCCAACTTTTATCTCACCGTTAATGTAAGCATTTTTGTTGATATTTAAATCGTGAAACTCTGCCAAAACACTATCACCTCTACTTCAATTGTCCTAATCATAAAATAAAAAATATGAACATTTTAATAATTGACACAAAAAAGAGAGGGTTATTATTCCCTCTCACTAAATAAATTGTTTATTTTATTGTAATTTTCTATATCACCAATATCATATCTATTACCATTCATTTTAAAGCCATTAAGTGTTGAATTTTCACAAAACCATTTAGCTAAACTACCAGGTGCATCTGTATTGATATTGTTTATATATTTTATTTTTTCTACATCATTTTTAGTATAATAATAAAAAGGCGGTACTGCTAAATTAGTTTTTGGATTGATAGGTTTTTCTTCAAAAGAAATAACTAAATCATTATCTTTTTCTATTATAGCCGTTTTTCTTTGTTTGTTTATATCATTTTCATCATAATACATTATACAACTTGTTTTTTTATTATGTATAAAATTAAAAAACTCATTTAATGAAAAATCTAATAAATTATCCCCTGCTGCAATAAAAACATCATCATTTATATTTTCGATAGCTAATTTAATATCATTTACAGCACCTAATCTATTTTCATTATCTGTACTACCATCATCAATAACCTTACAATCATAATCTTTAAAATAATTGATAAATTTATGATTAGTAACAATAATAAATTCATCAACAAAAGGTTTTATATCTTCTATTAAATAATTTATTATTGGTATACCGTTTATTTTTAAAAGTGGTTTAGGATAATTTAATGTTAATGGGTGCATTCTTGTTGCATATCCTGCTGCTAAAATAATACAAGTCATAATTTCCTCCTTAAAAATAAAAGGCTTATTATTTTAATAAGCCCCTACTTTGTTTAATTAATATTCATATGATTCATATAAGTTTTCTAATCTTGATAAAATTTCTTTTCTATTTACTCTTGGTGTATTTTTTACATAATCTATAATCTCTTTACATTCATTTGAACAAGAAACTAATATACTATTATATTCATCAGTAGCTTCAATTACTGCTTCTTCTATATTTGTGCTTTGTGAATTATTATTTACTAAGTCTTTTAATTCCTCGGTTAAATAATAATTCTTTACCGTATATCTTAAAAAATCTATAAGGTCTTGCATATTATCTAAATATATGTCTTCACCATTTACTACTATTGGTTCTATCATAACTCCCAATCTTTTCATAATAAAAACTCCTTTTTATTTAACTAATAAATAATTTATTAGAATTTAATACCATCAGATGTATCACAAAAATGTATTGAGAAGTTTTCTTTTAAATTAGGGAATTTATCTAAATATCTCTTAGTTACATATTCTTCTATTTCTTCTGTATGTTTTGGATTTACAATAGCCATACAACAACCCTTAAACCCAGCACCACTAAATCTACCACCATATATATTAGGTGTATCTACCATTATTTCATATAATGTTTTTAATTCATCAGAACCACATTCATAATTATATATTGAGCTATTTCCAGATTCAAATATTTTTTGTCCGAATGTATTTAAATCACCATTCTCCCAAGCAAATACACCATCTTTAATTCTTTGCATTTCTGAATAAAAATGTTCAGCTCTCTTTGCAAAATCCTTAGGCAACTTATCTTTATATTCTTCATATACTTCATAAGGTACATCTCTTAAATATGTATCTTTTATTTTACCATAATCTAAATTACCAAAAGCCTTTAATGTATAAGCAGCACTTCTACATTCATCAACTCTTGTATTGTATTTAGAATTAACTAATTGTCTTGATACTCCTGAAAAAAGAATAGCTATTTTAAATTGAGGAGCTAATTCATTTTTAATAATATTCTTATATCCATTATTAGCAGTATCTAAATATAATAAATGGTCTTTTTCACATAACACTTCACAGCTTTGGTCTAATTTACCTACATTAAGTCCTATATAATCTCTTTCAGCCGAATAAGCAAGATTTATTAACTTATCTTTTTCTAATGTAATATCATTTACTTTACAAAAAGCAGTTATGTATAATAAAATAACAGCAGCAGAAGAAGAAAGTCCACCAATAGGTAAATTACCATTAAGAACAGCATTAAAGCCATATTTTAATGTATATCCATTATCTAATAAGACTTTCATAGAAGCCCTTGCATAATCTCCCCAATTATTATGTATAAAGAAATCATTACATATAGCGAATTTAATACTATTATTAAAATAATTAACGCTATATATTTCAACAATAGGTTCATACTGTTTAGAATAAACTAAATCAACACCTACATCTAAAGCAAAACCTGATACAATACCGTGTTGATGGTCTATATGAGAACCTAATGGGCAAACTCTATAAGGGCAATGTAGTGTACCATTTATTCTATCATTAGGGAAATTTATTTCAAAAATATTTTTTAATTCTTCTATATTCATAAAAACAATCCTTTCTTATTTTGATATAAGAATAATATAATTATTTTAATAAATAAATATCATCATTTTTAATTTCATATTCCATTTTATGCCAACATTGGAATATTTTACATTTATAATCAAAGAAAACAGTATCTTGAAAATCATTAAATGCTTTTCTGATGTAGTACTGTTCACTGTCAATAGGTCTTGAATCTTGTTTTATATAAGCTAAAGCGTGTTTATAAAACTTAATTAGTTCTTTTCTTTCTCCTATACAACAACCTGCATTTATATGACAATACTCTCCATATTGTTCTCTATTAGTAACGTGTTCAATTACAACGTGAGGGTACATAAATAAAGTAGGATTATAAATAATTTTTTTATCATAAGACTTTAATCTATCTATAATATCTGTTAAATCACTTAATATAGAAACATCATTACCATCCATTATAAGGCAATATTTCTTATCTGTTTGTTTTAAAGCAGATAATATATGATTTACTTTACCTTGTCTTTCCCAACGCATAAAACGGTTATATAATGGATTTATGTAGGTATAATTATTTTTCCTTAACTGATAATCTAATGGAGAATCAGCAACACAATTTTGTGTAATAGGAGAAATTATTTCTATATCATCAGGAAGTTTAAAAGTAATTTCCTTAAATTTATTTATTAAATTTATATTCTCATTTCTTGAATTACCAGGGAAATGAGCTATTAAAATATCATTACCATTATGTGCGTAAACTTTCATTATTGTTCCTTTCTTATAGTCTATAATTAGTAAATTTAAAAACATTATCATCTATTATTAAAAAATTTAAATAAAACATTTGAAAAATACGGCAGTCGTAATCAAAGAAAACAGTATCTTGAAAATCATTAAATGCTTTTCTTGTATAATATTGGTCACAATCAACAGGAGTTTTATCTTGCAATATAAGAGAATAAATATAATTATAAAATTCTTTAACCTTATCTATTTTACCAAAACAACAACCTGAATTTAACCAACAATAAATGCCATATTTATCTCTATCTTTTACATTATCTAAATCTACTTTAGGATAACGAAACCTTGTTGCATTAAAAATTATATCTTTATTATATGTATTGAAAACATCGACAATGTTATTTAAATCATTTACTATTGCCGTATCATTACCATCAAGAATAAGTGTATATTCTTTATCTGCTTCATTTAATGCTTCTAATATATATTTTACCTTATCACAAAATTTCCATACAACATCTTTATCTTTTAAAGGATTTAAATAAGAAATATTATTTTTATTTAATTGATAGTTCAATGGAGAATCTTCTAATATATTTTTTGTAATAATAGAAACAATATTTATATTATCAGGCATTGTAAAAGTAATTTCTTTAAATTCATCAAGATATTTACGATTTATTCTTTTAGAATTACCTGCAAAATGAGTAATTAATACTTTATGTTTAGAGTGAGAATATATTTCCATTTTTCATCAACCTCACTGTTTTCATATTTTGTTCAATTTTATCTATATATTCTTGTGGTAATTTAGTTTCATATTTTATTCTTCTTACTTCCTCTACATTTGTTAATGTAGCCGTATAATTATTTAATTGCTCTAAATAGAAATAATGATAGTTTCTATTTTCAATTAATTTATTATGTATATCTATAAATTCTTCTTCTGTAAGAAATTCATTTTCATAACTATTATTATCTTTTCTATGTATAAAACAATTTCCATATAATCTATTTTCCAAATATTGATTTTGTTCATCAGGAGAAAAAGAATAATGTTTACCATTGTAATAAATACCATCTTCAATATACATTTGACAATATTCTTCATTTTTATTTTGTCTTGCTATAATAGCAGATTTTAAATTGGGTGGCTTTTTTATTACATCTTCTATATGAACGACAACAAAAGTTATCTTAGTAAGTAGTTTTTTATAGAAAGGAAATTTATAATACTTTCTTACTCTCTTTCTATATTCTCTTAATCTATGGTCAATAGAATTTACATCAATAACATATTCAGTATTAGCGTTTATAATCTTTTGATATGCTTCGTCAGAAATAGTAACCCAATCTTCTTCAATGTTAATAATTGGTTTCTTAGAAAAACCTAATACTGTACCAACTACATTATCATACTGTACATATCTTAGTTTATAGTCATACAAGATAGATTACCCCTTTCCAATAGCAAAATACTGTACTTTACTTGCTATTTCATTTAACTTAACATCTTTATTCTGTACAGTTACCATAAAACCATTATTTGATACATTATAAATATAAATAGCATTTTGGTTATTTAAATAATGCGAACAAATAACATCACCTTTTGATATAGGTGATATAAAAACAAATGGTTTTTTAGTAAATCTATTAGGGAACAAAACATTCAATCGTCTACTCGAATAAACATCTATTGTTCCATAACATATTTGAAAATTAAAAATATTTATATATTTAACCATACTTTATTTCCTTTTCAATCTATT